ATGAAAATGCGCAAGTCCGAGCATTTCGTGCGCTCTTCTTCTACCATCGTCGGACAGACATTCAATGTCAAGATGACGGATAAATTATTTGAAACATTATTCTCAAGTCTCTACAAATATAAAGAGGCGGCGTCTTTACGTGAGACGTTGTGTAATGGTATAGACTCGCATAATATGCGTGATCGCCAACAACGCTGGATGACATCGTATTATGCTCCTCTCACCCCTATGCCTCAACGATACAGCAAACATCTTGCCCCCAAGGGAACTCCTGTTGTTGTACATTTACCGGATGTTATGGAACCCTGGCTGGAAATTAAAGATTATGGGGTTGGTCTTCCATTAGAAATGATCATCGGCGAGCCTATTACAGCGCGTGAAGATGAAGTGCTGGTTGAAGGTAATATCGTCGTGAAGGAAGACGAAATCCCTGATAGCACTGCTGTTATTGGTACACCTGGTTATTATAATGGGGTACTGGTATTCCGCGCTGAGGATGGCGAGATCATTCGTGGTCCTGGTTTGTATACAACACTCTTCCATAGTACAAAAGAGGACGACGACGGGCAAATAGGGGCGTTTGGGCTAGGTTCTAAATCCCCATTTGCGGTATCTGATTCATTTACAGTAGAAAGTCGCTATGAAGGGAAACTGTATCGCTTCCTGATGTATCTGAATGCGGACAGAATCCCAACTGTAGATCTCATTACCAAGGATTTAGATACCCGTGATCCTAAACCGGAAGACACTGATGAGTTCAACGGCCTGACTGTTAAAGTTCCTGTAAAGAATCAGCGTTTTACCGCCTTTGAACAAGAGTTGGTCCGTTTGGGTCGAGTGATGCGACCTTCAATGCGACCGAAGGTTGAAAACGCCAGTTATTCTTTCCGTTGGTCTGACATCAACTTCGAAAACCGTGTAGGCAACACGTATATTCAGCCGAAGTCTGATTCTGATAATACCCACTATGCTGTTATGGGCGGGGTTTCTTATCCGATAGATCTTGAGCAATTGGATTCTGAAATACGTTCGGTGCTGGAGAAATTCCCGAGTTCCTATACCTTCTTCGAACTTGGAGAATTGAATGTTCCTCCATCACGTGAAGACTTGTCATATGACGAGTTCACCCGTGAAAGCCTGAACCGAGTGTTCAAATATGTGGCTGACAATATTATGCAGGCGAAGATGTATGAACTTCGCCAGGCCGAATCTATGGGTCCTCTTATGCTTTATATGAAGAAGGCTCAATTGACCGATATGTTCGGTAGCGGTTTCCGTAAATTGGTCGAACGGGAATTTCCTGCAGATAACCGTTTCTACAAAGGCACGTTCCGTTATATCGGAGCGCCGGACGTCGTGCGCGATTACTCTTTGGATGCACCTTTCCGGTCTATTGGTAGTCCTTACGAAATTGAAGTACACGACAACGGTGTAGTACACGACAGCATTTATGTGAACTCTGTCGGAAATTGGTTGAAATCTAAATCAAAAATTGCTGTTATTATTGATAACTCGAATCGTGCTCGAAACCTGAAGATACAAACAGCACGCAATAACTTCAATGTCGTTATCGTCGTCAAACCGAATGAAAATTATTTCAGTAATCGGAATCAGCTGGCGGCACATAAAGAATCATTTACCAACCATGAGGAATTGAAGTCTTATTTTGAATCATGGATCGGTGTACAAGAAACAACGCCGGACTACCTGGTCTTTGCCGATAAACTGATCGAGGTTTTTGGCGATTTATTCAATCCGGATGAAGTCTATTTCATGCATGAAATGGAATATGTTCGCCCGACCGTTGAAAAAGATCCTGGGATGTTTAGTTTCCATTACAATTCATTTAACTTCGACAGCGTTTATGAATTAGATGGAAAAACCGTTTCAGATATTATTGATTCGGGCAAAAAGATCGTATATATCGAAGTATCTGGCCGAGAAGGTATCCATAAAATTCATGGTATTACCTTACGACAATCCACGGCTGGACATTTGCGTGAAGCGATGGAAAGAACGAAGTTCGGCGAGAATGGAAACGAAAACCTGTTTGATTTGCTGGGAGCACATCCAACAATCGTTCTTGCGCGTCGTAAATCTGTTCCGATGATGAAGAAATTCCCAGAAGTATTCATCCCCATTGACGCAGTGTTTGATATGTTGCTTGAGCATTATAAAGATGAATTTCAAGCACTTGAATCCAAGAAACTTCTGACACTTCGCAAGGGCATAAACATCATGTCTCATCGCATCGATTATGGTGCCAAGCTGTTGATTGATTCCCATGGAAAAGTTACGGATGGCTATGCCCATCATCAGCACAGGGCAAAAGCAATCATCAGTTATGCGAAACAACAAATCACTGAAGAAGAATGGAAGATTGTTCGTATGCTGGCCAAACGAAATCCGTCTGGATCGGGGTACGGTTATTTCCGCAAGGCTGTTGAGGAATTACATTATCATATAGAAATGCCTTTCTCAACTACGAGATTTTTCCGCGCCTGTAACCAGTTAACTCAAGTTGTTGATTTATTGAATGAAAAATTAACTGCTGAAGGATTTGATGAGATAAAGGTCACTAGCACTATATCTCAAAAGCAAAAGGCCAAAAACCGATACCGAGTTGAATGTCATCGTTTGGTGAAATTCATGATGTCAACATATCAGCCTTCGGCACACAACGCGATTGAAGATGCCACTAGATTTGTGAAGGCTATTTCAAAACGTATTCTCGGGGCATAATAGCCCCATTACCCCACAGTGAGAACTACAAGATGAATGCTATAGAAAAACGTATTCTCAAGCTGTTGAATGAGAACAGAAGTCAAAGTTCAATAGCCAGTGAATTGGGCGTACCGCGCTCAATGATACAACGCGTGTCGGATAAAGAACTGGGAGTGGATCCAGCTTCGATTAAGTCTCTGACCACTGAACAGATTCAAGAAATACAAACCAAGAGCAGCAAAGGTGAAAGCAATTCTTCTCTGGCATCAGTTTATGGCGTCAGTGCCAAAACAATTGCCCGCGCCCTGATGGTTCGTATCATCAAAGAATCTAATAACGTGGTCGTGATTTCGCCAATTAAAGAATTGACTGAAGAAGGGAAAATCCCCGACACCTATGAAGTTCTGGAAGGTTCGGTGTCTGTCGATTCTGAAGGCGAAGAATGGTATGTTGGCCGTTTCCTGGAAAACCAAACAGTGTTTATCTGTATGCGTTACGATAGCTCTGCTGCTATTCAGGCCAAACTTTTCAGAAGCGAAGAACTGAAACCGTTAGAAACTCGGTCAAGCCGCTTCAATGAAGAAAATATTTCGCCGTTGGCCGAATTGGCGACAGCACTGGTTGATGGCGTTACCAAAGTCAATGATGGCGTGGTAATCAGTGTACAACATGACGGCGAAACATACCCGATGCGCGGTTCCCTTGATGCCCGTCGGCGCGTGGGTTACTTTGATGTAATTTTAGGCCGTACACTTCGTCTGGCATTGTCATCCGTATTATTCGTGGTCAAGACTGTTGCAGTTGTTGGAGAAACAGGCGACAAGCAAACTCAGAATTCATTTAATGAAAAAGATCTGTCTGTGTTCCTGAACGAACACCAGATCATGATTTTGCCGGAAAGTATCGTGATCGTGGTTGATGGTAAACCGGAAACGATCACAACGAGCCACCAGGCGTATGACCGTATTGTTGAAGCGATTAAAAATCGTGACGTCAAAACAGCGTACACTCTGATGAAACCGCGTGAAGCCATCAAACAATTCACCACAGGCATGGTTGACCTTTCAGACAATCGTGTTCGCTGGGGTGGCTATGATATCACCGGAACTTCCGTTGCCAAACGCATTTTGGCTTTGGCATTAAAAGGCGATTATCCGAACTTGGAACGCTTGGGTCGTTTCCTGGACAAAATGTTCCAAAACCCGAGCGCCGCGCTGGTTCAGTCCGGTCGAATCTATGAATTCATGGCATATTCGGATATCGAAATTCATGAAGACGGTGATATCATCCTGTATAAATCCGTTCGCGGTAACTACATGGACAAGCGCACAGGAAAAGTTAGTAATGCTCCTGGCACCATTGTTCGGATGGCTCGCTCATTCGTGAACGATAACAACAAAGATCTGTGCTCTTACGGTCTTCACGTTTGTTCTCTGGCTTATCTGAAACAATGTTTTGGTAGCCTGGGACAACGCGTTGTCCGTTGCAAACTGAACCCGAAAGATATCGTGTCTATCACTGATGATTATGGCTCCAGTAAAATCCGCTGCTGTGAATATCTGGTATTAGACGATTACACCACGGAATACAACCGCCAACATAAATCCATTGATGTTGAAGGTCTATACAAGTAACCGCGAACTGACATAAAAGAGGGGGCTTCGGCCTCCTTTTCTTTGAGGTCGATATGGAAACCAGAGATGTTTACTTCGTGTATGAGCAACAGGCATTTGGATCACTGCGCCGAAAAACAAAGTTCCTTGTTGATTCATTCCAATTTGATGGAGAACTCAAGGAATACTCGTTCAGGAATTTTCCTCCGAGAGAAGTCATAGGCGACCAGTTCGTGAAATTATTTTGTCGTTGTGGCGGCTGTGACTTTAACGACGACGGATATTCCATGCATGTTTATTGCTGCAATTGTTGTGGTAAATATATTACAGTCTATAGGAGAACTGATCATGGCGAAGACACAAAAGAAAATTGAAAACACCCAAACCATTCAAGAAATCACTGCACAGGAAGAAAATAAACTTCCCAGTTATCTGCAACGCGTGGTGGATAACGTGCCTCAGGGCGGCGACGGCGGTATTGTCTACGCTGGTGACTACGGTTGGGTGTGTGAATATAAAGACGGCTCTAAGGAGCTTCTAGAGGAACTCACCGGACTTGCCGGAACTTTGCGCCGTTATGGGTTAGATAAATTCGGTAAGCCGATGAAACCAGGTACTGTGGTATCAACCGATATTACAGTTGAAGTTCTTCTTTTGCTCGATATCAATGATCTTAAAACACTTGCGGAACCCCTGGGTATCGACGCGACTGACCGTAATGAAATAATCTCGCAATTGGCTGAAAAACTGCAGATTAAATAATCCCAGTGTATAACTGCTGATTATAATTCAATATGGCTATCGTTGACGAAAGCAATTTGATGGAGTACGCTCTAAGACATTATATCACCCCTGGTGTCTCAAGAGATGATTTGATGGTAGACATTCAGCGAATTTCGCTAATTAATCAATCATTGAAAAGATTTGTGCCAGGGAAAAGTCCTCGAGTACTTATCAATCAATTGATTATTCTTTTCAATACCTTTGAAACCGAAGCCGTGTGCCGAATGTTGGTGTTGAAAACGGATAAGAACCAACATCCTCGTCTTAAAGCAGCGCTGTTGACGTTAGGAGTTTGGCGAGATGATTTATGTTCCGGTTCATACGAACCAGATAATGAGCTGATGATGGCTCTGAACAACGATTTGGATGAGTGGAGGAAACCATGCCAACAATCACAGTATTAGTCGCACCGGAAGTTGTCCGCAACAAACCCGAAACCGAACGCAATCATGTCGTGACGGGTGTTGCAAAGGGTTGGCAAAAGACCAGCCTCAACCAAGATCCTGATGAGATCCTGACCGAATGTAAAGGTCTTGACGCTCTGCTCACCAAGAGCAATTTACAAGCGGACGGTGTCACCAAAGTGGATCCCACCAAGCCTATCGGCTTTCAAGTATCTTATGAAATCCACGATCCGAATGCTATTTTAACCACCGGACTTGTGATTACTCCAGCTACAGCCAGCGGAGAGATCGGACAATTTGTTGAATTGCTAGCGACGGTATCCCCTGCCAATGCCACATATCAAGGCATTAATTGGTATTCTGGTGATATTACGAAAGCTGTACATGTCGGTGGTGGTAAATTCAAATTGCTGGCTTCAGGAACTGTAACGGTTTATGGTGTCACGGTTGAAGGGAATCACACAGATTCTACGGTTATTACAGTTGCAGGCGCTCTATCGCTGTCGACTGATTTACCTGCCACCAAAGACGTGACTTCTGGACAAGACGGAACCTTTAGTGTTGTTGCTGCGGGCGGTACAACTCCATACACTTATGTGTGGCATTTCTCTGATACTCCTGGGGGTGCGGGGTCAGTTATCGATGCTGGCACTAATGCCACCGCCGCCACTGCTAACCTGGTTATCACAGCAGTTGAAGCCGCAAATGAAGGCGAATATTGGTGTGTTGTTTCTGATGCAGATGGCCATTCTGTCACGTCTACTCGTTGTGAAATGGCTGTGGTGTAATTTATGAAGAGCTTCCAGGATTTCCTTGAAGACTCTTCTGCTCCGGCAACCACGACCGCCGATGTGGGGAAACCCGAAGGCGGTATGGTTAAGGAGCCTGTCAAAAAACCAAAAGATCTTGAAGAAGAGTCTGATTTTAAAAAGATCTTTGGCAACATTTTCAAAGATTTGGATTTATCCAAGGCGCGAAAATGGAATTTCAGGACAGGCCAATACGACGATTAAAGAGGCTTCGGCCTCTTTTTCATTTCCAGCATTGGGTGTATAATGGACCCGTTCCCCATGAGCGGAACCTAACTGAGGATATACCAAATGCAATCTATGATCAAACGTAAAATAGAAATCTCCATGAATGCCCATGTCGATATGATCCAGCAGCTTGTGGCAGATGCGTATGAGATACAAAAGGAACGTCAAATTAGGGGAGTGATAGACCCTATTTGCTCCGGCAACATGCTCTACTACAGAATGCTCCGCCAGACCGGACATACAGCCGCTCTGAAGAAACTACTTTCTAAAAAGTTTCAGGTCGAAAACGACGCATATGTGTTTGGCGTCTTCCATACTTCTCGTGAACGTGATGCATTCTTCTATCCTTCCCGCAACCCTCAGACGGGCGAAGAATTACTTATCCCTGATGTCGACAAGAAAGAGAGCACGACGACAATCACCCATTTCATGGGGACCAGGATCGATAAGGCTAACATAATCGTGTTCTCTGACACTCTACATGATGTAAAACGTTTAGCCGCTGCCCGTGAAATGTTGCAGGATGCTCGGACCAGTCTCACAAATTTGACTTTAGTAGTGTTTCTGGGCTAGATATCTGTGTGGGGAGAGAACTCCCCATTTGAATCGGAGGTGATTTATGCTACGTTGCAAAAGAGGTTCCAACTCCTTTAAGTTGGGCATGCTGACTGGAGTAACGTTCATGATTGCTTTAGACAGCCTTGTGGGACTGCTTTCCCTTCCTGATTTTAGGATGGAACGATTCATATTGTTAGTTCTATTTGGCGGCGTCTCGGTTATTAGTGCTTTGAAAGCGTACAAAAAGATCTGATTTAACTCACACACAGCAATTTTGATTTGAGACCCTATATCATGCTCCCATTACTCAATGTTCCAAAAGAACGTATGACGCCGGATAGTGAAGGCAAGACCCATTACAACATATACAGTCGAAGCCGCACAGAACTAGGCAGATTCCTTTCCCATTTTGCATACCATCCCATGGATACTGTTGATGGTAATTTCAATTCGTTAGAAGGCTACTGGTATTGGCTAAAATATCGCCACGACGACTTGCGTAGTCTTTACGGGAACGACGCCAAGCAATTTGGACAAACCCTGGCCAAGTCACGCATCGTTGTATTGTCCCCTGATGATCCCAAATTTAAACGAGACATTATCGCAGCGACGAGTCAAAAATTGCTGACAATGCCATCCAAGTTGAGATTCCAATTGGCCCACAGCCGTCTTCCCCTTATTCATGCATATGAGCATCAGGGGAAATACAGTTTTCAAAACTCTATGGATTTTATCATACAGCATATTAACCGCTTCCGTCTAGAAGGATATTTGAAATGAATTTTCTAAAAACTATCTTCAACACATCATATGAACTCAGCCAGCGCGATCCTAATCGTTCTCCTGTGTTTGTATATTGCAAACTCGTGGAAGAGTCTTGTGAACTATCAGATGTGCTTTATGGAATCGCTGCATCCGAACCCCTGAACGGTGAAGTGGCGGACGTTATCATCTCGGCTCTGGATCTATTATATGTTGTGGATTATCAACAAGTTCAACAACATGGGTCTATGTCCAAAGAAGAAATCTTTGACTCCATGGTGTTTGCTTTGGCTATGGCCAATCACACAACTGATCTCAGTCAACATACGTTGGAGGATTATTGGTTCTACAGTGGTGTTGAAACTATAGACAAATATCTTGCGATGGTTAATCATTACAAAGGCCGCATCACTCGTTTACTGAACCAACCTCAACGTTCAGAAGATAATATGGTAGACCTGGTTTCAAATCTGATACGCAATACTGCCAAATTGGCGTGTGGGTATAATCAAAACCATATCAACACGATCGTTAAAGTAGAACATGCTATAGAACACAAAGTTGAAAAGTGGCGCACTAAATTTGGTCTATAAGCCAACCCCATACATAATCTTGTGTGTTTACCATTGACGGGATAGGCCGATGTCCAACAAAATTGATATTGAACGCAAATACAAAAAGCTCACTCACATAGAGCATATCCTACTTCGCCCAGAGCGTCATCTGGGCAGTATCCGTTCGTCTGTGGGGACGGTGTGGGTGTATGACCCAACCAAAGACAAAGTCATCTTCCGTGACAACTTTGAGTACTCCCCTGCGCTGATCAAACAGTTTGATGAAATCATCACCAACTGTGTTGACCACAGCAAGACCTCTGAGGGTAAAGGCTTGACGGAAATCACCGTCACGGTCTCCCCTATGAACGGTCAAATCATCGTTTCTGACAACGGGGGTATCCCTGTGGTCAAGCATGGCGTCACCAATGAGTGGCTCCCTGAGATGTTGTTTGGCTCGCTCTATGCGGGCAGCAACTTCAACGATGAGGACGAGGAGTACAACAACCAGAAGTCCGGCGGCCAGAACGGTGAAGGGGCTTCGCTCGTCAACGTGTTCTCAAAGTGGTTCCGCGTTGCTACCAGTGACGGCAAGAAGTCTTATACTCAGCTGTTTGAAGACAACATGAGCAAGAAGTCCAATCCGGTCATCGGCAATACACCGAAAGAGTTCGGCACCACTATTGCCTGGATCCCTGATTATGCGCGCCTGGGTGTTAAGGGGCTTGACCAGAACAACCTGCTCATGATTTACCGTCGTGCATTCGAAGTGGCAGCATGCAACCCGCGCCTGAAGGTTGTTCTCAACGGCAAGCAAATCCGCATTGATCGATTTGGTCATTTCGTTGATTACTTCTACGCTGGCTCGGCTGTTGATGAAACGGATGATTGGTCTGTTGCTATCACTCCCTCATCTGGTGCGTTCATGCATGCATCATACGTGAACTCAATCGCCACGCACATCGGTGGACCTCACGTTGATTATGTTGCTGACCAGATCGTGGCGGCTATACGCCCTCAGCTGGTTAAGAAGTTCAAGACCGAACTGAAGCCAGCGATGATCAAGAACCACATGTCATTGTTCATCGCCGCCGACATCAACAACCCTCGCTTTGACAGCCAGACCAAGGAGCGCATGACGACTCCTGTGAGCCAGTTTGGTACGTCCTACAAGCCCAGCGATAAACTGATTCGCAAGGCGCTTGAGTTCGTGACAGCAGGGCTGAGTAAAGAACTGGCTTCATTACGCAATGAACAAGAAGATGCCGAATTTGAAAAGGCGAAGAAGGATATCAGCAAACGGGATTATCGTGAGATTGAGAAGTATTATCCGGCGACCGCCAGAGGCGACCGCAGTGGGTGTTCTCTGCTACTGACAGAAGGTGACAGCGCATCCAACCCTATCCTGAACGCTCGTGATACCAAGAAAATTGGTTTGTTCCCGCTTCGTGGTAAGTTTATCAACTGCTTGAACGCCCCGCGCTCAAAAGTGATGGCGAACGAAGAGTTCAAGAACCTGTGCACAATCCACGGCGGTGCAGTACCAGGTCAGCCGCTTGACATCAGCCGCTACCCACAGACCGTCGTGGCAACAGACGCGGATGACGACGGCATTCATATCCGTGGGTTGTTAATAACTCTGTATTGTACGTTCTGGCCTGAATACGTTCGTCAGGGTAGGCTGAAGCTCCTTCGTACTCCATACATGCGCGTGTGGTGTGGTAATATAATGCACGAATTCATGAACAATGCCGAATATGAGGAGTTCCTGAAGACACCCGACGCCAAGAAGATCACGAAGAAGAAATATCTGAAAGGTCTTGGCGGTAACAGCACTGAAGACTTCAAGCGTATTCTAAACAACTTGGATGCGTATACTACGACGGTCACGCTGGACGATGGATACAAGCAGTCACTGAAGAATGGCTTCGGTGATGAGGCCGCCGATTACCGCAAAACCTGGTTTAGCGATGTTTGCCTATTTGAAACCGAGGATGAATAAGATGGTTGCCAAGAGCATTACTGTAACGGACTTTGTCAACACTGACCACAAGGAGTTTTCCGTGGTCAACAGCATCCGTCAAATCCCTCAGCTGATTGACAGCCTGAAGCCAAGCCAGCGCAAGATCCTCTTCGCTGCTCTTGAATACAACAAGGAGGAGATTGTTGACCGCCTTGGCATGTTCGCCGCCGCTCGCACGAATTACAAATCCGGTGGTGAGAACATGAGCGGTACGATCGTGAACATGGCTCAGGGGTTCCCAGGTACGAATAACATCCCATACTTTGACCGCGACGGACAGTTTGGTTCAATCATGGGGCGCGAAGCGTCTTCCGCTCGTTATATTTCAGTAGCAGTGTCTGAAGTTATCCGTAAAATCTTCCGAAAGGAGGACGATGGGATATTGGAATACAATTATCTTGGGGAAGAGAAACTGGAGCCGAAATTCTTTTTACCCATCCTGCCCATGTTTCTCGTGAATGGTATCAATGGTATCGGCTCGGGTTATGCCACCGACACCCCATGTCACTGCGTTAAGTCCGTGCTCAGTGCCCTGAGAGCACTTCTCCGTGGCGAAGACCCGAAGGACTTAAAACCGTACTGGAATGGTTTCAAAGGAGAGACAGGCTATACTGAGGAAGGAAGAGCATACAGTCGTGGTTTGTTCACCCGCGTCAATGCAACCACTCTGAACATCACCGAGGTTCCTATTGGTTGGTTCTCTAAAACCTATGAGACCAAAGTGTTGTTGCCGTTGTACAAATCCGGCATACTCACTGAATATGCTAACGATACGACCGAAGATGGTTGGGATATCACTGTTGTATTCAAGCGGGGTGAATTGTCTAAGTTGAATGACGAACAGGTTGAACAAATGTTCCGCCTCTACTCAGCTAATAAGCCCGTGTGGACAGCTTGGGATGAAGATGGTGTTATTCACCGTTACGATGGTTGGAAAGATATGTTGCTTCCATTTTTCAATTATCGCCTGAGTCGCTATGAAGATAGACGTCAGTATCTTATCAAGGAATTGACCGACAAAATACACCGTTTGAACAATCGTGCCATATTCATTGGGTGGGCTGTCGTTACAGATATGCGCCGGAGCCTCACGGAACTGAAAGCGTTATTCCAGACAGACTATCCTGATTTTGATGGCGATCTCGATGATTTATTCAAGATGTCTTTATCATCAATTACACTAGATGCCCGTGAACGTTTGTTGAACCAGATAAAGAATTTAGAAGTTCAACGAGAAGAATTAAATAATAAGCAAGACATCGATCTTTATACTGAAGATTTAGATGATCTTGAAAAGGCATTGGGCCTATAAATCCGGAGGGTGAATTCCCTCCAAACAAGCAAGGGGTTCACCATGTTTGTATATTTCCGCAGTCTCTCATTGCTGACTTTCTTCTATTGGTTGTTCGATATCTTATGCCCTCGTTTTATTAAAGAGGAAGTTGCTTTTGTCAATCATGAAGGCCAACAAGATTTATGGATACCTCTTTGCGCTCTTTCTGATGTAACCGAATCGGATGAAGTGGGTATGGTTGGCACCATGCGTTCATTTAATTTATTTGGATTCGCATTATTCCCTAAGTTAATTGGAGAATTACACCCATACAATCCTGATGAAGAAGTGGAGGCGTGATATGTCAAAATTATTGACTCCAAAATTATTATCAATGGGTGGTTCCATATATTTTCATTGTCCTGGATGTAATATGCTTCATCCTTATCGCATTTCAGGGCAAATGCCTGGCCCAATATGGCAATGGAATCACGATCTCGAATCACCGACTTTCACTCCTAGTCTGTTGGTGAATCATTCTCATCCGGCGAGTCGTTGTCATTTGTTCTTGACTGATGGTAAATTACAATTCCTTGGTGACTGTTTCCACGAATTAAAGAATCAAACGGTGGAGATGGTTGATATCCCCGAACCTGAAATATGGATAGATTAGATTATGAAATTACTTGGATATTTTCGTTCTTTACCTACTGGATCTCCTAATGGGTGTCAGTTATATTCTGAGGTGAAAGGGGACGTGGACGACACTCACATCGCCTTGTATACTCGTGATATACCTGACCCAACCAAGTTTGATCGGCGTGTTGTGGCTGCTGCCAACAAATATGGTGATGTGATCGTTGTAAGCGCCCGACATCACGACAAATTGATGAACACGCAACTCAAACGATTGAAGGAAGCAGGTATTATCGAAACCACCCACACTCGTGAACAAGGGTTTATTGATAACTATGGGCAATGGATGTCCCGTGAAGAGGCCGCTGTGGTCGCTCGTGAAGCCGGACAAACTAATCAGGTCCGTTTGAAGAACACTCCTTTCAAAGAACTCTTTTCCGAAGACCTCTATTGAATAAATTGGCGGTATAATTGCCGCCTAACCCCATAATGAGACAAATAACATGGCAAATGAAATTGGTGATATTGCCCAGTTCCGTGCTATTTCACGCCGCCTGAAATCGTATGGACTCGTCATCGAAGAAATAGATGAAGATGTTCAGGGTGTATTGGAAGGGATGTTTGGGAGTACCGTTGGAACGGAATTATTTGAACTTTTAAAGATGGCAGCTGATAACCAATTCGTTGAATATATTTCTGAACACGCTATTGATGGTCTGAATAAATGAACGAGTTATATGAATTTGAACGCGTGTATGAGTCCGCTTCAGTTTCAGGATACATGAAACGATTATATCAAGAAATCTGTGTTCGTTTGATAATGCGAGGAATATCCGTCAATTGTGTTATGGCACAGACAGACAGTTTTATTATGACACTCACTGACCATCGCCAGAATATGTGTATCATCCAGGTTAGCTGTGTCAACAACGAAATTATACAATGGAGACGTTACGCATGACCACATATGTTATCACAAACGGCGATTTACTGAAAGCCGCTACGAGTTTTAATCTCATCAATGCTTTCGCTCATGGAGCAAATTGTTGGTCTGTGATGGGCGCAGGTATCGCCAACCATGTTCGATTAGATTTCCCAGAAATTTACCGAGCCGACCAATTAGATGAACGTGGTCCGGAACAACGTTTGGGGAACATGTCCTATGCGTTTGATCATGACACTGGTGTCTGGGGATTCAATTTGTACACTCAGTTCTACCCTGGTCCTAACGCACGCATGCCTTCCATTATCAGTTCAGTTCAGATTATGTTTGAACAAGTTCACGATATCATTGAGGCAAAAACTGACGAAACAGTCTATGTTGGTTTACCCGCCATCGGCTGTGGCATCGGTGGATTGAAACTGTTTCATGTGGTGAGCCAGATTAATAAAATCGCGGATACTATCTTCGAAGATACCAGGCGTCGTGTCGTACCCGTCTTTTATATCCGACAGGGTGACGGGTTTGAACAAGATTTACAAGAACTTTCCCAGATGGTGGACTACGGAATCTCTGTCGTAGCTAGTGAAGAAGATATCATCGAAGAGGAAGGTATTGGATGAAGCGTGAAATAACAGAAGAGATGCTCGCCAAAGCCGTTCTTCATCCCAAGGTGCGTTTTGCATTTATCCCTACACGTTTACACGACGGAAATTGGGTATGGCTGGAGCATTACGTTCGCGCTCCTATCGGCCTATATGCCCAACTCCGTTATGGCGGCGAAGTCGAGTTGAAACAATATCGCGTCGGCGGGGGATTAGGCGGGTTGGATGACGGGGAATATTTCCCACATCGCAATTTCGCCATGAACGATAATTCATATTTCAAAGTCGAGTATGCCACCGCTTGTGGGACATATCCTTTGAAACTCCTTTTAGAGAAAGCAGGGGAAACTGATGTATAAATCTAATTTCTTGGCCGTCGCTGATAGCGAAACTCTCGGTCGTTGGGATGATGCTGTCATGTTGTCTTGGGCACAGACTATCGCCGACCTGACCAAGCGTTATACTCTTCAGCAGCTTGTTGTAGAGCGCACGACATTTATCAAACTGAATGTCAAAGAACAGATTGAACTTGGCCGTGTGAAAGACCAGGGCACTGTGGAATGGTGGCTGGGTACAGGTAAACGCAACCCGTGCGACGCCGCCCGAACTATCAGTCTATATCCGACCGACAAGGATATTTCTATTTTCAAATTGGCCGATGAAATTCGCAGGGGATGCCATCGCCTTGGGATCGACCCGCGATCGGTTGACTGGTGTGATAGGAATCTGTTTGACCTACGCAAGGCTCAGCACATCATTGAGGTGACGTGTAAGCAAGATTCCAACGAACCTTGGGACTATCACCACACATTTGACATCGTAAGCTGGCTGAAGGGTGTTGGGCAGCAGGATCGATATGCTGGTATCAAGGCGTGGGAACTGGAAGGCATGGTCTATCATGATCCTCGTTATGATGCGGCGCTTGACTGGCTACGCATTCAGAAAACCATGGAAGACCTGATGGGGCTGAAGGTAGAAGGATGATTCTTTCCTTGTTTTCATGGTTGTTTACAATCATAGTTTTCTTCATAGTCTGTGTTCAATATTTTGGAGGTTCTTAAATGTTCTTTCAAATTGTCGGGGTGATCACGACCATTGTTTTTGTTACCATAACGCTTTGGATATTGTATTCTTCATTTATCCATCCGATTTTTCAGGCTCTCAGTATTACGCGTTGGCTCACAGCGTGTTCTCTGAAATCCGGAAGCGAATGTCCTTCTTTATCGTCCAAATGGAAATTCTTCAAATGGGCGTATGAAGTCGGAGGAGTCCGAACAACCAGATATTCAAATAATGTGGGGGAATGGTTTAGCATCGGCAATTGGCGTTTGTACGAATCTGAAGACAAATAAGCCCCTTTCGGGGCTTTTCTATTTGTATAATGTATTATCATTGTACCATCATATCTTTATGGCGCACAACAAATGAAAGAGCAAGAAATTATCCAGCATTGTATTCGCTTAGGAACATTAAAACCTCTCTATCAGGCTTTGCGTTTCAATGCCATTAAATTCAAACCTTTATCAAGAACTATCGCAACGTTCTTTGCCATGCGTTCTGTTGGAAAAACGATTTTCTTTGAGCATGACATTTATTTTTATACAAAGATTAATGGCGAAGATTTAGATAAAATGATTTTCGTGAACGACGATAAAAATATGAAGATAAAAGTGGAAAACGAATTGCGCAGGATAAATGATTCTTTAAGAGGAATATTTTAATGGAAATTGTTGTCTCAATATCTGATTGTGATTTTGTATACCGTGTTCTTCAAGGGGATGCTCCATTACCGGAGAATAATCAAGAAGTGACGTTGTTCTGGTCTGGTGGGGTGGATAGCACATACATGTTGATTTGGTTGTTATCGAAAGGATATTCAGTTCATACTGTGTATTGCCACCTCGAAAATAATAAATTTAAATCTAAGCGCGAAAATTGGGCGAGGAATAAAATACACAACTGGATTAATAAAAATGCCCCACTTCTCATGTATCGTTGGACACATCATCAAGAACCTATCAGTAGCATCAACGTCCCGAACGGTGGTTTTCGCTCTTGTTTAGCACAAGCCCCGATATGGTTATTAAACACGCAATTTAAAGGCAGGAGCTTGCCTTCCACGTATATATTGGCATATGTTAACGGCGATGACGCAATACACTGGATACCCGCCTTTAATAAAGTCATTGAAGGGTACAACATGATGACCAGAGACGGGGAAAGACCTATTGAAATTTTATATCCATTGATTAGTCTCAAGAAATCTTGGTTCTATCATCACATGTCCCCAATACATGACTTAATGACATGGTGTGAATTGCCAATTTTGAAAAAGAATTGTGATTGCCCTGCGTGTGTTCGACATCGCCATGAGTTATCATAGAGATGAAACGTTCAGTTGTTGTAAATGACATCACGAGATTGATAAATCTTATCAAAGACGTCTTCCCACAACAGGTGGATGTTGAGTATGTTGGGAAGAACGGAAAGTGCTATCAGGTTGCTCTGGTTCTGAAGCACGTATATCCCCAAGCAGAGATCCATTATAGCCAGATTGAAGGTCATGTATACACCCTGATTGATGGGAATTATTATGACATTGAAGGCATTCACTTCAGTGTTCCTCCCGATACGTGCTTATTGGAACATAACAGAGGCCACAAACCACATCGCTGGCATAAAGGGTTTGTGAACGTGCCGATTTTAGAATGGCTGAGGAGGCCATAATGGCAGGAATTGTTAAGCACCTGGGTGACACCCACCTTGGACACAAGAAGATCTTCAAGCTCCGTGGGTTCGATACACAAGAAGCCCATGACGCTGCGGTTATAGACAGCATATTTCAAGGGCTGAAATCTCGGGATGTCCTTGAACTGGCGGGGGACATCTGCTTTATCGGCGCTGAGGGCTTCATCCGTCTGATGCGAGAGGGTGCCAAGCGGAACCTTGATGAGTTCAAGCGTCACCCTGTCCCCGATGACTGGCGTCCGAACTTTATCATCAGGGTGGCACAGGGCAACCATGACAGTTTCAAAATGTTAATGCGGTTGTATCTAGAGGGCTGGATTACCTCGTTTGGTGCCATGTACGAGCGGGATACTTCTGTCGGTCCGGTTTTGACTACACACGTTCCGTATCAATTAGATCGTTGGGCGTATAATATCCATGGACATCTTCACGAAAAGATCCGCGAAGAACGTGAATATCTGAACTGTAGCTGGGAACAATTCAAACGACCTGTTACTCTGGCTGAATTGTTATACACAAATTTAGGAATCATAATATGAGAATATTCTTTCCTGGACAAAAGGTTCCCGAAGAAATAGAAAAGGTCGAGCTATTCGGTTATAAAAGTGGCGACCCGTTCTTGCGATTTTCTTCACCATGTATTGTAAAACGCAATAATGAAGGACATTATGTACGTCCAATCATTCTTATGGGTGCTGTCATGACGTTGAGAGCTAAAACGGATTCGACTGTCATTACCGGAAGTCCTAACATACCCAATGGGAAGACGACGATCAATTGTAAGCCTATCATTTCGTCTTGGGCATTAATAGGATTTCTATCTGTAGTCCTGTCTTATCGTTACCTTACTGATTTGGGGATCTTATGAAAAAGCCACGTATCACAGGACATCAACTCTGTGTCCTTCTGGGAATGTTGAATTTTGAAACCCATGATGACAGACGCCTTTGTCATTGGTATTTCAATCCGAAGTCTTGGACAAATGAAAAGGGCAAGACAGTATGGACATTCCATGTCCCTCCGATTGCGGGTGGGTTTCGTTCTGTAAAAGGTGATCCGTGGGATACACGTTCGGGGCAATCATTATTATCTAAAGGTCTGATCGAACCTTCATTCACTATGGTTCATGATGATTCTGAAGAGTATAAGCATTGGCCGAAATCAGAAGTAACATTCTACCGCCTGACTGAACTTGGTCGAGCTTGTACTGAATAATAATTTATTTTATTGAAGAAGGGGAAGGTATACTTCCCCTTGTTTTATTGGGAGAGACAAACATGATTTCATTAAAAGAAATGTACGAACGCCTCGAAGAACTGAAATCTAAAGAACGCTTGTATTCTGAAGAGAACGCAGAGATGTCAGATCTTATCGAAAAAATTGCGTTGCGTGAAAAGTATCTTCAACGTTATATCAATCATCCACCTCATATGGTTGAGCGCATGTCTACAATTCTCGAACTGGACAACAGCGGTGCAACAGGAAAAGAACTGATTGTCAAAGAGGTTCATTCCATGGTATCCCTCGGTCAGATCTTTGGCCGTGCCGACCAGGATGACATGATCTTCTTCCTTGAAAAGGCTCTGGTGAAATGAAACAATACCATTTGAATTATTCTCTCGTCCGTTCTGAAGACCGGAAAGAGTTGTGGCGTCGGCAGTTTGTGTACACACTAGGGGATAAAAATCAGAACCTTGGACTAAGACTTGCATTGGGTGTGTTAGTCACCGACGTGATTGAAATTTTTGAAAAGGATGTCGTAGGTCCATTATCGTTCGGGCACCAAAGGGTGGTGGACTTGGTCGGTTCTTCTCTAGATTCCGTCGATAGGGCTTTAACGATGTATCCGCTGCCTGGTGAACGGAAAATCATCACAAAGTCCGATTGCGATTTTTCTACAAACTACACACTGACCATTACGGTAGAAGACATCGTTCCTGAGAAGCCGCGCAATCGCATTGTTGAACGCTTCGCTCGTCTTCTGAGAGGTGAATAATGGCTATCAAACCACGTATGATGTTTGCTCATATGCGATCAGCTGCGGCATATGGTGTAACCAGTTATGCTCGGCGTCTGCAAGTCGGTTGTGTTATCGTAAACCCTGAAACTGATCAGCCTGTGGCTATCGGGTGGAACGGAACGCCTCCTGGCATGCCGAATGTTTGTGAGATGGAACAACACGGGCAAATTGTTACAAACCCGTGTGTCGTTCATGCGGAGGAAAATGCTCTAATGCGTATCCCCGAAAATGCAGATGATTTCACAGGGTTGGTTATGTTTGTGACACATAGTCCTTGCCCTAATTGCACTCAAAAGATAATAGATAGCGGTAAAATCGATAAAGTATATTATCGTGAGCCATATCGTATTATGGATGGAATCAAAAAATTGATGAACGCTGGAATTGAAGTTTATCGGATGGTGGACGATATGGCGATTCTCCAGCACGTTTTCGACTATCAAGGAGAAGTCGGATACGAACAAATCTTATCTAACCCTGACAAAGTAAGGAATTAAAATGCGTTACGTCGATCGTATGCTGGGCGAAAATGAACATGTGGTTGCCTTTACCCGTCCTACTTGGTGGAGCGGCTTCTGGATTTATGTTCTCGTCGCTTTAACAATTATTCCAACATTTGGTTTCAGTTTGTTATTCCTGATCCCAACTATCTTGAATGTGATGACCACGGAATTCGCAGTCACCAACAAACGGGTTATCGTAAAACGAGGATTTATCCGTCGTGATGCTGATGAACTTCGCCTGGGCAAAGTTGAGACCATCAAAGTGGATCAGTCCATCACAGGTCGTATTTTCAGATTTTCAACGATCAGCGTTATCGGGACAGGCGGTACTCGTTTGCTGGCAACAGGTTGTGCAAAAGGGAATGAGTTCCGTCAAAAAATTTACGAACGCCTGGCAGATTAAATGATTACCGCAGGATACACATTAGATTTGTATTGTGAATGCGTGGAATGCAAATCTTGTGATTGGGCATGGCAAGAGCACCACCCCAGATGCGGGATGAAAACTTATGCTGGTGAAACTTGGGCTGATTGTGCTAGACAAGCCCGTTCGGAAGGATGGGTGATATGCAGGGACAAACAAACTTGTTTTGCCCCTGGACATCCAAGGAAATCAGGGTAACAACAAACCGTCATCTTCAGGGTTTGTCGTTTGTTTGTTCGAAGTTTCCTTTTTCATCTGCTCTTTCAACGCATTAATTCTTTGAGCGCGACGTCGATCTTCTATTTCGACCTCGCGCTTTTTCTTAGAACGTAGTGCAAACTGTTTTTTAACTTCAGGATCTTCTCCTGGTACCAAATGCTCTTCCGTCCAAATAATGAATTTCCAACCAACTTTAGCACAATGCTCTTTGGTGGCGGTCCATTTCGCTTGGTTCACCAACCATGTACGCATCGAATTATTGAACGTTGATTCCTTCATCGTTTTAGTTTTGCGAGGTTCTTTAATCTGGTCTTTGGGTTTTATTTCAATAAGAGTAATTTGTAATTCATCGGAATCCTGCCGACGAGTCCAAACCTTCAAATCCATGAAATAACGATGGGCGCGGCCATCAACCGGAGATATGTAAGGGATTACAGTTTCTTCGTTTTCCCAAAAAATGATGGCGGGATTCATATCACAAAATTTAAAGGCGACAAGTTCTAGCGAAGAACGAAATACTATTTTGTTCACGTCGCCTTTATATTTCTTGGGATTTACGGGAACATACTTCCCCTGCAAATACATAGCCATATTCTAGTCCTAAATAGTGTCATCACTCTATTCTAATTAAAGGGCTTCAGACCATGGCGAATTTCAAGTCGACCATCGATAAGATCAAAGTTCTGAACACAAAAGGCTTGGCCAAGTCTCAGAAGCAATTGGTCTATCCATTAGACATAACAGGGGGTAAAACCCTCGGCCATTATGTTCTATTCAACATCAACCGAATATCTGGTTCTTCATATGGGGACACCACAACCCAAACCGTCGAAAATCCGATACAAAATCCATTGGGTAAGACTCCTGTGGTTTACGGTTCTAAATCGGGTTCTATTAGCAAATATGCTTGGGCGCGTCATGTCCGCTCTAACGAGTCAATTGTGTTGTGTATGCCCGAATCCATTACAACCAACTATGGCGTTGGCTGGAACGGCTCCGAGTTGGGATTAGCAGGTATGGGTGCCCAATTCTTATCACGCGCCGCCCAAGATATGAGTCAATTCAAACTTGGGGATGCTTTGAATGTTGGGAAAGAAATGGGGAGATTTGCGGCGACAAAGGCCATCCAATCTGCTTCGGAAGCAATTCCTTTCTTGCCGACAATTAATGCTCATGATACATTAGAATTGTTTACAGGTACGATGACCAACCCGTATGTGGAAATGATTTTCCAAGGGGTGCGCAACCGAGAAATCCCGTTCACATTCAAATTCACTCCAAGATCGCAAAAAGAGGCGAAAATGGTGCGGGAGATTATCCGTTTATTCAAGATGCACATGTATCCAGAATACAAATACAACAAGAATTCCAGCGCATTCTATCTTCATCCATCCACGTTTGATATCACGTTCATGGTCCAGGGAGAACGCAACAAATGGTTGCATCGGATATCGACTTGCGTCCTATCAAATATGTTTGTCAACGAGACGCCTGACTCTTCATATGCCGTACACAAAGATGACAGCATCGTGTCGACACAAATCGACATGACGTTTATAGAACTAGAACCGTTGCACAAAGGCCGCTTTGATACCGAAGGCGACAGCTTCTAAGGAGAAAGATGCCATGAAATATTTTGAGAAATTTCCACTCGTGTGGCATCAATTAATTGGTGTCAAAGAGGATGACCAAGTCCTGTTGCAGAACTTAACACGACGGGTTATGGTTGTTAAGAAAATTAGGGACATAGAAGGGCTTCTCCTGCCGTATACTGTTTTTGATGGGGAAACCCCAAGGTCTTTTGCCGAACGCGTCTACGGTTCCTTCGAGCTGTTTTGGATCCCATGTCTTATCAATGGTATCATGGACATCACAGAGGACTGGCCAAAACCAGAGCGCCGTATCATTGAAGAACTGACGGCTCGATACGGCCTTGACGGAATGTGGGATGTGAAATACTACGTTGACGAATTCGGTCATGAAACAGATCCTAGAGCAATACGTTTAGCATATGGCCTTGGTTCTATGGATGATTCCACGATTATCGCCAACTATGGTCTGACAGGTATTACATATCATGATGATGCTATAAACAAAAACGAAGCCAAACGGAATATTCAGGTTCTAGACCCAGATTATGTTTCTTCCTTTGTTAATCAGCTGGAACAGGAGCTGACCAAATGATCGAAAATAAAGAATCCCAGGACGGAATTTTAACTCCGTCCACAACATTTGATTTGAAATATATGGCGATATTACCGCACACACCTGAAGGCGGTACTCCCAAGCCTTATGACCTTTCATCGTTGTTTCAAGAATTCAACGTATATCAGGATCTTGGTCTGGAAGGGAATGCTTCACCGTCGCTGACAGCTAATATTCTGATCAAAGAAGGCTGGGATATATTGGATACAATGCCAATCCTCGGAGGTGAGGAAGTAGTGGTATCGTTCAAATCACCTGCGGCTTCCGACTACACTACGCTTTCATTGCGAGTCAGTCGGGTGGGGAGAGTTGCTGACGAATCGAACTCTTCTTCGAAAAAGGCATTCTGGTTGCACTTGGTGACAACAGACGCGTATCGAGATAGCATGTTGCGTAAATCTGTTGGATTAAGCGGTTCTTATTCTGAGATGGCAGCTAAAATCTTTGAGCAACTGAATTCACGCACCAAATTTGAAGACATAGATCCTTCATATGGGATACAAGAAAGGTTCGCTACCCCTCTTTGGCCTGTACTCCGCTCCATAGATTATATGGCCAGCCGTGCATATGACGAATTATTCATGCCATTCGTTTTCTATGAAGACTTTACGGGTTATCACTTCAAAAGCATGACGACGTTGTTCAACCAGGGCAACCAGTCTATGACTGCTGAAGAGAAGCAAGAGGCTTCTATTGAAAAGAAATTCTTCCGAGACCCTCAAGACGCGCCGTTGATGCAGGATAACAATTTCAACTCAGAACGTTTCATGCGGACTATAATCAAGGCTGAAAAGAAACTGGCGCGTGATCAGTACATGGCGAATTATCGGGATATCTTGGCAGTGAACGAGCGCGTGTATGACTTTAGTACAAAATCCACGACAGCGACCCAACGCATTTATTCAGAATGGTTTGACAGCACTGCTCACCTTGATCCGTTCCCTTTGTTCTCTGATCAATTCGACCGCGAGAACGTTAGGTACATTGAAGCGCAACCGGATGGTGCCGAACAAATAGATTACGCACGACGCGTTATAGAATTCAGCCTCGCGTCAACGGTTATGCGTTTGCTGGTCGTGGGGGATAACCGCCTGAATGTTGGGCAGGTTTATTATATTGAAGATTTGTCGAACCGCCCGAAATCTAATGAAAACATTGCCGAGTTAAGTAAGTTATCAACAGGCCATTATATCGTCACAAAGATACGCCACAAGATTTCACGCCTGACAAATGATTATCAATGCGTCGCCGAGATTGCCAAAGATAGTATGATCCAGAAGGTCTTACCACCTCAGACTGGTCAAACTGTGGCTTCTACACCAACCCCGACGCCAATAGAGAAAGGACAAGCCCAGAAGGTCTGAGAGGTGACAAATGGCAGATAACAATCAACCGACACCAGGGCAGCAAGACATCGTCAAGGTTTTGGATAAAATCAAAAAAGAAATGATGGAGCGCAAGCAATTGCGCGCCCAATCCGAGACGAATAAACAGCTCGCAGATGTCAACAAACAACTGCAATCTCTGAAGACACGCCAGGCGTCTAATCAGGAGCAGAAAGTCCCGCCAATTAAATTCCCATCGGTGAATGATATTGTTGGTGGGTTTGTCCGCGTCAGTCCTATTTTCACAAGGGATTACAGCACTTGGATGAAAGACACCGTCAGCCTTTCCAAGGACGGAAATGAAGAACTGATGCGAATCGCAACCAAAATAGAAAAATTTGGCGAAGCGGCGAATGGTCCTGTTGATGATATGTCTGTTGAATATCTTGACATGATATCAGATCAATTGGGCGCGGCCAACGAAGATAGTCTTGAACGCCTTGATGGATTAAAGGATAAGCTGGCGTTGGTCGGAGGGGAGATCGTAAACCTGACTGACATAATGCTTCAAACGCATAAGGACACGCTGGATTTCAATAAAGATGCCAGTAACGAAACTGTTACCCGCCTCGACAGCATTGATGACAAATTGGGATACATGAACGAAGATCTTAATGATACTCTGACACGTATCTATGAAAGTGATCAAAAATATAGAGAAGAAGAGAAATTCCGTCGTGGCGAAGAAGGTAAGGAAAACAAGAACAACCCAGAGGCTGGTTCTATCCCTCCGTCTGAGCCTAAACAAGATGGTCAATCTTCTGGGTTAGGCGCGGCGCTGGGGGCACTCCTTGGACTGGGTGCGTTAAAACTCCTGATGTCCCCATTAAAACTTGTTGGTGGCTTCATTAAATTATTCATGGGGTTTGGTGCTGGGATCGGCGGGTTACTTGCGCCTCTGAAAGCAGCAACCAAGATGCTTCGAGTTGGACCTCTGGCGTTAATAACATCTGTATTTGAATTCGGTAAAGGTTTCTTTAATGCTAAAGAAATCCTTGGTAAAGCGCAAGTATCGATCGTTGATCGGGTTCAGGCAGGGATAACAGAGCTGGTCGGTAGTTTCGGGGATCTCGCTGATTGGGTTGCTGAAATATTCGGATGGAACAATGCTGGGTTTGGAAAGGCGTTCCGTGAACAAGTGCTGAAAATGACCGAAGCGCCCGTGCGTTGGTTGAACTCGATTGTTGATTGGGTCACCAACGATTTGTTTGCGGGTATCGGGAAGAGTACATCACTGACCGAAATCCCTGGTAAACTTGCAGACAACTTACAAGGCCAATTGATAAAATTGGTTGATTGGGTAACGGGCGGGATATCGGGATTGATTGATGATGGCATGGCGGCTGCAAATAAAGTCGTTGAAGATATGAAGAAAGGATTTGCGGAAAACGTGAAGAAACCATTCTTTAATATGTTGAATGCCATAACCAATGCCATGTTTGATATCGTGGATAAATTCGTGAGTATCATACCTGATGCTCTGGGTGGTGAAGCAGCCAGGAACAAAATGGCGGAAGCAAGACAGTCTATGCTAATCAGCCAAGACGATAAGGCTCCTGAGAATGCGTCTACGCCGCCAAGCAGCCAATCACCAGCACAACCCAATGCCAATATCAGCACGTTAACTCCAATGCCTTCTGGGGTGTCCTCAGACGCTGTCAACGTTACGGATAGAACTTCACAATTGAAAGACGCATACGCAGGGATTGGGGGAGGTACTCTGGGCGGGGCTTATCCGGTTCAAGGAAGAGCAGCCAATAACATCGAAGAAGTTAAATCCGCCTATGCTAACCCGCCAGCCAGTGTTGTGGTTCCAGTACAACAAAATGTGGACAACTCGAAGAAAGTCAGTACGACGAACAACTTCAATAGTTCACAGTTGGAGCCGTCCAACCGTACTGATACAGGGCGCATTCTCTGGGATTGGTAATCAAATTCCGTGGGCAAGGATTAGCTCACGGAGTTTTCCTTTTGTGTATTCTGTGTTTTCATCAGGAACAACTGAATTGGTTTTCTTTAATAAAAAGGACTCAGAGTTCCAATAGATGTCATCCTTGAGTATTGTATCATATAAATGGATGAACCCCACTACTTTATTCAATCCAACTAGAAACCAAATTGGATAGCGTTTAACAATAATATCTGTCAGTAAAGGTGGATGCCCATTACCATTTCCTTTGATATATTGGATAAAATTCACGCCTCTTTCTTTTATCTCAGGGATCATATATCTCTCAAAATGTTCAAGAAAATTATATGAGAAGTTGTCATACAGGCGGCGATATTCATTATAATTTTCTTGAGCCTGACGGGTGAGTAATGTTGTCACCCATGTTTTTGGTGATTTAACAAAGTTGGCGATGATATAATTTTCCACCACTTCACCCTGGGAAGATTCAAACCGACGAGCAAGTTTGGCAAATTGTTTGGCCACACCCTGTTTAGAATAGAACGTTTCAAACTTGTAATTGTTCATCGGCCCATACAGGCCATAATCAAAATCTTTGGTGGTGAAATGCAACTTGATCGCCATATATATGCAATAAACGTTAAATGCACGTTCGTATTGCATTTTCTCCCACTCAGTTATCATGGCGTTTCTCCCTGCTTTTCTGTTTCTGTAATCTGCGGCGTTCAGAACAGAACTGATTGAACTCCGTCACCAAGCCTTTCTCCTTTATAAAGAGAATGGCGTTTCGAAAAGCAATTCCAATCTTGGCATATGACGGCGGATTTTTACCAACCACGTGATCTCTCCTCTGTGCGAACGAAACGTTGAAACTCTTCTGTCTTCCCTTGTCGGTGAATAAAAACCAACGCCAGAATAAAACGCCGAAAAGATTTTGGGATAAGACGATAACCGTTTGTCCAATTATAGACAACGTCAGAACAATTCATCATCTTCATCATCTGTAATTCAGAAACTCCCAATTCCCTCATAATGTTTATGAGATTAAGAGAATCATTGTCTTTCCTTGGTTTCTTATCAATAAGTTTCATAATAACACCTGGTAATGATTTCTTGGAATTATACTGCTACTGTCTTTATTGAATGGGGTTCCGAAGAACCCCGATTTTCATGCCGCTTCCAACAACACCAAAATATTTTCGATATATGCTTTCTGGATAGCATAGACTTCAGCCAGTGTATTAGCGACTTTCTTGTCTGTGCGTACTTCAACGAGACGTGGAAGGAATAGAGACTTCATGGCGTCATCGGTTTTATCCTGTACGCCATTAGAGAGCACGGCGGCAATCTTACCAATGAAGTCCTCTTGGTTTTCCCACATTCGTAGTCTCAACTCATCTGAGATCCCCGATACGCCAACAACTAAGAGGCTATCAGAGGTCTTGCAGAGGAGAGATCCAAATGTCTTGGCGTGCTTCCCTTTCTTATCGGCCTCGTTGAAGCCAACGATTTCAAGGTCACATTCTACTTCCATTTTTAGCTTTAACCCTTCAGATGATGTTCCATCTTCCCAAGGCATATCTGCGGCCTTACAAATCGTGCCTTCTTCCCGACGAGCCAAAGCGTCTTTGAAGTGTTCGACAGCTTCTTCAAATGAATGAACAACACGGGTTTCTTGAACCTGAACCAGTCCGTCATCCCCTTCGAACAACTGTTGTATGATATCAAAACGGCGCTCATATGGGGTGTCCACACGCTGAGCATTGAACCAATTATCATACGGCACAACGTCCCATACCCGATAGATCACCTTGTAACGATCTTCCAGGGGTTCACCCGTTTGGATAACACTGTTGAGCTTACCATTGCCGATAGCCCGAGGCAACACTGTATTCGTTTTCAGATCAATGACGAGCAGTTCACCATGGAAGACGCTTTCACCAATCCCCGCATCGTAGATCAGGTCTTTGAAAACCAATGATAGGTTATCAACGGAACCACCCGCAATAAGAGAACCGGAACGAGAACGAATCTCTGGGTCTCTTCCATAACGACAGATGATGTTGGCAAACATGCCATCTGACTTCAGCTGGCTGAAGACGCCGCGCTTGAAGTCCATCTTCTTCAGCAAGTCAATCGTCATGTTATCATAACGGTGATATGGAAGGATATTAATCAGACGCCCTGTACCACCTGCTGCGTTGAATGCTGCGTTTATACCTTTCTCGGCAATTCCCGCTTTGATGTCTCTGTCGAGTATAATTTGTATCAGGGTATGGTAATCCGGATGGATGTTGGTCGCGGCCTTCGCAAGTTCTTGATCTGCCTTCATCCCACCGATCTTGCGTTCGGCCATCATATCAAGAACGTCATAAACCTGATCCCAGCTACCGACAACGCCGCGCGAGAGCATGCGAGGGAATGCGTTTAGATTGAATTGAGTGCGGTAATAAGAACGCATCGGATCGTAGACGTATTGAAGGAAATCAACCAATTCTGGGTTGTTTCTGAACGCCTCGGTCAGCACAGCTTTCTTGGCGTTGGTGCCTTTGGTATCGCGAAGATTTTGAATTATTTCTAAAAGAGGAAGCATCATGTGTCTCCAGGGTTATTCGTCATGCTATTATAACCCTAGAGACTTCAATAGAATTATTCTAACTCCTTTCCTTGACAGACGTAAAAGATTCTTTCCATCCTTTGAATTGTTCAGTCAGGGTTTCTTTCCCCATTTTCCCATTGGAAACGCTATGGATATATGCAAATGCGTCATAACCATAACCAGGCATTGCTTCACAAATGCGAAGAGAGACTAATGTTTCACCCACAGAAACCAGATAATGATCACGGCGATGGCTCAGGGGATAGTGGTTGTCATGGAACTTGTCGATAACAACACAGTTCTGGGGTTCGGCGTCAATTGCCAGCCCGTTGGCTTCGCTACCGCCGCGCCCAAGGGTGCATCCTGGGAATAATGTTTCTACGAGTGTGGTCATATTACTTCCTCATCATATTCAATAAATTAATTTTGCCCTTTGCTTCTGGGGCATACCAAACGTCCTGAGAGTGCCTCTTACAGCACGGGCAATCCTTAATGGCAATTACACAGGGAGCCTTGTCCACGGCATATCCAGCGTCTTCGGCTTCCTTGACGGTGTTAAATGGCAAGTGCGCACTTGTGCCTTGCCCTCCGCATGAACATTCCATTAAAAATCCTCCTGAGGTGAATAGAATATATCGATTTTCAACGCAAGGCGCTTAACACGGCGAGCGTGACGATGTTCTTTCTTTATCCCCTCGGAACGTTTAGCCACAGAACGACGATTTTTATACTTTTCTGAAGGATATTTGTCGTGTCCTGGGCAACAAGATCCAGGATCATACACATCCTTAATTTCGCGCTTCATTCATTTCTTCCTCTTAAAGGGGATGATCAGGGCTATGATTAACAGCATAGCTGTGATCACTCCGCATGCGATAAGACCGAATGCAAATGCTTTCAAAACAAATTGTAAAAGAATCATAATTTCCTCAGTTTTGCCCTTGTTACCTGAGTTTGTTTAACACCTTTGAATTCGGTCAATTCTTTAACACGACCACGGATAATCATATCACCTTCCAGGAATTCGGTTTCCATATAAGAAGTCTTCCATGTAATGGTATTGCCTTCTTTGGTTTTGAAAGTATACAGATACGTGTCACCATAATCAGATGAATACAGGAAAATCCTTGCTTCGAATCTGACTTGCATTTCTAACATTTCACCGACTTCTCCCACCCAATTTGATACGGAACGCATTTGGCGCGGGGTGTGAATATAATCATAATACTTTGCTGCTCCCCAACGAACTGTCGTGGAGTCCTTAACGAGATGATATCCAGGTTCACACATGCGTTTCAGACGAACGTTGAAATCATTGTTCTCAGACAACGCGGCGATGAAAAGCATCATATGGTACATCTCTGATTGAGCATCTTCACGGGCTTTAACTGCCTTGTTATAGAATATCTCAATGTCAGAACCTTTCTCCGGACGAGTCCCGCTAGAAATATGACCAAGAACTCGACCAAAATCATCGCTCTTCATACTCATACCAGACAGCAGAACCTGAAAGCAATTCCGCAAATAACCTTCAGTGTCAACGTAATCAGGTTCGTTCACTCTATAAATGCCTTCAGGGTCATCTTCATCAGGTGAGAACATTTCATGTATTGACATATAATAAGACATCACAGCATCAAGTGATTTCTGATGAGGAACGTAATGATGCATACAGCTACTACCGACCAGCATTTGAGCGCCGGATTGTTCGTTACGAACAACATATGTGTTATGACGACGCACAGATTTATTACAATGCTCACACCAAGACACGTTTTCGGCTTCGAATCTTTGAATGAAATTAGGATGGATGTCATCTGCTAATTTATTCAAGATGACTTTTGGATATTGGTGATTGAATTGTCCAATAATACCCCACCCGCCGTATGAAACGGGGCGATCGATGCCTTCACCAGTGAGTGTGCAATCCTGCCACCACCGATAGAATTTTCCACCAGTGATAGAATCGCGATGCTGGGTTTTGTATGGTTCGCTGTATTCGACAAGAGGGAACTCGAGATTCAGGCGCTTGGCCGTTCTTTCAAGTTTGGCCAGACGTTCCTTGACACGACCAATATTGTCGATAGGAATACTGAAGGTCTTGGCTTTCATATCTGCCTCTCATGATGTAGTGAAACTTTTCAAAGTAGGTTAAATGATAGCCGTATGTTTTATTGAAGTAAAGGTTTCAAATAAAAAGCCCAACAAATTGTTGGGCTTTCTTGGGAATTTACGGCTGAGGATCGTCTGTACGATCAGGCGCTGCATTAGGATACAGAGACTCATAGAGATCTTGGTATTTGGCGCTGGTCTCGATGGTCTTGGTGTATGTTCCGCCAGCGCGGTCAGTAACGACTTTGCGCAGATCAACGGCTTTGATGCCTGTTTCTTTTGCCAATTCGGCCAGAGCTTCGGTAACAAATGTCTGTTCAGACTTGATACGGATCTGGGCGGCGCGGCAATTTTCCAATGTCTGCATCATCTTTTGACGCAGTTTAGGATCAGAAGGAAGTTGGTAAAACCCGATTTGTTCAACTGACATAACATATCCTCATTAATGACGAGAACCGAGTGGGCCAATACTGGTCCCCAAACGGCGCAGGAAGAAATAAACGATACTGTGGAAACCAAACTTAGGAATAATGTCGACGCCTTCGACTTTATAATATTCCTGAGTATTGGTCTGCACTGGCAACGGGAAAGACGGAAGATCAAGCTGAACCAATTCCCCTGGTTCGCAATGTATCTTGACTGCTTTACCCCAATGCCGACGATTCTTATAAAATTCCAATGTCTGCTCTGTAGAGAGACTGAGACTGGTTTGTCCAGACTGGCACACCTGTTGTGCCGCCTGAATCAGGTCAGCTATAAATGCAACATCCGACATGATGTGCTCCTGGGTTAATATTCAGATCATAGAGATTATACCCTATGACCGCCATTATTGAAGTTAACCGAAATTCCAACTATTGACGGTCTCGGCTTTTTTAACATCATTTGAGTCACCTGTTTTATTCAAATCATGCTTGATATGAACGTTTTCAACATAACGGGCTTCTTCATCAGTCAGGTCTCGTTTGACTTCATTCCAGTCCAAGTCGAACAAGATCTGCTTATCTTGATCCATACCAAACAAGAATGATTTGAGTTTCTGCTTGTTGGCATAACGATTTTTCAAGATTGATGCTCTGGCTTTCTTAACAGCCGCCAGTTCGTCTGGGGCATAAAATGCCATGATAAAGTCAGCGACCTTCGGGATACCGATAGCATCTGCCAAGTCACTGATATCACCATCAGTTGCTGATTGCTTTTCACGGTTAAACTGCATACCTGTCCAAACAGGGCAATCAAACTCAAACCCAAGAGCACGGAATTCACGCGCCACAGATGTATAATACACGTTGGTGTTTTGCATCAAGTGGGCGGGTAAACGAGAAGACGCCGATTCGCCCAAGTAGTCAATGATGATAACATCAGGTGTAATTCCTGTTGCAGTCGCATAATCAAGAATATCGCGGCGATACAAACCTGTATGCCCCGCGCCCGAAGGATATTCCTTGATAACAATATCACCCTTCATAGAACCGTCTTGACGGGTTCTCAGTTTTTGTATGGTGGCAATATACTCGTGCCGTGAGAGCTTCTCTAAGGACTCGAAGTCCCTGCGCATCATACGGGCATCAAGGCGGTGACGCCAGACGTTCTCGGCCACTTCGAGGGTGAATACGAACACATTCAGTCCCTGCTCGGCATAACCCGCAGCCAAATCAATCAGAGTCGTTGTCTTACCTGCGTTAATTGCGCCTGTAACGATGTTCAATGTTTTCTTACCAACACCACCACGAGTTGCTTTGTTGAATATCTCTACAGCGAAAGGGATCTTCGCTTCATTAGAGTTCATGTGGTCGTATTGTTGCTCAGCCATTTCCCAATAGATATGGCCAAGATAAGAATCAAAACTTATCGCCAACGCCTCTTGTAGGAGAGTTGGAATCGTGTTCATCTCATCTTTACGTTTCTCATCACCATAGATGTTGACGGCGTGTTTGATCGCATTATGAACAGCTTTCTGCCGCGCCCAACTTTCTGTTTCTTTTACAAGCCATTCCTGATGGAATGTGTTGTCATTGATATTCTCAAGAGCAGAAATAGCTTGTTCAAATACGTGTTCGTTGAGCGAAGTCTTTTCCAGCATAATAGACAACGCTTCAACCGAAGGACGAGCATTATATTCGCAAGTGTAATGGTCAATGAGACCGAATATAATTTTCTCGCCTTCGTTATCGAAATAATCGGCTTTCAAATACGGCTGGATCTTTCTTTGATATTCTTCGTTATAGATTAATTGGGAAAGCACGACAGATTCGAGTAACATTGGCAACTACCCCACCAAAATTTTGTTGTAATCCTGAGCATTTTGCTGTATCAGATCAACTAAGATATCCCCAGACACCACAGTGAACAAGTCATTTTCTTTCAAATTAACAAATAACAAACGCCATGGTTTCTTCAATATATCTGTTGTAAAGGATAACCGAGGCTCTCCATTATCTAAATGGACACCCACTTTCCCTATACGAAATTGAACGCCACGGAATTTGCCTTCCGTTATTTCGATTATTGCTAACTGATCAGAACCAGGGTCGATGATTTTGTAATTAACGGGGGAGTCTCCTCCCCCTGCAATATTACTCGGTTGTTTTGATGACATTATCGAGGCGCTCCAGCATATCTGCAGGCATAACCGAACTCTGAGAGATACCGAACATGTTGTTCACATCGTCAACAAAGTCTGGGTTTTCCAGCAGCGGATACCAGAAGTCATCCCCCAGCTCTGCCTTACGATATTTCTTTTCTTTTTCTGGATCAAACCCGCCTTTGGCAGTGCGTTGATACCAAGAACCACTCACCAAATCCACATACCCCAGCATGCGCGCAATTTCTAACATACCGGACCAACGGTCAATACCGCCTTCATACAACACAGTGACAGGGAACTTGGCTTTTTCACGGACAAAGCGGCCTTTCATAATGTTGACTGTAAACTGCCATCCCAAAAGGTCTTTGTCTTCTTTAACTTGAGAACGCGTGATGAACCACAATTGGTTAGAAGACAGGAACCCCTGTTTACCGCCTTTGATGTTCGGCTCGGCGTATTGGTTCCCGATTTCATCATAGTACGAGTTGATCCATACCAAAACGAATTTCTTTTCAGTGACCAACGGGGTGATAACACGCCAAAAACTATTGAGAGCGCGAGCGCGGGTCATATCTTGTGTGTCTTTGCCCGCGATGGCATCATCAACTTCTTTGGTAGACGGCAACTGGCTGATTGAGTCAATGAATACGATGATCTTGTCACCTTTCTGAGCATCATTCAGAAGCTGTGTCAGTTTGATCTTCGTCTTTTCAACGTTTTCAATCGGCAGATACAAGACACGGTCCATGTCAATACCCATAGATGTCCAGTAGTTTTCATTCGCACCGCCTTCTGAATCCGCGAAGATACAAATTGCATCAGGAAACTTATCCATGTAAGCCTTAACATCCACCAGCCCAAACATGGTTTTGAATGTACGAGAATCCCCCACCAACTGTTTGATGCCTGATATCAGACCACCATCAATACGACCGGACCAGGCCAAATTCAGAATAGGAATACCCGTACTGCAAATAATGTCAGGCTTCAGCGCATCGGTCTTTGACAGCACTTCGGCATTCGGGTCCAGTTTCTTTGCTGTCTTGAGCATGCGAGCCATCAATGAATCGGCCATTTCGTTTCCTCTTGCTTGTTGATCGTAATTAATAAATCGGTGCCCAAGACTTTCTTGGACAATATATTGATTGCTTCGTGAATCGCCATTATTGACGGGAGTTTTTCATCGTTAATTTCGGAACCCCCGCGTTCTGTTAAATACATATTACGCAGACGATTGTGCTGTGCCCTGTTGACACAAGAAACATTCAATGCGATATTCAGGATATACATCATTTGTTCAGTTGTAACATCCTTTGGAATAGCATGAACATAATATATCGCATCTTCAAAATAGATATGCTGCAATGACTCTGGAATTTCTTCCCCGCCAAAAGCAAAATCTTCAATGCGTTTGAAAAGGGTTTCCGGCTCTGGAGTTGTAATATGTTGCGTTACAGTAGCCGCACCATCCGGTTCTTTGTTGAATTTGGTCGCGATAACGACATGTCTGCCAGGTTTAATAAACTCAGCAAAGTTCTCTGCCATTTGCGGGGCATGTTCCGCATAATATGATACGACAACTGTAAACATTAGAACTCCAGGGTCAGAGGGGTTTCTGCGGACTTATCATAGTTCGCACCGCCAGCAGCACGTAGACGATTGCGATCATTTTTGCGTTTGTGTGCCAGCATGTAAGTTTCGGCGTCCAGCCCCACGTAAGAGCAAGACGCGCTCAGGAAATACATCAGGGAACGAACGCAAGGATCGCCCATGAACTGTCCAAAGCGGTAGGTCACCCCGCCGTGGGCAACTATGCCGTTAACGATAGACATGGCATAACTATCCTTAGACATTTCCTCTAATTCTTCCTCGATCTCTCCTTTGGTGCGATCGACGAGGATGAAACACAGCATGAAGTGAACCACGTCCACCAGTTCATAGACCGCCTTCGTGCGGTCGAAGCCGATATCGTTACCATAGACCTTCCAGTCGGCGGTCGTTTCGTCAAGAAACTCTGCCCACTCACGATATATGGAGTTGACGACGGCGTTCTGACTCCATACATTCTTCCACTCTTCCCCAAAATAGGCCACGTTGGTGGCCTTTTGGAGTTCGAGCAGACTTTTAATATGCTCTGCTGTGATCATTTCCGATCCCTATAAAATTTGACGAACGGTTGCCAACCTTCAAACGGATTGACAAATTCATAATCAACTTCCATCTTATCAATGAAAGCCTCAATGTCATCCTCTATGATACCACCGCGATCCGCCTTTGAAATGCGGGTGATGGGACATTTAGTGCTCAGCGCCCATTCATATTCCTGAGGGGTACGCAAATCACTCACGATATAATGAACGTGTGGGTTCTGCTCCACCAAAGGAAGTTGATATCGTTTAAAGAATGACAGGAACAGGTCTGGTTGTACATAACGCAAGCCCGTATCGCTGCCCAGATGAAGCCAGATCTGCCGTGGGGTTAAGCCCTTGGGGTTATCAGGGTGTACGAATGGAACGTCCTTCACAGCATCCTCCACCTCCGCTGGTAGCCATGGGTAGATGAAATTGGCGACACGTCGCAGTTCATCTGAGAAAGACAGACGACGAATATCCTTATCACCCTGAATATGATGAAAACTGATCAGGGACTCCAAACAGAAGTCCTTGCCGGAGCGCTTGCGCCCCGTGAAGAATTCAAGGTTCTGGTACATCATTCGCCATACCCCCACATAAATTTCTGATCAACAGGGGAATGCAGTAATGCAGTACGAAGACCGTCATCAGCGATACGGCGTTTGTCAATTTTGGTATCATTGAGGCGACACCACAGGCAATATGACATATCCATCATCAATCCCGTGTCTGCTTGATATCCTTTCAGATGTTCTCTGATTTTACCAAAATCACTGCCGATGTCACAGTGTTGTAACACGCCGAGGAATAGATTACAAATATCTTTTTGGGACTTCACTTTTTCTGAAGAGAATTCCAGCAAAGAATTATACATCCCAGAAGAAGTTTTGGTCTTCTTAGTGATACCCCCGAGTTGTTTCCGACTAACTTCATTGTTGTAATAATGAAGATTGTTAGAAAACAGTTTGTAATACCCAACTTCGACATTCAGCACTTTCGCCAGAACTTCTTGCAGGATAGAGAATTCAATGAAATTGATTGAACTCATGCCCCACAAGACATCTTGGCTGCGGTTAATGACAGTGATATTCAATCGCCCTTCTGTTATACTGAACAATAGAGCAAGATTACAGATCATGTCCTTGGTCTTGGCTTCTCCAGTTTCACTATGGGCGGCCAAACCTTCATCTGAGTCCAGCGCCGGATCATAGATGGTGAGATACGCCTGACGGGTGTTGGGATTATTACGCAGACGGCTGATGACACTATCCAACTGGCCATTATTGTACAGACGTGGGCCATACGCGCCTCGCCAGGTTACACCGTCATCAGAGAAGTTGGCGGCGCGGGGTAAGACTTTCGAAAGGAAACGGATATCATTACGTCCGGACAACACCCAGAATGTCTCACCGATGGCAGCAATTGCCGACGAGTTGCGGCCTTCAACGGAAAGCCAACGATCACGTGGATCTGATACTGTAATTGTTACACCATCAATGAAACGAGTGCCGTCAGTGTTAATCTCTGCGTTGCCAGGATCTGACTCAATGCCGTGTTCACGGATGGCCAACACAGCCTTCTTCAGCATATCATTATTGTTTAAAGCAAAAATTTCCATCAATCAATACTCCCAAAATCACGATTGAGAAACGCAAAAACAGCCTGCTCTATAGTCAGGCCATTGGACTTCATCATACCTGCGGGAACGGTAGGGAACAAGCCTTTATGCCGTTGGCGGTGGTCATGAACTCTCTCCCACTTTTCGACAACCAGGCTTTCATTGAAGTCTGCGCCGCCGTTGCGTGATTTCACACGGGAAACACAGGTTTCAAGCGGGGTGTCCATGAAGAGCACGACTAATTCGCGCGGTGGGCGCGTCAGGCGGGGAATCCATGAGCTGAGCAAAGTTGAAGGGATGATTCCTTCAAACAACACGTCATATTTCAGATATTCCGGCTGATCAGCAATGGACAAGGCGAACAACATCTGCTCGGTATCTTTCAGGGAATCAACACCTTTAGACTTAGACTTGTCATATTTACCAATACAGATAATGTTATAGGAAGGGCAAACTGTGAGCATGATCTTGCCATTGTAGGTCACGACATACGCCTGAGGATCATTCTCCGCCAGATAGGAAGGGACAGTGGACTTGCCGCTACCGTTGGAGCCTTTAACGTAATACAACTCTCCTCGTGCCGGATATTCCCCTTCGACAGCAGGTGGTTTTACAAACAGATGTACGGGGCGCTTCAACAACCCTTTGAGCGAATACGACATGGTGTGCTCCAATAAACAAAAGGAGCTGCTATTATAGCAGCTCCTTCATCTATTGAATGCTTCTGAGTTAAATTACGCAGCAGCTTTCGCTTCGGCTAACGCCTGAGGTAGCCATTCGTTGATAGCCTTTACCAGAGATTCAGCGTCAGTTTCTTTGATTTTCTGACGCTTGGTGAATGACTTACCATTCACATACAGACTGAAACCCCAGCCGCCGGAAACGATAGGTGCCAGATCAACATAGGTGTTAGTGCGGGCATGCGGATTGGCTTCGTCTGCCAATTCAGTGACAGGGAACTGGAACCAGCGCATATCAGGGTTCACATAACTCAAATATACTTCAGGAGTAACCCCTGCTTCAACCGCCGCCAGGATTGGACCATAGTTAGAAGCACGAGCGGCTTCAACCATTTCTTCACGTTTGTTATGACGACGCTTGCGTTCTTCAGTAGAAGACGCAGGACGCATTTCAGAAGATTTCTTGGCCAGAACCGCCTTCGCGTTCGCTAAAGCCTGATCATCCTTCGGATTTTCAACGTCGGCGATTGCTTCAGCAACGGTTGTGCCCAGCATACGACGGCGAACTTCTTCAGCACGGGCTTGCGCTTCTTCGTCAAGAACTTCTTCGCCTTCAACTACCAGGGAAATGGAGCCGTCTTTGTTGACTTCAAGAGAACCGTCTTCGACGGTCTGGGAATTTTGATCACCGACAGGTTGCCCAACCGTTTCTTCGGCGTCAATCACCGGATTTGATTCACCGTCGCCCTGTTTAACCCCCGCATCTTCGGTCGGTTTAACTTTTTCGGCTTCAGCGCGGTCAAGAGCTTCGAGAGTCTCTTCTTTCTCTTCCTGGCTCAGACCTTCAATGAGTTCAAAGCCGTTGGCTGACTGGAGGACGCCTTCCATCATACGGCGTAACGTGACGTTGCCGATGATAAGGTCTGCACCTTTGATTTCTGCTTGAAGATCAGCAGCGGTTTTACCATCAATTTCAAATTTCAGGCCGGACTCGATATGAAGAATATAGGACATAATAAAAACCCTTTTGTGTAGTAACCTTCTTTGGCAGTTTAATGTTCAACTGTGCGTCTGGAACATTAATATACTGCCTTTTTAGAAGATGTAAACCACTTTTTATTGAAAAGTTGGTTAACACTTCTGTGTTAGACAACGGAACGCTGGTACAGCGCGGACTGACGTGAATATTAACTTTGTATATCAATATTGAAAACTGTTTTAGGTGGCCACATGGCAGATAACTCGATCTGTGTGAACTTCGGTTGAACATACTGATCTAACACTTCATCCCAGAGAGCATGCTCAACATTGGCAATCAACAATTCGTCATCCACTATTTCGACGGAATGAACCACTATCCGGTGATCATAAGTCAGAGCGTCGCCCACGTGTTCATTTTCTGCTCTGAGGTGCTGCATTATGAAATATTCTATAACTGATTCAAGTACAGTGTTCAGACGAACATATTTCTTCATACAGCCCCCTGATATCTTTACATGTAGAAGTTTGGAATCTCACCAGACGCGCAATGGAATCCATTAAAATTCTGCTCAACATGTAAGCGAATTTTGTTGACAACAACTTGGCGATGCTCTTCTTCCATACAGCGTTCGATCAATGAATATGAAGTGTACGCCAGGCTGTTAAACAATCTGGAAATGATCAGACACGTCTCTTCATCGTATACAACATCCGGATGAATACCAAAAACATGTTCTTCATCAATCAGAATTTTACATCCCTTCACGATAAACGGTTGACTAAAGAAATGACGAGCGGAAGAAGTGCCGGATTCTTCTGTCAATAGGAAATCGCCAGTCTCTCCGAAAACTGCTTTCAAGTTTTCTTCACTGAATTCGGCTTCCATTTGAATACGCTTGTCGGCAAGGTATTTCACAGCAAAATGAAATTTACCAACAGCATCATTGGCGGCGCGACGATTGTTAGCGGCATGGGTATAACCTGTCACGAAGTCTTCAACAAATTCTAAGACTTCAGGCTTACCAAAACGAACCTCATCCCCCAGATCTAAAGCAGCCTCGGATTCAAATTCAATACCCATAGCTGTGAAAAGAGTTTGTTCACTCAGGCGGCGCTCTTCAGTATACCCCAAACGAGATCCAAGTTCGTAACCAGTCTTGCCGCCGGAGTCTTTGTGAGTGCGGTCATAACGAACGCTGTTGGAACTGAATTCAATACCAAAAATTCTGTGTAGATATGACATATGTGGAACCTCATGTTTATAGAAAGCCGTTCGCGAATTATCACGTAGAACGGCTTTTAGAACTAACCATTTTTGTGTTTACGACGTGCGTCCTTCCAAACAGACATCTGACTCTGTTTCTGGAATCGAGCAGTACGCATAAACAAAACGACCTCCCAATATTGCGGTTCAATTTCATAAAGTTGTGAACGAAATTGATCTGCGCGGTATAATTTGACACAATGATTGTACAAAGGGTGATTCGCAAACCGCTTTAGCGCATCCCAGGTAAGTCTCAAACGTGTTTTAGAACGATATGCCCGTTCATTTCTCAATTTAATGAGATCTTCAAATACCAACAATCTGAGTTTAGGCGGTAAATAATGGAGGTTTAGGCCATAAAGATAGGTTACACCACGTTCACCGAATTTCACCCCATCCCCCTTCACAAAATTGAAGAAGAACACCAGAGGATACATATCCCAATACGGGAGTTCATCTTTGGTCAGCGCATCATATTTGAAATAGTACATGCGACCAACAATATAGCGCACACCCTGGACAGGACGTTTATTTTCAGCAAACGCTTTCATCATGTGGTTGGGGGATAAATTGGCATCTTTCGATACGCGTTCCATAAACCACACGTGAGACCGACGGATATTACGTTTCGCTTCTGGTCCAAAATGTTGACGATATTTGCGGATGTAACGCTTGACCAATTCTGGGGCGTCCATCTCGGCAGGAAGCAACAACGGGTCTTCTTCACCCATAGCGTTCTTGGCCATTTGTCAACTCCTTATAAATATCAGCAGATATATTATTTAAATGGAGTCCTCATCGTGGAAGACTATCGCAATTTTCTAACGCAACTGCTTCAGCGGGGGATTTCCCGCAAGAACAGATTTCGTGTTACAATTCCATTGCCGCCTGGGATATTTGATTCCAATGCAACACTAGCAAATGATGGGAACGCGTATCCTTCATCTTCATTCGGCGATTTATTTAAACAAAGCGCCCGTATTGTAAACGCATTCTTTGGAGGGACAAACCAAACATCTCGTTCCCTGCAAATGATGTGTATGGTCGCATCTTTACCTGGTACAGGGATTGACACTACTCCCATGACCAACAACGGCAACCACATTAAAATGCCGAACAACAAGACGAACATTGATCTGGAGTTGTCGTTCCTCCTCGCCAACGATTATTATGAAAAGTCGGTCATGGACAAATGGAAGAATCTGATATTCGACCCATACACAACCAAGATGGGTTATTATGAAGATTTCGTGACCGATATTTGTATAGAACAAATGGATACAGAAGATCAGGTTGTTCATCGCGTTTATGTGACTGAGGCTCACCCCATCAACTTCAGTTCTATAGACCTGGATAAAAGCGCCGCCGATCAATTTAATCAGTACAACATTTCCTTTTCTTATAACAAAGTATTATCGGAGACTGAATATGAAACGCGCAGCCTCGCCAGCGATTTTCTTCCTTTGGGTATTACTGATGCTCTTGCTTCCGGAGACTGGGAAACCGCTGCGTCAAAAGCCGGACAGCTGTATAAAAAGATCAAAGAAGGAAACTTCACAGGTGAAGCCCTGCTGGCTTATAAGCAACTCGATCAGCTTGTAAACAATCTGGCTGGTATCAGCTTGGCTGATTTCGAAAGGATCTCTATCGGCATCCAGAGGGATATATTAGGCAATGATAACCTGACGGCGTCTGAGAAGAGTAGTCTGTTGGGATTGTTACAGGATGTTGTCAAAAACTAAAAAGCCCCCGAAGGGGCTTTAGTGAAATTAGTCTTGCTTCAGGAACTGCTCGAACTCATCAATGGAAGCCGTCTGTTTCGCATCGGCACCACCATTATTGGCTGGAACAGATTGCTGTGCATTAGAAGGCTGAGATTGTTGTTGGTTCAGACTTTCCTGCGCTGTTGGGCGCTGGGGTTCCTGAGACTGGGTAGGCGCATGTGCCATAGTAGAAGCACCACCTTCAACCAGAGGCTGATTATCAGGGATGGCCAGAACTTTGCGCAAACGTTTTTCCAGATCTTCGTACGATTTGAAGTTGGCCGGATTAAAGAACTCAAACAAGCTGTGCTCTTTTTCCCAGATCTCTTCAATGTATTCGTCGGTTCCCAGCGGTGCTGGATTATCCCACTTCACGTTGGTGAAGTTGGCAACCAGGCCTTTCCAGTTTCCGAACTCTTTCTCTTCGCCGTACAGATTCAGAATCAGATTCGCGCCTTCCCACATATCGAACGGGTCGAATTTCGGGTCGGTTGAGAACTTAGGATTCTGAGCCGAATCCAGGATTTTCTTGACGGCATTACCGAACTCAAGCAAGAAGACCTTGCCGTTGTTTTCCGGATTGTTGCCATCTTTGATCACCAGGATGTTGGCGTAGTATTTGGTGTCCGGCAGACGCTTTTTGAGAACTGTTTTCAGCTTTTCATCATTCGTTTCTTTCTGTTGTGCCCACAGAGGACGGTCATGGTCACGAACAGGATCATCGTTACCGAAAGTCTGCGGAGAGTTTTCGATATACCAACCACCAGCGCCCTGGAATGCGTGTTTCATGATCATGGCACACGGAGTTAACACAGCATCTTCAGGGATGGTGCCTTCTTCTTTAGCCTTCATGTCCACCAAAGGGATCGACAGGAAACGAATGATGTTTTCAGAAGTACCCTTGTCATTCCAGGTCCACTTCCAGATGCGTGGGTCACGACCGCCACCAACACGCTGGCCTTGCTGAGCGAGTCGCTGTTGCATAGCTTCGGCTTGTTGGCCACGAGATTGTTTAAGACGATCAAATAAATTACCCATTTTAATATTCCTCTATAATCCGCCCCTTCGGGCTATTCTGTAAATGTATTTGTCAATTATTCCGACGGTGTAATTATACTGCGTTTTGCTATTGAGTTAACCCGCAATCATTTGTTTTGCTGGGTCTATTTCAATAATGTCGTACACATCCGAGAAGGTTTTGTGTCCTTCCAAGAATGTATGGTATTCGATGACATAGGATTTACCTTCCGGCGTCGTGTAACGTACACGATCCATATCATCAGCATGTTCATTGAGGCTACCGTGACGCCAGCGGATAGAACCTGGCAGATACTCTTGCGCCTTCAACATTTTATAGATTTGCTCTTTGCTCATGTTACAACCTTAAATGAGTTTTTTAGATTTCAATTCACCCTTCAACAACCGAGCATCAGAACATTCAGCTGTTAGCCTTGACAGAAGAGGAGGCGTGATCAATTTTTTGACCTTTGCTTCTTCGATGTCATACTCTTCACAAACACTGGCCATCGTTTCAAGGATTGATTCCTTGCGTTGGCTTGCTCTCATCAACACCAATTCGGAAAAAGAATCTGGTGTGAGCACTTGTGCTATTTGTTGATCAGACATCGATTGTATTCCCCTTCCCTGATTGCTTCTTAATATGACGCAAAACGTCTTTGAAGCCATCAGGCGCGGACTGAGGACCACGAACACCAGATACGATCTTTGGTGCTCCGATAATCATTTTTATTTCGCCGCCACATTCAGAACATGGCTCTAATTCAGGCGTGTGACGTTCAGCACAAGATTTTCGAGCACTAAACGAATTTCCACAACCTGTACAGGCATAATCATAAAACGGCATGAATCGCCTCCAATACGTGTCGTAGAAATATAATAACTGCTCCCACCAGCGTAGAAAACAGGACAATCCTGCTTGCTTTATCACGCAGCAAAACATATTCGGCCAACATATCAGATTGATTTGCAGCTCTTACATTGACGTCACTATGTGGTGAAACCGCATAGAAAGATACCATGGCACTTAATGAATGAAGGAATGTCAAGAATCCCTTAATCCAAACAAACGCCGTCATCAACAGCAAGGCGAAAAGCAGTATATCTGCCAGCAGCCAGTAGTTAATCATTTCTTACACCTCTATTGAAATCAGGATAATTTTCTATGAAGTAAGGACCAGAAACCATATTTGCAAACGAATCCACGAGGTCATCGATTGGCTTTGGATCCTTCACATCCAACATGTCCATTATACCGCGCATCTTAACGTTGAACAGCTTCTCAAAGTGATCTATCATGACCAATTTGTCGGCATTTCCTTTACCACAAAAATGTTTCTTAACAAAAGACGGGGTAACAATCTGAAATTCCATATTGTTACGGCGCATCGCTTGTTTCAATAGAGATGTGTTCTCGGCGGTTTGGCATATGTTGTTGGAGTTTTTTGAATTCCCCATAGCATAGCCTTCTAGGGTGATGAAATCCGGCTTCTCTGTAAGAAGTACGGCTTCAGCCCATTTGGAAATGTTATAAAACCGTTCTTCGGGGGATTCATATTTGGGTTGACGTAAAATAAGAATATTGTGTCGCACTTGACGACAGTGCTTCTCAACGGTATGATGTGCATAGAAATGAAGATGATCAAAATCCAGAGGATCTTTGTCGTCCCAGAAGCACATGGCTGGACAGCCGTAAGAATAGTCGATTCCGCAAAATTTCATAAAAATACCCATAACGAAGTTTCATTGTGTTATGGGTATTTAGACCGGATTATCTGGTGACGATTTTGCTTTCCGGTAAAATCAGGCGAGGTTTGGAGTCCATTTCTTCTTGCATCTGACGTATCTGTTGCAGTAATGCAGAAGTGTCCACATGACGTTTGATCCCCCGCGCTTCATCACCATATGACACATGGCCGTTGGCGTCCACATAATGCGCGGTGCAAACCATCAAAACATAACCCAACTCACCAACGGCAACCGTTAAATCAACCACTTCGGAAGCCAAAGATTCTCCGTCAACACTGAGATTGGGTGAATAATGGATTTTACCATCAGCCATAAATTCGCTATTCAGCATAATCATGCCAGCGATCGTTTGTACAACGGGGTTCCCCTGATCATCAGCAACGAAACCGTCGAATGCGCCTTCAAACCCTGGCGCAATTTCTCCCTTTTCATTTGTGATCACAGCGCGAAGGCGTTGAAGGATGACGTCTTGTACCTGCTGAATATCAGCGCGTTCTACGTTTGGCATTATTGTTCTCCAGTTCATAATCCCGTTCTTTAACATATTCATAAAGACGAGAAGTAATTCGGTCGGCATTGCCTGTGGTATTCTTCACAACCCAACCGCTCGTAAGGACATCCATTTTATATCCACAATCATTATCTTGAAAATAACTTTTAATTGATTCAAGCCGACGACGTTTATGAAAATATGGTATTAATTCGCCAATGATGACACAATCGGGATAATGCTTATCCAGAGTGTTTATGTCTCGTTGCACCCAAACCGGAATAACATCATCATCTTCAATTGGGCTGTACGTTGGATCAACGATAATCACATTGAATCCATAATTCAATAAATCTTTAACTCCCAGCCACCCGAATTTCATATCGGACACGGTCATGGCGACATTCTTTATCCCCAATTTATTTGCAAAATCTGTGAGTAATACAAAAAAGTCCGTGTTTGCATCCGGATAATTAATTGCGAGTTGCTCCCCCACTTTACTGAAACAGAACGCGTGCATTTTCAGTCCTCGTTATAAATACAATTACAATATACCGTGGAGATACATTATGAATTTACCATCATTGCCCAAAACTGAGAGAACACATAAAAGTGATTTCTGGCCGACTGTGATCAAATACCGCGCCTTTACAGCAGGGCAACAGACCATGTTACTTCAGGTTGCTGATCCGAACACTCCTATGAGTGAGCGCGTGGCAACATTGGAGCAACTATTTGACAGTTGTGTTGATGCTGGCGTTCCCTTTAGTAAACTGCCAATCGGTGTTACTGAAGAAGTATTTTTAAAGATGCGCTGTATATCTATCGGCGAGGTCATGAAGATACGTTACAAATGTAATAACAAAGTTCAAGCCGAAACCAATGAAGGTGGTGAAGAACCAGTTTCTGGCCTTAAAGATTGTGGTCAAGAGCTTGTGTTACCGATCCCGCTCAATCAGGTAAAATGCGTGTCCCCAGAAGGCTTCAGGGAGACGTTTGATCTACCAGGTGGTTATCATATAAAGATGCGCCAGCCGTCCTTCTCGGATGCCTCAGTGCTTAATGAAGCATCCTCTGTTGAACAAATGATTGCCACCTTTATCGATTGTCTGTATGACGACGATGGTCAGGTTTGGAAGGTGGAAAATCCGGCTGAACCTGGTATCGATCCAGAAGTTGCTAAAGAACGCCAACGCATTAAGGATGAATTTGTCAAATGGGTCGGGGACAATATTGAATCTGAGATTGTTCAGGACATTTCGAATGATTTCTTTAAAAAGATTCCGCGTATTCGTTACGCGACAAAAATTAAATGCCCTTCGTGTGGGAAAGAACACGAAGTCAAATTTAACAGTGTCACCGAGATTTTCATTTAATTTTTGAAATTGATTTACTCTCCTATTTTGTGATGTGTGACGAATTAAAGGCACACGGCTATAGCATATTTGAAATCAGTGAATCGATGCCGTGGCATCTTGATTTGCTTACCGAGACACTGAAAATTAGATTGTCTAAGAAATCTTCCAACCCCACGTAATGTGGGGTTTTCTTTGCTTACCTGTTTTATAGGTTAAGACAGGAACGTTTAACCTTAAATTGCTATAACACCGTTGTTGCTGAAGTAAGTGTTGTGTAATTGGGGTTTGAATTTGTTTTGAAGCAAAAATAATCCTTTTCTACGCATGTTCTGAGGTGTACAGTATTTTCCTCGCCTTTATGCCTCCATGGCATTGGAATGGGACTGCCTGTCAAGGCGGTGTTACGAGCTTCAGCGAGTAGGAACGAAAAGAATAAAGGTTGAACGGAAGCAGAGCTTCCTATAATATATTATTCGACAGATTTCAAATCCCCGCCATAAATATCACATGATTCTAATTGACTAATGGGTTTCAATATGTTAGACAACTTGCGTTGGTTTTACGGGCGCGTTGAAGACGTGAATGATCCCGATCAAAACGGGCGCGTCGCAGTACGCATCTATGGGGTACACACGGAGGATACCACTCTTCTGCCTACCGAATTATTGCCTTGGGGTAAAATGCTTATGCCAGCATCTAACGCCTCCTCGGCAGGTTTAGGCTGGTCTCCGACGGGTATCACTGTCGGCTCTGACGTTATGGGGTTTGCTTTGGATGAAGCATATCAGAACATCCGTATTGCATGGGTATGGCCAGCAGCAACACCAACAGATGGGTCAGATACAAACCCATTGGCGCTGGGTCAGGTCGTTCAATCTATAGAAAGACAGAAGTATAATGCCGTCGAGAATGTTCCTGTTAAGATTGAGGATGAACCACAACCGGATCCACAACCACCAGTAGACGGATATGATCCTGAGAAGTGGATGACCGTGGCTCGTGGGGAATTGGGCGTCAAAGAATATTCTGGTAAGTTCAATAACAACCCAAGGATATTGGAATATCATAAGACAACTTCCCTGGGGGCGTCAGAAGATGAAGTTAGTTGGTGTGCGTCGTTCGTTGGGTGGGTCCTGATACAGGCCGGATATACATCAACACGTTCTGCTTTGGCTCGTTCATATCTACAATGGGGGTCTCCTCTGTCAGAACCACGTTACGGCGCTGTTGTAGTGTTCCGGCGCGGGAACAACCCGACATTCGGTCACGTTGCATTCGTTCAGAAATTTGACGCCAACTACGTTTGGTGTATCGGGGGAAACCAATCCGATTCTGTGAAGGTGAGCCGTTTTAGCCGCTCATCCGTGTTGGGTTATCGTTGGCCAGGTCCAGCAACTACAGCTTCAGCAGCTCCGGCACAACAAAACGGTAAATGGTCTGAACCTATTCCAGATCGTACCCCGAAAGTCCAAGAAACACCGCCTCCTTCTGGTCGTGTTCAGGATATTGACAACACAGGAGAGGTATCGGTTCCTTCGGCTGGAGGGTCTCGTTATCCATACAACAATGTTATGGCTTCTCGAGCTGGGCATATTATGGAGGTCGATGACACTCCAGGCGGGGAACGTTTGCATTGGATGCACTCTTCTGGGTCTTACAAGCAAATGCTTCCTGACGGTGATGTTGTTAATAAATCAGTCAAAGATCATTATGACCTGACGATGTTCGACAAACGTTATTATGTGGGGGGTGATCATAACCTGACAATTGGTGGGACTGAAGTACAGCGCAAGAAAGGAGAAGTTTACCACTTACACTCTTCTAACTATTCCAATGTGGTCGCTGGAACAGCGTTGATGAAATTTTCCCAATTGGCTGAGATACAGGCACAGAACGTGTTGCGTCTCATCTGTGAAATGTTGGAAGTTTCCAATACTTTGAAAGTGCCTAAAATACTGGCTAGTGAAATAGTTTGTGATAAGTTGTCGGTGGCGCAGACTATTGAAGGCAACATCAAATATGCTGAAGGCGCTGGCCGCGCCGCCTCACGTGCGGGGGCAACTCCTGTAACAACTACAGGCCCAGGTCCAATTGATATAAAACCGGAGTTAGAGGATAACGGCGGCAATTTTGGTGGTAAAGGCGCATGATTACACTGGTGAGGGCAGATAATGCCCTCTCGTGCTGGAGAGGCAATATCCAAAGGGGTTTAACATGAAAGAGTACAAGGACATTGACCTGAAGTTTGGCATGCATCCGGTCACCAAAGATGTCACTAAGAAAACAGGCATTTATGCTGTACTACAATCTGTGCGTAATATAGTGATGGCGACGGTAGGTGATTGGCCGACGTATCCGAGTATTGGGGCGGGGTTGTATACCATGCTGGGAGAAAATACAAATCCCACGATACAGGTCGACGTGAAGAACAAAGTTGAAGATGCCATTGCTCTTTTTGAGCCAAGAGCTGAATTGCAATCTGTTGATGTATCATTGTCGGACGATTATCATTCTCTGGGCGTAACCATCACGTTCTATGTGGTCAACAACCCAGAGCCGATAACAGACACCATATGGTTGAAACGGACAAATTGATTAAAGAACGTCCGTGGCAGAGCATTTTGTCACCAACTCAAAATGAGTTAATAAACGATATAATATTTTCCCACCCGTTCTGTGGACTATGGTGGTTGGTTTCAGATTAACCACCATACCGTCCAGATTACCTGTCAACACAAATGTCAGACGGATGCGTAAGACGTTGGTGCCTTCAGAACGCATTATTTGGCAGTCATGGCTATATCCTATTTGCTTTCCCTTTAGAACCAGAGGGATACGGACATTTTCCTTTAACAGAATATCCAAATTTTCAAATAATGGACCTTCCTTTTTGTGAACAGAGTACACTGTTTCTAATATCGGGAATTTGTACATATCACGGCACCAAAGTAATGACGATCATATTGAGTACTGTATCAACCGCGACACCAGAATCTTCTTCATGGATAGTTGATGCACGTAAATGAATGTCAGAAATATAATTGTCTATATGCATCGACGTCAAATAAGGACGGTGTTGATACACAGGACGGTTGACCTGAACATATTCACGCAGAATGCTGAATGAAAAGTCTTCACATTGAGTGGTGTCAATGCGCAAAAATCTTTGAGCATGGCAGGTCTTTAACTCGGTCACTTTCCCCAAATAATGGAGGTCTCCGGATGAACCGATGCGGAACATCACGTCTACTTCAGATTTGAAAATTTCGCGTTCAATAAGAGTCGCTGGTGCCCAACAAACTTCTTCCTTGTCTTCTGGGAATAACGTATCGATCACTTCAGGCAATTGGATGTAACCGAAGTTGTGACGAGGGTTGGTGAGTAATTTGTTGGACATGTTATGCTCCTATTACGTGCTGTTTGGCTTGTTCATAGGCTGTGCGGAGTTCAAGATAAGAATCTGCCAACAACGGTGATTTGTCGTTTTTCCGATTCATGATTATTTGGTGGTTAACGACAGCACGGCGTAATCTGAGTTCTGCCACCCAGAATGCTTTTTGTTTTGCGTGTCCTGGACGGGCGCGTAGGTCGTGATAATGCATAGAAGCATGATATATTTCAGAGTTGGTCATGATATAGTTCCTGCTATTCAATTTGTGGCGTTTGCCAATGAATTACTGGGAAGTATAGGCGGAAAGGTTTCAAAAGTAAAGCCCCTCAATGAGGGGCTTTGAAAGATCAGCGTTTCAAACTTGCGGCGAGTCCAGTAACGTCGGTCACGGTTTGATCAGCCAGGACAATCACGGGCATAGACATGCGCTGTTTACCAGTGATTTTCTGTAATTCTTCCAGCTTGTAATCTTTATCAAGTTTCAGAATTTGGTGTTCAATACCGCGAATGCGACAGATGTTTTCAGCTTGTAAACATTGCGCACAACCTTGTTTGGAATAAATCGTAATCATTTCTCACCTTTAGGCAAATTTCAGACCGTCGGAGACTGATCCAGTAAGGACACCAGTCAGATAATCAGGGGCTTCCGCTTCCTGTAATGCATATTGCATTGTTTTATTATCTAGCCACTCATTTATCCATGGCACCGGATTGTCTTTACGGGCTTGTCCTGGATATGGGTGGCCAATAGCTCCCATACGGTGTGTTGCCAACCAGTCCACCATTTGATGAAGGATATTTGCATTCAGTCCCAGCATTGAGCCGTCTTTGAACAGATAATTCGCCCATTCTTTTTCTTGGTTGACAACGTCGACATACATCTGGGTCATTTCGCCGCGCAGTTCTTCTCTAATAATGGCAAAATCAGGGTCCATCAGTGGCAGACGGTTCAGGAAAGTCTGGGTCAGGATGAGGTGATCTTGCTCATCACGAGCAATCTGACGGATGATTTTAGCGTTGCCTTCCATTTTGTTGAGGAATTGCATGAATGCCCAAGAACACGCAAATGAAACATAGAAACGGACGCCTTCGAGGGAGTTGGCGGCAAACAGAGCACGCCAGAATGCACGCTTGGCGTTCATGATGTCTTCACGGGTGAACGCGCGTCCAGCCATACGCATCCCGCTGTAACGCACCATGTCGTCGTAGTATACGCTGATCTGTCCGGCGCAATCGACGATCTCCTGAACGTCCAGAACATGGTCAAAAACGATACCAGGATCATTCACTGTGTTACGAAGGATATGCGTGTAAGATAGTGAGTGGATGGCTTCTTGGCGCGTCCACTCCAGAATAGCAAATTGCGCTTCTGGTGTTGATGCCCATGGGCCAAACGCTTCGAACGGAGCAGCACCCTGGATAGAATCCAGCATGGTCTGTCGTTTCAGGTTGCTGAAGTAGATGTGTTGTTCCGCAGCGGATAGAGTGGCAAAGTCTGCTTTGTCTTTGGTGACATCCACTTCTTCCGGACGCCAGAATTGGCTGAGGCCTTTTTCATACCATTTTTGAACAAAAGGCCAAGCCACTTTGTCATAACGCTGGATACTTACAGGGTCGCCAAAGAATGGCAGTCCTGTATTATTTGAAGATGGATCGAATACTGAGAATTGCTTTTGTTCGTTCATGTTTCTTTCCTGATGAATAAGGGGTGACGAATCACCCCTGATATTAAACGTTTGTGTTGTATAGACCTAATCAAACAACACAGGTATCACAAATTTCTTCAACTTGTTTCAACTCTTCATCTTCCTTGGAGTCTTTGTTGGTGTTGTAATACAGAGTTTTACCACCCCACATGTAGAAAGACAGAATATCCTGCATCATAAGAGAGCGCGGGATCTTGCCTTCTGGATATTTCTCTGGGTCATACCATGTGTTGGTGCTGATAGATTGATCTACCCAACGTTGTATGACCGCAACCGTCTTCAGGTATTCAATACAATCCAGATTCCATTTCAGGTCATATAGAGGACCAAGGGTTTCTACATCCGGAACGATCTGTTTATAGACGCCGTCCTTGCTGCCTTTGATGCTGATGAGACCTTTTGGTGGCTCTATACCGTTCGTTGCGTTCAGCACCTGAGAGGAGCTTTCAGTTGGTGCTACGGCTAACAACGTGGCGTTACGGATCCCATACTCGGATAGGTTCTGCTTAAGACCTTCCCAGTCAAGACCATAGGCTTGCCCAACAGGCTTTTTGCCATTGGGCAGGATGTCTAGTGGGAGAGGCTGAAGGTCTGCTGTCACAAATCCAGAATCATGGATAGTAGACTTCTTACAAGATCCGAAACGCATGGCCAGACGGTTGGACGCTTTGACCAAGTAGAAATGAAGATGTGCCATCCAATTGTCTAGAAGTTCTAATCCGACAGGCGATCCATAACCCGTGAAGTTCTTGGCCAGGAAATGCGCGACGTTGACGATACCGATACCCAGAGGACGATATTCTTCTACAGCCAAACGGGCTTGGCGAGCTGGGTAGTCCTGATATTCCAACAACATATCCAAAGCTGAAACCAGAACGAAAGCAACATCTTCCATTTCTGTTGGATCTTCAAACGCCGTCAGGTTAAATGATGCGAGTGTACACAGGGCAATGCGACCATCTTCATCATCATACTGTTGGAACTCACGAGTTGGGAGCGCGATTTCTAAACATAGATTAGAGCTATAAATCGTGTCCAGATTGAACGGACTATACTCGTTCATGTGATCAACGAATGCGATGTAGATCCGGCCAGTGTCAGAACGCTGATCTAGTAGCATTTGGAACACTTCTTCAGCTTGCAGCTTTTTGGAACGACATAATCCGGCGTCGGCGGCCTTGATCATATTGTCGTACATTTCGCGGAATTTATTGACGTCTGCGAAAAATGCTTCATACATTTCGCGGTTGTCTTTTGGATCAAACAGGTATAGAGGCTGTTTGTTCACCAGGCGCTCGAACATGACGCGGTTAATCTGAATCCCATAGTCGATACGGCGTTCACGGTTCTCTTCCAATCCACGGTTGTTTTTGAGAACAACGACATCATCAAATTGATAATGCCAGATGGGAACATAGCATGTCGCCGATCCACCACGGATACCACCTTGAGAGCAAGACTTCAGGGCACCAGTCAAATACTTGATGAATGGAACCAGACCTGTATGGACCATTTCCCCTTTACGGATAGGGCTACCGATGCCACGAATTGCCCCAACATCGAATCCGATGCCAGCACGTTTGGAAACATAATCCACGATGCTTTTCGCAGTGGCATTAATTGAGTCCAATGTATCACCAGTTTTGATCAACACACAAGAGCTGAACTGTCGGGTCGGTGTCCGGACACCGGACATAATAGGTGTTGGAAGACTGAATTTGCCTGTACTGGCGTATTCATAGAACTTCTTCACCATTGTCAGTCTGCTTTCTTTATCCCACGCTGAGAATAATGCCATAGCGATTGCCATGTACATGACTTGAGGGGTTTCATAATACACTTTGCTGTCAGAAGAACGATCGCGCAAAAGATATTTTTGCGTGAGCTGGCCCATAGCCGCCCAAGTAAAATTCTTGTCGCGTTTGTGGTTGATGACTGTGTTAAGTTCTTCGAATTCTTCTTTAGAGTAAAGTTCGAGGAATTCGCGGTCATAAACACCCAGCTTGGTGTTCTTTGCAAAGATATCCAGCAAATGAGGTGGCTTGTACTGACCATAGACAACCTTGCGCAGGTCATACGACTTCAGGCGGGCAGCAACATATTGATAGTTGGGTTTATCAACAGAAATTAAGGTGGCCGCAGCTTGGATAATGATATCCTGAATGCGTTCGGTTTTCATGTTATCGGTGAATTGGATCTTCGATGCAGCTTCCACCTCAGACACCGATACTCCTTCAAGGCCGTCGCATGCTCGTTCAATAACGGTATGGAGTTTTTCAATGTCAAAGGGGACAGAAGATCCGTCCCGCTTTATGATGTTGATTTCATTCATTTCAATTTCCTGTTGGTTTGATAAGCGTTACTACACAGATACTTCTAGAGATTAAAGAAATTAACCCAATCTGGGTCTTCTTTTGGTATCCAACCGGTTTTAAATTTTTTGACCATTGTTTCATGTGGCGTGGTTTTATTAGAGAAACCGAAATGTTTAGCCATGACGGTATATCCTGTTTGGTTTATTTTCCACCACTCATAATATACATCAGCCATCTTCCATATCTCTAATGATACTTCGGTCGCTTTATTACTTTTCCATGGAGGTTGTATAGTGAATATACCGTTTTCCTTTAAACGTTCTGATTGAGCCTTTCTTAATCCTGGATTTTCTTCGTGGGTCCTTTTCATTCTTTCAGATCTTATTTTTCTAAGATTTGGTTTGTCTACATACATTTGCCTGTTGGATTCTGATAACCTACGGCGTAGCCAGCCAAATAATTTATTACAAGACCTACCCGAAAACTCGTTGTTGATACACATGGCATTAGCAGCAAATGCTAATTTGAAATTGTTTGGATATATCTTGACCAACAATTGGTGTACCAGATAATGTTCTTCTGGAGTTAATTCTACCAAATTATCCTTATCGTTCTTACCACCCATGCATCTGGGTATAATATGGTGTGTCTCGGTATAACCAAGAAATGAACGTTTCCTGGCTCTTTCTATCAAAGAGTCATGTATTTTTCGGTAATTCATACCTATCTCATAAAATTATAAAGCCGCCTCCATGGATTGAAGGCGACGGGGAAGTTCGTGTGGTATTTAAATGTTGTACAGGTCGTTAATTTCTAGCATCAGGCGGGTGAAGTTACCGCGTCCATTACGATCAGACTTATCGAATTCGATGATGCTGAATGGTTGAACCCACTCTGGATATTCATCCCCGATTTCTACACCGTCAATTTGCAAGGAACCTGTTTCCAGCTTGTTGTTGAAGTCTTTAAAAGAATCCACATACGTCTGTAACGCACTATCACGCAGTCGCTTGTTAGACTGTTTGATATCTCCATTCACGAAGATGTACGAAGAATCTGAAGCACGAGTCAACAAGTTTTTCAGCTGCTCCATATCGCATTCCTGCGCCTCTTCGATAATCAGGAAACAATCATCGAAGGTCATTCCCTTTACAGTTTCAAGGTCTTGAATTTCTATGATGCGTTTCTCCCACAGATAGTTGAAGAAACCGTCGGAACCCGTATCTGTTTTGAGAACCTTTTTGAATGTCTGTATGAGCGGCATCAAATAAGGCATCAGCTTTTCATACGTGTCACCAGGCCGGAACCCCGCTGTGGTTCCGGTCGGTAAAGGAGAACGCGTGATGATAATCTTGTTGATGGTTTTGTCAATCAGATGTTTTGCTGCAGCAGATGCACCACAATAGGATTTGCCTGTACCTGCCGGACCGATAGCGATAGTGAGGTGTTCGTTTAATGCGGATTGATATGCGAGGTTCTGATTTTCTGAGAGGCCATTGAACGGAGCAATTTTGAAATCACCTTTAGAAAATTTCATCCAGTCTTCTTCCTTCTGGATGGTGTCTTTCTTACGAGCAGATTTTGTCTTCGCTGGCTTCATGGATACAACTTTAGACGCAGATTGCATGTTGAACCTTCCTATATCTACAGGGGTTGTCGACACCTTTAATTAAGCGACACGCCCAGCATACCTGTATATCAGATAAAGAAAAAGGCCGTTTCCGGCCTTGAGAATTAGCAGAAACTCTTGTATGCTGCCGCCAGTTTGGTGTCATACTGGTTCTTGGCGTATGCTGGACCATTGTACCGACGAGCAAACTCGGCCCAATTCTTGTTCTTCAGGGCTTTCCACATATTGGCATCAGCCTTGATGAACTTGACAAATGCCAGAAGGTGGGCGCGTTCACCAGTCAGGAAATCAGTGAACATCTCTTTGGCATTTGAATAGCCACAGATTTGGCAGTTGAACCCCATGATCTGGAATAGGCCGTAGGAAGCACTCTCGTAAGCGCAGTCCTCGTCAAGGGCGATTGCACCCTGAAGGCGTTCCAACTCCGCGTCTCCGCCGATATACCCGCCAGAATTGGGGTTAACCAATGTTGGGTAGAGTTGGTACAGAGCATTGGCTCTTGCTTGCCCGAATTTGGCCGTCACCTTTTTGTACATGATGTGGCGCTCAAACAGAGTTTTGATCTTGCCAGTTTTGGTAAAACCCGTGCCACGGGATTCTACCTGATTCACCGCTTTCATACTGGCCAGCTCAACACCAAGTTCACGTGCTGCGTCAACCAAGTCCGCTTCGGTCAGATGTTCCTGGTGAGCGTCTCCAGCGTTGCGGATAGCATAGAAGGTCTTTGGCCCAGCAATACCATCAATAACCAATCCAGCACCTGCCTGAACGGATTTGACGGCATTCTCTGTTGCCTTACCAAATATGCCATCGGCTGTAAGAGAGAAACCGATTTTGTTGAGGCTTTGTTGAAGTGCTTTGACTTCAGAACCTCGGTTGCCAAGTTTTAGAATGGCCATAAGAAAATACCTCCGCAATGTATGCGAAGGTATTTAAAGTGAAAGTCGAACTTGAGGATTTAGTGTCGATTATCTGACTACGACGACAGGCATGATTTCTTTGAAGGAAGTCCTAACTTCGGAATCATACCTATATTTTTCAAATATTTTCAACATCGCTTGTTCCAGTTCCTCTTGGAACTGAGGAAAGTGCGCGTTGGGAATTCGGTCGGCAACCCATAGAGCGCCAGGAGAGGCTTGGATAATTGCTCTACTCATGTCTCATTCTCCTACCAAAACTTTGAAAGGGGGAGGTTTCCCCCCTTGCGGTTAAGCCAATTTGTTCACCAGAGTTTCTACTGCGTCGGCGCTCAGTTTACCCATTTTGACATACTGGGATTTCGCTTCACCGCCAGCGGCTTTCACGATATCACTGTTGTCATAACCCTTTTTCGGGAATACCATCACGGAGAAGGTTCCGTTGTTCAGCGGGTTCAGCTGAATGCGGCCTTTGCCGACTACGATGGTGCCGTAAGTTTCAGTATTCGCTTCGACAACGTGGATGTCATGGCCCAGGTCTTTCAGCATGCCAACCTTGTCAGCAGTCTTGGCAACTACAGCTTTGTCTACGACAACCTGCTCTACCAGGGTGAAGCCGTTGGTCGCTTTCACTTTGCCGTTCAGCAGATTCATGAAGGAAGTTTTGCCACCAGTGAAGCCAGCTGCCTGAGCGATGCGGAACATTTCAACTTTTGCAACTTCGGTGTTCAGTTCAAAAGAGATGGTGCCGTTGGTGATCAGAGTTTTGGTAGTAGCCATGATGTAATTCCTCATAATGTAGTTGGGTCGTTTCACTTTTCATTCGGCGGGGTGTTGTGTACCGCCCTATGTGAACTATAATAGTGCATGATTATTGAAGAGTAAAGTCTTTTTCAATAAATTTTTAAATTATTTTTGAAGTATTTTAAAAGGCCTCGTAGAATGAGGCCTAGAGAGAAGGTTTTTGAGTTAAAAAGTTTTAGGTCGGCTTCTTTTTCAAATACTGGCGAGCCAAATCCATTTGTTCTTCAGTGATAGGACAACCGCCGAAGTCCACCATTCCATTCCTCCAACCATGGATGAAACTCTTAGATTCTAAACCAGATAGGACATATCCTTCACGGGCTTGCATATACCCTCGAAGAATCTCTTCATCGTCCATACTATTCAGTTCTTTTAAATCCATCATATCTTCCTCAAGTCAGAAAATCGTAAGGACGCCGACAGTCCCTGATATACGTTCTTGGCTATGATCTGAAGCAGATCCCGTATCGGGATATTTCCCTTGTCGGGGCGAACCATATCATTGATATCCTTCCACGGTATTTCCGGTGGAAACAGAACGACTTTGACTCCACTGTCTATCATTTTCTGTATACCATCACAAACTTGTTTGTTTCGATATTGGTTGTCAGGGATATAGATATCCCCCTTGGCGCTCAGAAGGTCGGCATCCGCAGTTGCTAAACAATTCGGGAGGAACAGGCTATCAATTGGACCTTCAACGACCAATTTGGTCTTATTCCATATGATGCGCTCTTCCCCATAGATTTTAGTATCCTCGTTTTTGGGCTTGACAGTGGCGTACCGCAACACATTATCAGGAAGGTTATCACCGAATGCGCGCCCCTGAACGATCTTCATGCGACCGTCTTGAGTCCAGAATGGGATTACCAGCCGCTCATCTTCGGGTATCTTCTTCTGCTTCTCAACATCCGTTTCGAAACTCAGAAGATCTTGACGAAAATTCCTGCTGTAATACAACAAAGATAACGTGCTCTCCGGCATTCCTCTGCCTTCAACATAACGACGCGCAATATGATCACGATCAAGAAGATCAAGGCGTATCATATTCCCAAGGTGCTCTTCATCTCGTTTGGCGACCTGAGAACCGATACGCGCTGTTTGGGTGAGGCGCTGTAATGGCTTGAGTTTTTGTAGGGGGCGTGAATTGGTGTCCCCCATGATTCTGAATTTTTCAAGATTATATTCGTTGTACAATCTCTCATCAAACTTCTTCAACCAAAACTCAAACGCCCAACCACTCATCTCGTTGCAGTTGTGACACTTAAAACGAAACACATCGTCATCACGATCATAAAAGAAGTGACCACGACGCTTGTTGGCACTCTTCTTAGAATCCCCACATAATGGGCAACGAAATTTGGCGACAGCGCCAACACGTTCCCAACTGAATTTATCAAGTCGGGGGGCGAGAAAATTGATGTATTGTTCGTCCAAGAATTTCATTAGATATTTGGCCTCTGGAACACTTCTGTCACATTATAATCCACCCCGCGACTTTGAGCTATGCAAAGCTGTCGCCAAGCCCCATACAGAATATTTTGTTCCGCAACCTGATTGCGATCAAAGTTGGCAAATTCTTCCAGCATCTGTTTGTACCCTAATAGATAAGGAGGGATATCTGTAGGACTTCTTTTGCCCAAAGATTTAGACAAATATGATGCATAATGTTCCGGTGAAGACAAAGAGGAATATTGCATATTCGGAACGTGAACGGGCTTCAAAGATTTTCTAGGGGTGAAGTACAACAAACCCCATTTGGGAGGGAGGTCTTCAATTTTAATAACATCTGCTGGGCAAACATAGAAACGATATGCTCCCATGCCTATGGAAGGATTCATGCGATGAGGTTTCTTTTTGTCTGTCAGGAAGTCGGCGCGGGAGACTTTAACTTCCATTAATATAGAACAACCCCCAGGTCTGAACCCGATGGCGTCAGGGGATTCACGATTATCGAATGAATTTGGTTCTACGAACACAGCACCACAATTCATTTGTTTGTGTAGAAATTTTGCAGCGATTTGACAACCTTCTGAGTGAGAAGGTATAAAGATTTTGCCCATTGTTATCTGTATCCTATTGATGACGAATGGGCAAAATTATAACCTGACGATGATCCTATTGAGTTAGGACAATTGCTTCAGTTTGTAAATCGTTTGATAGCACAAAGTTTTGATTTCATCAAGCGTATTTTGAAGATGGCTGTCGCATTGACCATAAATTCCGTTTACGTCGATAACAACACTGTTGACATACGATATAGGATCTGGGTTGTACAGTTTAATATTCTCAAACCCTGGGACATATACACCACCCGCGCCGATATATGCCTCTGTGAAGGTATCCAGCAAGTCCTCCAGTTCCCCGTAGAACTCCCCGAGTGCCTTGTGCTTGGCATAGGACGTTGTAACGAAGTGGAGGGCATGGGAGTGGGCTATAGCAAGCAGTCCACGGTTGATGAATATACTCGCATTGACCATGATATTTACCCCTAAAAAGAAAATCCCCCTGTATTTAGGGGGATTGTATTTTATAATCACTTTTTACCAAAAAACGATTTTAATAAATTATCAGGAATTTTTGGAAGACCTAATTTTGCCGCCAGTTCTTCTGGGGAATTACCCAAAATTTTTCTACCGTTGATGAGACCACCAACAAATTTGGTTCGATCTGTTGGACTGCGAAGGATAGTGGAGGCACCGCCAACTTTTGCGTCATACATAAGAATATGAGCGCCACGGTCACCGACGAAACGCCAGCCTTCCGCTTCAGTAACCTGACCTTTGTCAGCTGACTTGCCGAAGAAAAATTCAAAACCATCATGGACGGCAACAACTTCTTGGCCTTGGGTAATGCCGTGGGTCTGGTCTGGAGTTAGCTTCACTTTGATGGTGTTGCCATTAGTCAATTCCAGATTATAGATGTCGGCCTGATTATCTGGAGTGATCTGGGTCACGGTGGCACCAGTACACCATTGGGTTCCGTCGGCCTGTTTGGTGATGGTTACACTTTTGCCTTGTATGCCGCCATGAGTTTGCGGTTGTTGAGCTTGTTCTTTAAAATATTCGATAAACGGTTTCATCGTGGATCTCCTAAGGATTTTGATGTATTTAGCCCCCGAAGGGGCTTTATGATCAGATCTTAATCTGAAGATTGCCGCCCAGGGACTGCTCATACTCACTGTATGCGCTTTCCCCGTTGCTTGCCGCCCATTCGTCGGACTGCTGGGCACGAGCCAGAGTCATCAAGTTTGGCTCTGTCGGGTTATATCCCTTCGATTTCGCATCGTTGTATACCGTTTGCAGGTACTGGTTAGCACGGTTGATCTGATCTTTGAACTCACGATATGCGCCTTCGGTTGTGTTGCGACGGAAGGTGATATCCCAGTCCACATTCAAGGTTTGGCCATCGCGGCTGGCGTAGATCTGCCAATCCAGGTCGCGGCCTTTCGGGGCGTTGTCTCGGATGGAACCAGCGTATGTCGCGAGGTCAACGCCAGTTTTCTTCGCAGTACTAGACTGCTCTTTCTCAAGGCGTTCCGTTTCTTTGCCAAGGATGTTCAGCATGGTCTCTGTTGCACGACGGTCACCCATGTTGTGGCCACGCCATAGAACTTCACCCTTGTCATCCACGTGGATATCATCGAGGAAGACTTGCATCGGGTTGTAGTTCTCGCTCGTAAGGGTCTGCATGTTACGGGCAACCATTTGCATCGTCTCCGACCAACTGTCGAGGGTCTCCTGAACAAATTCCTTAGTCAACGGGAGTTCGTACGTCTTCGGATTGTTCAGGGTACGACCTTTGTTAGAGACCATAGGCGTGATCGCCACTTTGCCTTTGTCGTAATAATATGTCACGTTAGTCGTCATCACAGCGCCGTCATACTTCCCGCCTTTCGGGAAATTGATACCAGACCAAGTGATGGACATGCCATTGACTGTCTCACCAAACACCATGGCGTTGCGTGGTATCTTCAGGGTTCCAGAGTTGACCAGATTAGCGCCCTGAGCATTCAGGTCGATAGAACCATAGATTGCCCCGCTACGGTCTTTCAGCATCAGAGTCTTGTCACCTTTCTCTGGGATGATTTCCAGGAGATGCTTGCCGCGCAGAGGCTCTTTGTTGAGTTCCAGCAGAGCAGTCTTTCCTGGTTTCACGCGATTCAGGAGAGCGTCGGACACTTTCAGAGTCCAGTTGGCTGTTTCAACATAACCCCAACCCTGAGAATGACGGATGGCCTTGATAGGATATGGGGCGCTCATTGGCACCGCATTGATTTCCCATTCACCGCGATACTGATGTTCGGCAACGTAGGTGACCGTTTCCATGATTTCGTTGGCCACGCGACGGGCATCACCAGAGATGACACCAGGCTGGGATTCGATTTCAGAGAACACACTGTATTTCAGATTCTTACCGTCGACTGAATCGAAGCTAACAATTATCACCAGACCGCCTTTGGTTTGATAACGCGCCTGTCCTATCTTCTTAATGCTTTCTCCTGGTAGATAGCTTGCTTTCTGGTCGATATTGGTGTCAATGATACCCAGAACACGGGCAACGAAACCGCTGTCGATCAGTTGCTGGATGCTGTTGGCACCAACCGTTGTGTTGGAGTCGGCGGTATTATTCGCGGAGATAACGTCTTCCACATTCAAATTAAACAATTGTTTTCCGGCGAAATCCAAAGCAATAAATTCATATTTCATGCCGCTGCGGGTACTCGTCGTGTTGGTTTTGATCTCCCCAGTATATTGCCCTGGATTTGTCTTTTGCATGAAATTCGTAATCGCAGCTGAAGGGTGTTTCATACCAGAAATGATTTTAGCCGCCTTTGGATCAGTGAAAGACACCACAGGTTTGCGCCCGTCCATAACCGAGATATTGTTCCCAGAAACAGAAATGCTGAGGTTTTCCATTTCAGAACGGAAGTCAACACCAACAACAATGTTTGAGTTGGAATTGTTCCCAACACCCACACCAGTGGCGTTGTTCTGAACTGGAACGTCGCCGACTTTATCTGGATCATCCCAGGTGATACCCTGCATCTTCGGACCGTCAAAGACCTGAGCCGGATCCTTGCCTTTCTTGACAAGCCAAACATAGCCGCGATCAGGGACAGGAGCGTAGGTCAGGTCCATGACGTTTAGCTTTTGTTTTAGGCCGGACTGGCGGATTATCTTTGGAATGAGTGTCATTCCGCGATCGAGCGCTTTCTTGGAGAAGTTCACGGCGAACCCGTCGATGGTCTTACCCAGAGGAGTGACCAAGAATTGCTTTGTCGCTTCTATCATAGAGGCGATGACACGCATTGGATTCTTGAATCTAGCGATCATGTCAGGGTAGGTGCTGCCGCGTTTCTGACCGATGAATACCTGGCGGACATTCTTACCCAGACCTTGCGGGGTATAGAACTGGATGCGGTATTCCTTTTCATCTTCGTCGATGAATGTGAAGAACACATCACCTGCGTTCTTCTTACCCATAGTCAGTTCATACGGGGCTGAGTTGAACGCTTCGTCTAATTGGTTTCTTTCCTGCATGAACTGGAGGAAACTTGGCTTTGACATTTTGTATCTCCTGATAATAAATCGGTGCGGTTTTCCTTAATTAGCGAAAAGAAAGGGGCGTTATATGCCCCAGAGTCTTAACGACGGAAAGGACGGTTAGCGTTTTCGCGGTTAGACCAATTCTTTTCAGCCTGGGTAAGCGCCGCAGGACTCCATTCGCGTTCCCACTCTTTGTCGACTTCGGCTTGGTTGGCGGGTTCAACAATTTCAACGCCAGGGAAATCACGTGCCATAATTTCACGTAATTGTTCAGAAGGAGCAGTTTGAGCGTGTACTAATTCTTCGCCGTTATAAACCTTGGCCATGAGCCATTTACTGCCGTAACGAATATATGCGTCGAGGATGATTTTCATAATATAGTTCCTGCTTTTCAAGTTGGTGTCGTACTGCTTATGTTTAGAATTATACGGCAGTTATTGAAGAAGTAAAGGGGCGTTTGCCCCTTTTATTGAATTATTTTAAGGTGTGGGGTTTACCACAGGGATATGAGACCTGATTTCAAAAACGATGTCTTTCAGTTGAGGCTTCCAACCGTCTACCAGGCGGGACAACGCATTGGAACCAGGATAGACAATAATGATATCGCTTCCGGTTACGTTATGCTGGGGGAATTGTGACATGTATTGCTCCATCGTCACACCTGCGTCAATTAATACAGGACCAACATCAGAAGACGCATATGTCGCACCCAGACCGTCAACACCCCAGGCCAGAATTCCATAGTCGGGAATATTGGCTTCGGATGTTATGGTGTATCCAAAGATACGATTCAACGCTGAGAAATCATATACATTGTGAGCACTATCATATGTCAAATAACCTTTCACCAACATATCAGCAAAGATTGCATCTGTATCACCAGCGGCTAGGGTCGGAACGGTAAAGAGTAGTTCACCTGCTGGAGGAGTAGGATAAGTGCTGAGAGCGTAAAGGCACCATGCGTCTATACATTTCTTGATAAACGCTTCGGGTGCGACATAATCCGCAAGGCGCATTGTACCGGAATATTCTGAAGTAATGATCCCTTCCTTCGCGCCCTGAATAGCCAGAAACACCATTATGTGTTCATATCCGGTCTGAGATGGAGTGATATTCATTATCTGGTCCTCTTGAGTTTCTCAATCGTGCGCTTATTCATGGCGATCACTCCTGGGTCGACCTTTGGGTTTATTGCCATGCTTTTGAAAGACACACATCGTTGAAGATATTTAGCCTTCTTCACGACGTCGGCTGCATAAGAATTGGATTTCTGGTTACGATTGAACCCAGCATTGTAAGAGGAAAGGGATTTGCGGATGTTTTGGTTGTGATATTCTAGCCAGAAATTCATTTCATCAAGGGCAGCATTGGCAGCATATTCTTGATTGACCAGTAATTTGATCGCGACATTGGCGTAACACTTCTGTGTTTTGCAGCCCTCCCGTTTCCCGACGGTTTGGACTCGATTTTGGAATGCTCCCATATTAGCCGATTTCAGGTTATTACGCATGGATACTACATCTTCTCCTGCGCGGCTTTCCCTCCATGATATTGCGGCTAGGGTGAAACCAAGGTCTTGCTGTTTGCCCACGTGATAGGCAGTGGCCATGGTTGAAAGTTGCTGATCAGAAAATTCGTAATCACATTGGGTGGTACTTTGGGAAGCGTGCACACTCCCGCTGGCAATGGTAAAGGTCACGGACAAGGCCATGGCCTTCAACGTTGTCATCGTCATGATGGCGTTCCTTATGTGTTTGTCGACTTGCAGCTCGATTGAGCCTCCTGACAGGGTTAAAAGATAAAGGGCACGAGATATTTAGTGCCCTTCACCTTATTCGTAGATCAGATGATATGATTCCTCAATGCACTCCAACCAGCCGTAGACAAACTCCATAGGGTCATCCCATGCCATATTGGTTGCGACAGTAAAGTTCCCATCCAGTATTTGCATATCAGAGTATTTGTTGAAACCCAAGACGGCATCAACAACGATAAGCCCACCTTGCTCTAAATAACGTTTTGGTGTCAATGTTACCTGATAATGTTTATTTCGCTGATTCCATAATTCTACAGCGATATCACAAGCAATCTGAATTTCATCTTTCTCTTCTGACATATGTTTGTCTCAAATATTCAGTAAAAGATTTACCCAACTTACGGAATAGTTTAATACGACCGATCACTTTGACGTAAACATCCCCGTGGCAGGGGCGTGGTTTACACCAGCACTAACCATCATGTCATGTCCTCATAATTAGATAGATTGATCAGGAAGGACAGATTCCGGTCTTCGACAAGGTCAATTGCCTTGCGACTGCCCACAGCCTCACATGTCCAATACTTGTAATTCCCTGCGATCTTCATCGCCAAACGGATAACGCGCAGCTTCATCTGGTACTGGGCGACTTGGTAGCGGACACGCGTCTTCTTGCGCCAGCATTGATTCTCCGCTTTGTACTTGTAGAGGATCATCAGGCGAACGGCTTTGTACAGGCGCTTTTCAGCGCCCTTGGATTTCTTTGATACACGAATCAGGCTACCCATGATCAATCCTTCTTAATCACTTCGGTCATGCCATTACGCAGACCATAACGAATGTTATGTTGGAAATATTCTTGGAACTCCTGTTCACGCTGACTGATGACAAACAGATTGTTCCCACCAAATTTATGTTTCAACATCTCGACGGATTCTTGAACCCCTCGCTCACTCATGTTTTCGAGTATCTCATCCAACACGAAGAGGTTACATTGTACAGACGCCTTCAGGTTAGCGACGTCCCGTAGGGCTAATGTCACAGCCAGATTGAGTCGGCTGCGTTGTCCTGTAGACAGGGAGAATATGCTTTGCCCTTTACGACCAGCAGCGCTCATGGTGATTTCAAATGTATCATCAACAGCAATATCCAAGAACATATTGAGTGCTTCAAGATACTCGTTTATTTTACTATTGAGGAAAGGCAAATACAGGCTGATAATTCGAGCCTTGGTCTGATCATCTTTTAGGAAGAACAGAAGATGGTTCAGGTCTTGCAATTTCTCATCCAACTCTACGCGCCGCGCATTCAGATCTTCCATTAATGCCGTGATGCGAGCGATCTCTTCTTCCAGGGCGTCAGTTGGTGTCGGCTTAACCGCCAATTTACGCTCTAAATCAGCAATGGATGCCTCCAGAGGGGCACGGCGTGATTTCAGGCTGGTGAGTTTATCAGCCGTGTCGTTGATACTCTTAGAGAGCTGCTCACGGGCTTGACGGATTGACGTCGTGATATCTTCGTAACGGGTGTCTACGGCCTTGAGGACGTCGTTAATTTTGGACTGTTGTTCCCGCTGTAAAGATGTTTTCTCAACAGCAGCGACATCATAGAATCCTTGGATGTCGCGTTTTAATGTAGCGATCGCCGATTCCGCTTCTCGGATTTCATTGCGCAAAGCATCCAGTTCTTTGTCAATAACCGAAATCTGAGAAGATAATTCTGAATCTCTGACATTGTAATTCTCAATCAGGGAATTCACTTCTTCTAGGGCTGTATCAACCTGAAGAATCTTGTCAGTCAGTTCACTGATTTGTGGATAATATTGACTTTCAATGCGTGATTTGGTATCGTCCGACACTAATTGCGTACACGTAGGGCAAGTGCCCATATCGTGGAAACGTTTGATGGCAGATTCATGTCCTTCCATTTCTGTTACGAATTTGATACGGAAGTTCTCACCCTGCTGACGCCGCGCTAATGCTTTGTTCAGTTCATCCAGGTTAGCATTCCGTTGGCTAACCAGATCATTTTTACGTTCCGCGACTACCGCCATTCTCTCCCGAATTTCTTGTAATGAACGTTCGCCATCAGACACCTCGATACGCTCATAGTCTTCAGCCTTGGTATCAGCCTCATCCTGAACCGCTTGAATTTTGGCAAAATACTCGTCATTGATGGAATCGATATCCACCTTCATTTCAGCGTTCAGGCGATTACGGACTTCTGATAATTCTGATTCCAATTTAGAGTCTTGAGCACGGGACTCTGTCAGTTGTTCCTGCACTGCGTTGATATCTGAATTCAGGCTATTCAGACGTTCCTTCTCTTGGACAAGGATATCCGCAGATTGTTGCTGGATCATCGCATTGGAATTATTGATCTGTTCCAACTGCGCTTGCTGGCCTTTTAAATTTACATCATGAAAGGCGTAATCATTGGTGACCGTCGTGAGTTCATTCGTTACTGTCTTGATAGATGCTTTTACATCTTCATTCATCAGACTGAAGAACCCCAAATCCCAGATTGTCTCTACCATAGCGCGACGGTCGGCAGTGTACATTTCCGTGAATGGGATGAACTTCTCTTTGCCTAGAACCAGGGAGTTCTCAAACATCTTCTGGTCTACGCCAATCAGGTTCACAATATATTTGTTCATGTCGGCTTTGGCCGCATCATTCACGACCTGCTTCCACTCACCGTCTACCATCTGATAGACTTCTACGAAATCAGGTTTGATACCACGACGGACTTTCCATTCACTTCCTCGAGTGGAGAACTCAACTTCACCCACGCATTCCTTTTTGTTTTGGGAATTGACTAATCCGGCTTTCTTTTCTTTCTTGCTATATGTGTCATTATACAGAACGAAGAACAGCAGCCAGACAAGCATGGTGGATTTACCAGCGCCATTGTCATCGGATGTAACCAAGGTTGCCGAATTGCGTTGGTAATCAATTTCCATGAATTCATTACCGATAGAACGGAAGTTTTTAGCGCGACCGCGATGGAAAGTCAGTTTGTGGGTAATTTCCCCACGAATTTCAAATGGTACTTCAACAGAAACAGGAGTGTCCGCTTCTTTCAACAGCGAACCAAATTTTGATAATAGGTCTACATTGTTCATTATTATGCATCCAATGTGTTCAGGCGTTGTTGGGCAGCATTATAGAATTGTTCTGCTAATTTGCAAACATTTTCAGGGCGCTGGATATTATTGGCGGCGCGGATATCTTTCTTCAGGACTTCCACAGCATCAGTCGCCACCATCTCTTCAGTGACTTCTACCTTCTCGGAAGCAACAGTAATCGTCCGATCGATGAAGTTGTAATCGATGCATTTACAGCGCTTCAATGCGTCACAGAACTTTTCATAATGCTTGGCATTGTCACGGTTCTGTACAATCACCTTAACGATTTGCCCTTCAATACCCAAAACATTGTTTAACCAATCGGGGTCGATCCAATTACCTTCAGTATCAGAAGACATTTGGGTGTAGTCGTATTCCACGAACCGGAACAACGTTTGTTGTTCGTTGTTGGGGATAAACAATTCCCCGCCATTCATGTCGTCTACATAGAATCCTCGGTTCGTCCCGTCTTTGTGGTCTTCCCAGGTAAGGTGATAAGGAGTCCCAATATACTGAATGTTACCTTCCATCGAACGGGTATGGAAATGTCCGGTATCCACGCGCTCGAATTTCGAAAGGAGCGCCACGTCGATCTGACCTTTATCACATACAGAGGACTGGTACATTTTGAACCCTGCCAACTCCAGATGCGCAAAACAGTACTTGGCGTCTGTATCTTGTATCGCTTTAATGGACGCATCATAGTTCTCTTTGTTAATCCACGGCAGTAGGAGGGTCTTGACACCTTCAATCATTACTTCAGTTGGTTCGCTGTAATAATGATAAACATCCGGTGCCAATTCATTAAGATAAGAAGGCCAGTTAATGCGATTGGACTCTTCTAACGTGATATCATGGTTGCCGACGATGCCATTCCATTTAATACCTGCTTTGCGCAGCGCTGGCGTCAATTCATCTTTCAACCAATCTTTATCGCGCCCATACATGAATTTGCGAACATCAAACGTATCACCAAATTGCCACACTTCTTTAATATCGGCGTCAACCAATTCTGGAATAAAATAATTGATGAGATAATTCTTTATGAATTCTCGAACGTAACGGGAACCATTACGGCTCCCGATATGTAAATCGCCTATTTTAGCAATCGCCATTATTTTGTTGCTCCCGTTCTAATGCTCGTTTCTTTGCTTCTTCCCAATCTGGTTCCATAGAACATATTTCGTCTTCCAGATTGAATTGAGTAGAGCCGAAGTCATAGTCTGAATTATCTTCGGCGTCGGCGGTAATGGTATTTTCACTCTTTGTGAGACATTGAAGTATACCGCGAGGAATTTTCTTATTCTTTTCCTCTTCTTTGATGGCGATTTGCTTTTGGCGTTCCTTTTCGCGCTGTGCTTCTTTCTTAGTTTCAAAATTTCCGATACGCTCACGGAAGTCCATTGTTATACCAGTGCTGTCTACGAATGTCTGTTGCTGGAAGTCTGGGTCATCTGATAATGCAGCGAAACCACCTGCTTCTTCAAATGAACGCAACTTGATATAATTGTGTTCTTCTTCACTGGTGAGTTTCTTGGCGAATGAACGATCGGCGCACATCGTTACCCAAGAGAAGAAATTGATTTTTCCTTTCTTGCCGATATGACTGACGTCAAATGTATGGAGGTAACGAAGGATGTTGACAACGGCCTCACTGACCATGTCTTCGCGGTATGGATAATCACGATAGTTGTAGCGCATACTCATGTTCTTAATAATCATCTGAACATTCATGGCCACATAATTGGGGATTCTTGGTAGGGGTGTTCCTTCGGCCAAAGCCTTTTTGCGAGCCGGAATCCAATCTCTCAATATTCCAACAACACGGTCATTATCTTCGTCTGTGAAATATTTGGTGACGTTATCACCCCTGTCTACAAAATTCATACCCATCGTGATAATCCTCAAATACCAATGAATTCATTGAAAGAACCAACGACTTTCTTGACCGAGAAACGGTTATTTTCAAGAACCATTGAACTATCTTCTTTGGCTCTAACGCTCCACTGATCCGCAATTTCGTTGCCCATCGTTCCTGCATGACCTTTCACCCATTTTAATTCAAGTTCACAAATTGAACAAACTTTGTCATAATAATCGAACAACTCGAGCAGAAGTTCTGTGTTCTTAGGCGGCATTCCTTCATATTCCCATTTACGACGCCACTCCAAAACGCTATTGATAACATATTGGCTGTCGGATATAATGCGGGCTGGGGGAATGCAGCGTTCACCGCAATTAGAGAATTTCCATAGGATCTTCATCGCGTTTATAACCCCGAGTAACTCAGCTATATTGTTCGTTGACGGCGGGGGTAAATACCCATAAAACACTTTCCATTGCTCTCCAGTGATTGGACTGATGGCAAATGCCCAACCAGCGGCTCGTGTCTTCTGAGGGGATGATGCCCCGTCAGTGTATATTTCAATCATGTATAAGTATCCCAAACTGGTTTTATCGATGAGGAACGAATCATGTCAGAACGCGCATATCGTTTCAGTCTGACCGCCCCAGAAATTGAGCGTTTGCTCTTGTCTATAAATGATTCCATACAAAAGCTGGACATCATTTATGACTACACGGCGGGTGGGACTGAAGGTCAAGTCGCAGCTGCGTCAGCTGTCAAAAACATGTGGCTAAAACTCAATGAGATGGTCACAGGTGAAGGTCTTAAAGACGCAATCAATGCAGCTAACGACAGCAACGTATTCACCGATTATTATAAGTCTATTTTAGATCGCGAAACTTGGAAATTTATTGGTTCTCCGGCAGATTTATTAGCAAGGGACGATATAGACACTTCCAATTTTGAAGGCGGTGAAGTAATCCTCCTACAAAAGAACGCTTCGGGCAACCCAGAATTCCAATACTGGAAAAGAACTCCTGTGGCAGGAGGTGATCCAATATTTGGTTGGGAATCTGTTTATGAAGGAAACTCCAACGACTCTTCTATTGATATTCCGGTTGTTGGGACCAGCATACTGAAGACAATCCCAAAAGCATTGTTTCATATGGTCGAATTCCGAGTACACGCTCGAGAGTCTACCCTCGGTCATTGGCAGGACACTGATGGCAAAATCGGTTATCGTGGTGAAGATCTGATTTATAGCCTGTATAATCATGTTCAAACCAAACCGATCGCAAATATATCTTTCAGCCAAGATGTGGATAATATGATCATCACGATAACGACACTTGAACCAAATATCAAGTGCCATTTATCGTTTATTGCAGGTTATTAAACTTCAAATACTGCATCGGTGAACCAGGTTGGGAAGAACTCTGGGTTGCGCATCATAAGAGATTCAAAGGAAGAATCGATTATGTATGTTGCAGCCCAGTCATCCACACCCCTGACCGAACGTCCACACATCTGAACAATGCGCAATACTGCGTTGCGGAAGTACGCAGACGGATCCACTGAATTAATATGTGCGATCAATGGATCACCCAAATAATCGTAAGGAACTTTGATCAGTATTTGGAATCGGCTGTAATCACCTTTGAAGTCATATCCTTCTTCCATGGCCGGACTGGCAATAACACAAGGTGTTTTTGTCCTGAAGGCATTTTCCATAATATCCATCAACGCCTTTCGAGTGCGTGGCACATGGATAAAGTTCTGGTATTTGCTGAATTTTTGTATTGCTAATGCGCGATCATAGCTCACTGTATGTATGATGCCAGATTGCCCTGGATGGAATGCGATTATTTCATCAATGTATTCCGTCAGCCTTTTCATTTCATAATCGCCCATGTTGTTGGTCATCTTAACGATGGGCATATAGTTGACTTTCCGATTTTCAATTGGGATTGGATTTCCAATCTGTATTGAATGATAATCCCCCTGGCGGATACCCAAGGAACGGGCATATGAATCGATTCCGCAGATTGTTGCCGACATATGAACATGGTAATCGGCTTTCCTGAACAATCCAAATTCACTTACATCAGAAGGCATGACGGGTTTAAACCGAATAAAGTCATCTCCCTTTTCCTGTACGATAAAGGTGCTGGCCTTTGTCTGAGACATAATACCACAATAATCACTCAGATTGTGTAGTACATCGATAATGTCGGCGAGTTTCATCACCTGGCTTTCACTCAGGCGGTCATCTTCAACCAATTCTTCAAGAACTTCCAACAAAGACTCCACTTTAAGATGGAGGTCTTCAAACATCGAATGCATTTCACCGGACAAGGAATACAACTTGCCCAAGACATAGTCCTTGGTGCGTTCTACGATATCGGCAATGATAGAGACTATCTCCTTCCCTTCGGGGATAGTTCGCAGCCCATCCACAGCCTTTGTATTGTATTCCATTATCGTGTGCTCTAGGAGCGTAGAGGGCATCTTATGACACTCGTCTAAGATCAGCATATCGGAACGGTTTTCAGGCTTCATACAGATGGTGGTGCACATCTCAATCATCATAGCTGCATTAGTGCAACGCAATGACGAAATATCAGTCCATAAATTGCGCGCCTGTACATAAGGACAACGGCGTTTGCTACAATGCCCGTCACGGCATGCTATACGGCATTGGACAGCATTGTAATACACATCTGGATGTACGTGGCAACGATAGTTCTTCTTGCCTTTTAGGATGTCTATCGCCACCGCCTTTTCAGCAGCATACTGATCTTGCAGACCTTTGGTCGGGGTGCTGATAGAAGTGCGAAATTGCCCATAAGGATCAGCCTGTAAAACTAGATGGCGAATCACTTTATGAATGGTAGTGCCAATCAAAGATTTACCGACACCTGTCGGAGCTTCAATGATGACATGTTTAACCTTTTTGTTGACCAAGGCATCAACGGCTTCGACGATACATTCCATCTGGCCTTGGTTCGCCTTGTCATATGGAAATTCGTTTTTGGCAAGGCTTTGTATTTCTTCTATAGGAACCTTACGGCCTATGGCGTCAATTGCCTTTCGGTATTGATTAAATGCTGTCACGTTGTTCCTCCTTTGGGTTCTGTTATAGTTTACCCGAATTCCAACAACGAAAAAGCCGAGGCATTAACCTCGGCTTTCTCTTTTAGCCTAACACGCTGTGCTAGGCACGACCGCTCTGGATGTGATTACTGGCCGTTGGCAGCAGCTTTCAGACCTTCGCCGACTTTGAATTTAACAACATTTTTCGCTTCGATCTGAATCGCTTGCCCGTTCAGCGGGTTGCGGCCAGTGCGCGCTTCCTGATGTTTAACTTCAAACGCGCCAAAGCCGACGAATTGGACAGATTGGCCAGCTGCGACTGCAGTTTTTACGCCGTTGATAAAGGATGCCACGATCTTCTCTGCTTCGCCTTTGGTCATACCCTGAGTCTGGGCGATGTGAGCGATAAAATCAGTACGGTTCATTCGGATTACTCCAGTTAGTTGTTTACAATGTTTCACTACAAGAGGACTACAGCTCACCTAACAAATATTATTGAATAAAGCGTTTATTTGCCGACGTTCAGCATTTTACCTGAGCCGGATCCGTCAACGATCAGAGTACATTTTCCACTGTTGGCGCATGATTGTAATACCATGTTATATTCATGTTGAAGATATTCAGGCGTCAGCGAAGTGGTCAGTTTCTGGTTCGCTTGGGCTTCTTGCTCGCGAATTTCAACGTTCTTTCTTGCCGTATCCAATCGTTTGTCCGCCATAACATTATCACGGATAGACTGCTCAATAGAAGGATCCGTCAGCGCCTTTTTGACCAACACGCGTGTGATTGTGAACATGCCAGGCGCAGCAGTCTCTAATTGTTGCTGAGTGCGGTCTTTAATCATCTTCTCTAATTCAGCACGTTGGGTGTGGATTGTCATAGAATCAAGAGAAGAAACGGCGTCCATCGAAGAAGATGCTGCAGCAGTTTTAACTAGATTGAAACCCACCGCTATCGTGCCATCATCGAGTTCAGCGCTCTGGCCAGCAAATTTGGTATGGAACCACGGAACCTTTGCGACATTGGGTGTGTAATAAACATCCACATCCAAGTCTTCCAGAGTCAGGTTGTCTTTGGCCTTTGGCGTCATTTTAGTCAGACTCACAACGGCTTCTTTGGTCGTGTAAACATCCACGCTTGAAACAAAGCTGGTGTAGATCCCCGCTGTTACAGGGTTCATGTCTACTTCACCCCATTGGGTGCGAACGCCGACATTACCTTCATCGATAACGCCACCACAACCAGAAAGTAGACTTGCAGCCAGAACCATAATTGCACCGAACACCAATTTCTTGAACATCAATGTACCCCTTCAAAAATATAGATATATGCACCCAATGTGAGTGCGGTTATTGTAACCGAAGAAATCAGCAGCAGGAAAGTTACCCTCACCCGTTTGCGCCAACGTTTACTTCGGTAGATTTTAGTCTCTTTCATGTATTTGAAAAAGAAAAATAAAATGAATGTTGAAATTACGAATATGAACAGGTAACGAATTAATCCGATCATTTTACACCTGCGTTTTCCACAATCGCTTGATAAATGTGACGTTCAATAGTTCCATCACAAAAACCTGGCCGAAATAAACCAGCTATCGCATCCAAACACTTCTGAGTCGGTTGAACCGGAATCATAATGTGTTCTTTGTCTTCGACAGGTGTGGGTAAACAAATAACCTGACCAACCGTGATATGGCCTGGGTTTTGGATATTGTTGAATCTGGCTAATTTGATATACTGTTGGGCATCACCATATAATTTTAGAGCGATGCTGGACAGAGTATCCCCAGGCTTTACAATATATTTTGAAATCATATTTCCCACCCTGTACTGCGCAGATGCTCGAAATAATCGTTGAGTTCGTCAACATCTTCCATATCAACCCAACGATCATCCAGACCCATATCATTAAGATCATCATCGGTCAGATCATGTTGATAAATCTGAATGCCCGAAGCATTGCAATAATCCGGCTTGATATTGTTGTTGAACTGGAACAAATCATAATCACCCAGAGCATTCTTCAGGCGCTGCGCTTCTTCAAATGTTGGAACCTCAACATGAAAGGCGATCCCAGGAACCTGGGGAATATGCCAAACGCGAAATTTAAGTTCAAACGGTTTATTCGACATGGGGTTCTCCCTGAGCCAGTATGGTTTTCATCTGTTCACGCGTGATAATTGTTTCAACAAGATTCTCATCGATCATCATTTCGTTTAACAGTTCACAACCCAGCACGTGTGGTCGCGCCATATACGGCATGGCGTTGAGTTTTTCTTCTATGTCAAGAACGCGCTTGACAGTCAGACCCATAGAAGAAAAGGGAACAGGATAAAAGAATGAAATAATCTGGTTATCCATCCCGTTTGAAAATCTCACTAATAATACATCACACCATACGCCGGACATATCACACCTCCACTGAGTGGGATTTAAGTAGTTCATCAATTCCTTTCTGTCCCATGTAAGAGAACGGGGTGCGCTGGTAGAACGCCCACAGGACCAACTGAACTACGGCACGGGAACGACTTTCGGAACGCATCTCAAGTCCGCGAAAATGTGGTGATTCAGCGGTCCATTGGATCTCTTCACCAAGGTCTTCATTACAAGTCACCGAAATGCGGAATTTATGACACAACGCGTCTACTTCTCCATAAGCAACAGTGGAAACCCTGAGTTGTTCTGCATGTGCCCACGGAGTCGTAACGATCCGCTCGCCCATCACTTTGTCAGAAACGAACCAATCGATCGATTGAGTGAAATCATCGAAGTGATCAACGCGATAGATAATCCCATGACCTTCCATACTTTTCATGGCATGATAACGCGCATCAATTTCATTATTGTCCATTGCGTTGAAGTCGATGTAAACCCGCCTCGCTAACACAACGTCTTCTGGTTTTAGAGGGACCATCGTCGTGTCATTCACCGTGTAATGAAGGATGCCTGTACCACGCCCATGGTCATGTTGGCAATACACGTATTTGGCCCCTCCAACACGGGCGTAAGCAATATAGGAAGGTTCAGAGAATCGCAGGTTCCCTTGGTCTGCACCAAGGATGATAGGATAAGATTTGTCCATGATATAGGTCTCTCAAATAAAAGGCGGTTTAATAATAACCGCCCTAATGTTATTGAATTATTTTATATCACCAACATACATGTTCAGGGTTTCATCCCATTCTAAACGAACGCGGATGGTTCCGGAATCGTTAGGGAAAGACAACTTACCACACATATGTTTGTTGGCATACGTTCCGCTCTTGTTTACGGGATAATCGTTCCCTTCACTAATAGCAAATCGTTTAAAATTCCGGCTTACCATCATATTGATGTTCGGCCATGGTAGTTGTTCACGCAGAGTTTTACACAGGATGATCTTCCCGTTGCATCTGAATGACACAAATAAATCATTTGGAGAAGAATAACGTTGTTCTTGCGGGCACAACTGTCGTATTGAAATGAATTCAGAATCATCATTATTTTCTGCCGGAGTCTTCATAGATTCTTCTTTTCTCTTTTCAACATATTGTTCGAAAGCCTTTTGACCCACAGGTGGGAGCGGATTATTGGTGACAGGCATAACGGCTGGTTTTATTTCCGGCTTCTCCGCGGATGATGTGCGAGCGACCCGAAGTTTTTCCTGAGCCTCTAAAATCCTTTCTTGGCGGGTTTTGGGTTTAGTTTCAACCTTAGAGCTGAAATCACAGACCGTAACCCAATCACCCTGATCATTGCGTTTGGCAACCAGAGTCAATTTATAGATGATGCCCTGCAGCTTGCTTTCGCGCATAGTATCTGCGAACCAGAAAGCACAACCCTGCTCAAACTTCTCAGCGAAGATGACGCGCCCGTCTTCGTGAATCAGAATGACCTTTGCTTTGTTGGGCGCGAACATCTTATTCTTTTCAACAATCGACTCGGCGATCTTTTTAGTAATAATCATCACGAAGTATTTCCTTTCAGTTCAATGGAAGTTAAATTTTAACCTGAAAATTATCTTTGATTTCCAACGAAATTAGTCGCTATTTCCCGACACATAGTCAGATCTTTGATCGTCTGTTTGCTATTATCGGCAGCGGACTCTATCATTGGCAAATCTAAAGCATTCTCTATTTGATCCACGCTGTAGAGATCAAGGCGTTTCAACTCACCTTCATAATCTGATAAAAGGATGGATGTATCTTTATCATCAGGGTGAAATTGTTGATAAGTAGACAACCAGGCCGCACATATATTCAATTTGCTGGCCGGAGTTGCCATAACTTGGAATGATGCTAACATAGAAAAGAATAACAAGAATATTATGTTTCTCATCTTTCGTTCTCCTTCATCATATTGTCGCAGTCAATCCGTGTTTGCTTGAGTTCACGCGAAAACCTTGGGTCGTCTAGATTGACAGACAAATTAGTGGAAAGATCTTTCAATCCGTTCTGAACACGATCCTCATAGTAATAATCATTTTCTACGAGCCATGCTCTCAATCCAAGGGCACGTGTCCGCCATTCCTTTTTCAAACGTCGATCTGATTCTTGGTCGGCACTATATTCAAACACCTTGATGCATTGGTTGCCATCATTGATCAGATCCAGATGTCGACGCCCGATTTGCACACCCTTCTGTAATGCCGGAGAGGGGAGAGAACGGCATTGCCTTACAGTCATACGGCCTTGTGTGCCCATACGGCCAGTCATGATGAGATCGCCAGCCTCCATGCCGCCTCGGTTAAATTCATCGTCATTCAGGTAGCCTTTCAAGTTGTAGGCTCCCTGTTTGTAACGGTTGAACTCAATCCCAGCATTAACAACTGCAGTGGAGACGTTACCCGTGTTCCAAAGTTCAGCGAAATTCTCTATGGAACCGGACTTGTCGATAGCGACCGCCTGGGAGAACCCAGCACAGTAGGAAAGATCAGACCACAGTTTGTCACCTGTGGAGTTCAGCTTGGCGGCGGCGGGTAATGCCAGACCTGCCAGCACAACCCCGAGGATTAAACGTTTCATGGTGATTCTCCTTATTTCATTGGATAAAATGATAGTCGGCTCACCATGTTGAGTAAAGGGTTTCAATAAACTATCGTATTCAGAAACGGGTATCGCTGACCGTTCTGTACCGCACACCCTGAAATTGTTTGGCGAGTTTTACGAATTCCATCGCAGGCAAATCAACTTTGTAGACCTTCATGCGCTGTTTGCCGTCCATGTTCAACGCAGCGACAAATCGGTGAGAACCGTCAACAACGTAATTGTCAGAAGACACCCAAACTCGACCCATAGGTTTCTTATTTCTGATTTGCTTCATGATCTTCCAGACCTTCATTTTATTGATTTCGTTCTGGGTAAGACGAAGCATTTTGATGGGCACTTGCGCAGCATCTATGGACACGCCGTTGTCTTCAAGATATTTGTGAAAATCTTCTTGTTTGTCGGCATCGATTTGCGGCATAGAAGAACGAGAAAGCCCGAGATTCCCAACAGGAATCCTCAGGCCATTTATGATATTCATCCAGTCAATAAAGGATGTAAGAAACATGACACACCTCGGGATATAGGGTTATCCCTTAGTTAGTTCATCCATCTATCTTTTCTTCTAGATTCTTTTCGTTCCCTCCTCTTCTGTTCAAACCGGAATAACCAATAGAAGAAATTACCACCCAATACGAAGATGACACCGATTATCACCAAGATACCCTTTACAATTTCCCAAATTAATTCTTTATCCAAAGTTACACCTCATCGTTATTAATTCCATCGATTAAAATACGAGCGGAATCAAAATCTTTCCCGCTAGTATTCAGCAACTTAGTCAAATCATCGATTTCGTGAACTGGGCCAAGATCAGATTCTCGCAAAATGAAACCCAGAATCCCGTTCAACGCGGAAGTGATATTCCCCTTGTCGATATCATTTTTGATCACCATAAGTTTTACAACAGAATTAGTCTGACGGGAATCCAGATTTAATTTGTTTGACACCATGATGTTCAATTTATTACGGATTATTCTTTGCATAATATAGTCTCTTCAGAATTGGAATGATTGTTTCATAACGCTCACCATGTATGATGGATCTACTGGTGTTCTGTTATACGTGATCTTGCCCATGCCATTCAGACGTTCGACAATGCGCTCGGCATTCTCTTCTACTGCGGTCTGGGTCGGTTGGTAATCGTTCAAATAGATCGCGAGTTCCTGTCGATTGTCGGACGTCACCTGATTGCGGAGCGAAGGATAGTTGACAACATACCCACGAGAAATCAGTTCGGCAACAAGCTGATCGTAGCGCTCGATCAGATAAATGAGTTTGTCGCGGAAGAACAGCACATGACCTTCGTTGAGTTTGTACTGCTTTGGAGCGCCCTTGAGATTACGGCGTTTTCCATTCACCACGTTAAGGACAACAGGCGCAAGTTCTTTGTACTCGGCAAGGAGGTGTTGGTCGCAAAGAGATTCAACGGGAATAACATTGATACGGGTCATGGTATAGTTCCTGCATTTCAAATAGACGGGGTAATCATACCCCGCCATAATTTATAGAATTAATTGATATGCTTCAGAAGAGCGAAAAGAATATTCGCCTTGGCTTTAACCTTACCGACGACACCCGTTTCGGCATCAACCTCTTCAGCAACCCATACTTTTCCTTTCTTGCTAATGATAACATCTCGGCGCGAAGCATAGACTTCCTTAGTCATGTACACACGGCGGAATCCTTTAGCGCGGAGCAAGCCCCAATTGCGGTCTATTTCTACTGCCGTTTCTACTTTCTTGTTTGACATGTTATAATCAACCTATTCAATTTCTGACCAACCCCACGTTAGCCAGTTATTGAATAATACGGCAAATGTTTATTCAAGTAAAGCCTTTGAAAGTAAAAATCCCCAATAATTATTGGGGATTTCATGGATTATTATTTGCAGAGAACAACGACGAGTTCAGCTAACTCTCCGAGGGTAGGATCATCTCCATGTTTACCCACCCACTCGTCACTAATTTCTACATCGTACTCTTCTTCGATTTCCATGACCAGCTCAATCATGTCAAGATCGTCACCACCGAGATCATTCTTAACCCGTAACGGCGCTAAAGCATCGATATTATCATCAATGTTATCAAACTTGTCCTTGTGATCCCCGTTGCGCCAGGTTTCCATGTTCAGGTTGTCACAAGCGTACTGAGCCAGAACACGCATTACTTCAACATAAGTTGGTTTGTTTGACATAAGCATATCTCAAAATGAAGGCGGGTTTCCCCGCCAGTTGAATTTAGATTTTGACTTCTTTTTCAGCCAGTTCGGCAGTGACGGTGTATTTCACCCCATCAACTTCCACATCCATAGTGGATTCTTCCAAATCCAGGTCGGTAAACCAACCATGGCCTGCAACAATCCCATAAACTACCTTGGACAGCGTTTTGTTCAGGGCGCGGACTTCGTTAATGGCCGCTTTTGCTGCGTCTCCGATCCAGCTTTCAATCAGCTTTTTCTGAGTCTCTTCCGGTACGCTGGTGATCATCGGCGATTTAACAAATGCATTGTATTCAGCCAGGGCATTAGCGATCAGCTGATCAGCGACATTCAGTTTTTTACCGTCCGTCTGTTTTTTGATAACAGACGCGATGCTCGGCAGTGAAGATGCGCCTTTGATTTTCACATTCAATTCACGACTCATATAGACATCGGTTGATTCTACAGAAGAAGTCTTCGGTGAAAATCCATAGTCGCGAATTCCGTTTGCTGACAGGAAATCAGCTGCTTCTTTGCCATATTTTGAAGCCAGACCAGTAGCGTTGCCTTTACCAACCAGTTCATCACGGTAGAATTTCAGAACTTTCTGTTTTGCCTTCAATGCTTCACGGCGCACATTGTCTGCAAAGAATTCAGCAGCACTGATATTCTTTGTCATGGCGCGGTTAACCATTGGGACACTTTCCAGATTTACAATGAAGACTTCCGGTCCACCAAACACATGAACACCCATGGCAGTCAAATCCTGTGCCACCTTAGCCCGAACAATCGGAGAATCTGCAGTGATAGGCATTGTTTTCAGGTTGATGATACCATCCTTGACAATGGTGTAATTGCGATAACGCCAGGTCCCCAGCTCTTCAGGAAGTTCATATTTCTTCTGTACAAACTCAGGCACAACAACCGTTCCGTGTTGAACTGTCTGCACACTGATGTTAGGACGTTCTGAATTGTAGACCAAATTGCTGATCGGGACAATCCCTTTATCATCTGCTGGATTGAATTCGGGGGTCCAATCTTCGTGCTCGGCCAGTTTGAGCGCCAGGGCTTTACGCTCTTCTTTAGAAGTCGCATTCGCAATCTCTTCGGCCAACTTGTCTTCGGTGTCATCAACTTTCTGTACAGTACCGCGCCCAATGCTCTTGTAAGAGAATAGCGGATGCTTGGTGACGATAGAGACATCGGCTTCGGCCAGGTAGGTCAAAACATCAACAATGGTCGTTGCATCTTCAGCCGGAACCATATTATAATCGATGCCATCAACTCCTCGCAGAGATTCGTCTACGATAGCCTGAGTCAGATCGACTTTGATGTTGGAATAGTCCTGCTTGGTGAAACAGTTGCTGTACTGTTTGATGAAGCGGACGTCACCCGTCTTCTTCAGCGCGGCCCAGACCAGATCGGCGTCCATGGTATACACGCCGTAAAATGCCAGCACGTATGCCGCTTGGATGTCTGCCAGATTATCCAGCTGGTCGATCATGTTGGGGTTTACAACCCACAGCTGAGAAACGCTTTCAGGGATGCTGACGTGGCCAATAGGGTGCTCTTCATCAGGATGCACAGCTAAAACAGTCGCCACGCCATTTTCAACATAAATGGCATGGGTATAAACCAGAGGAACATCGACTACAACTTTCGGTGAAGAAGTTTTCAGCACGTTTTCCAATTCGGTCTGATATTCATTCTGGCCTTCGGCGAATACGTGGGTCGCACCAGAACGTTCTGCCATTAGCGCCAGCAGTTCGCGATTACAATACCAACCGTATTCGATGAAGGTAATGTTATCAAACGCTTTGGGCAGTACTTCAGCGGCATCCAGGATTTCATTAGAACGCCAGCAGTTGTCATATCCGTCGGTCATGAATGCCAGGTTGTTAACATAACCAGGTTTATTCAGGCTAATGGCAGTTTCCGCAGCCAGTTTCAGCGGCTCAACAAAACCAGTACAACCAGAAGGCTTCAGGAAACGGTCAATTAGATTATTGATCTCACTGAGGTCGGTTGCACTGTTAATCTGACGTCCGGCAAATACCGTTCCGAAATCACCGCGAGATGAAAAGTAAAGGATGCTCACAGTATCTTCCGGTTTCACCAGGGAAGGCAGGTTCTCCTTCAGATGCTTACGGACTTCTGGAAGTGAACGATACATGGAACCGGAGATATCCACAACGATTACATGGTTAGACGGCGCGACGGTCGCAACCGCATTCTTAAATGTTAATGATTCAATCATCGTTTTGACCTTTTTGGGCTTTGGAGTGTTTGGAGTTCGCGTCGGCGTTCTCCAGCATAGTTTCAATGAAATCCCGGTTGTTTTCCATTTGGGCGACCAGAACATCACTGGGACGGAATGAATTGTCAAGACAATCAAGTCCGGCGCGTTTTAATTTGTTGTCGGTCATCAGGCTCTCGTGAGTTATATTTCCCAACTATTTCAACATGGGACTATTATATTACGACAGGCGGTATTGATGCCAATTAATATAATAAAAATGCCCGATTGAATATAACCGGGCATTATATTATTGACAGGTTGAAATATTATTCAGAGCTTATTTAAAGGAGTCTACAATGGATTTGAAAATATAATCTTTGGAGCGTTGTTGTACCGGGAGTTCTCCATACGGAACCATGCAAGGGTGTTGCTTGGTCTGAGGGTCTTTGACTGGGCCATACACCCATCCCTCAGCCTCCTTCTCCGCCATCCAGCTCTCATGCGATTCGCTGGGCTTACGATCACCAGTGAGATGGAAGATAACACCTTTGCAAGCGCTCTCACGCTGCCAGGCCGGAGATTGTTCCCAAGGCAGTTGAGAGTCGTCACCAACAGACTTGCAGTATGCGCGGTTGGCTTCATGACAAATCTTGGCGATGCGCAGAACCAATGGCGAATAAGTGAGATCGAGTTTGGAGTTGGCGCGCAGGAAATCACTAACAGCCTTACGAGATTTGGCGTTGTGAGAGTCAACAACAAGTTCCATGTCATCCGGCCCACAAACGAAAGACGCCAAGAAGCGCTCGCCATTTTCCGCTCTGAACATCACGTCCTGAATCATCACATTGAAGCCGAGGTGATAGGCCGGGCAGAGGGCGCTACGTTCAACAGCGTATTGATCGATCCGGATCTCTGCCGTTTCCGTGGCTTTGGCCAACAGATCTTGTTCAACAAGCGCCCGGTACGCCTCCAGCTGCCACAGCTGGTCGAAGGTGTTATTGTAGGAAATCTCTTTGCCCAGGGCTTCATCGAAGTTGGCCGGGTCTATGGATGTGCTGGGCTTGGTGCCGTGAACGACGAAGCCGTTATCCATCTTGAAATGACAAGTGATAGCCCGGTGACCGCCGACTTCGCGGTCTTCGTAAATCACCTCAGCGATATGTGACTTCAGGACTTCAGGAGTGAGTTTGATGCCAGTACGAGTTGTCATGTGTTATCCTATGATATTTGTTTACAGACCTCCACTACTTTACGGCACATGACGATATCGAACAAGCCGATATGGCAATCGCGCTTCTTGATCCCCAGATTATGAGCCAGCCAGCTGTAAGCATCACTCCTGCTCCTCTGCCCACTTTTCCAGATAGGGTCAAACGACCTATGAGCTTCCTGCTTAGCAGCACGGAGAGCGGCATTCGCCATCCTTCCCAGAGGTTGTCTACCATCCCCATGGGTATGGCAACCCACACGAGCGTCGCATGGCGAGCATACCCAGAACTTCAGTTTGTGTAGATCTGGGCGATGAGGGTAGAGTACATCACCACTGACGTATTTGGCAGGAAGGCCGCAGTAATCACAGATGACAGGTTTCATATTCTTTGTCCAAAAGAAACCCCGCACACGGCGGGGTTGCTTAGGCCGAGGCCGACAGATTATTTCAGGAGTTTTTCCAGTTCTTCAACAGAGAGACCTTCCAGTTCCTGCTGTTTCTTACGCTGGATCAGTTCCATGATCGCCTGGTTATTCGCTTTACGTTCGGCGGCGGTTGCGCTTTCGTCACGTTCTTTCAGTTTGACACCGATGATCGCTTTCACGATATCGAAACGCAGTTGTAACTGAGAGTCGACTGCGCTTTTCACGCCGATGAAATCTTCTTCATCGCTGGCGGCTTCCTTCACCTGACGGCTGAGGTCTTTCGCCAGTTCGTTTAGGGCATTCAGGTTCAGATCCCAAACCTGCTCAACAGACAGCAGACCTTTGTTAGAGTTGAAACGCAGTTTTAAACGGGTTGCTTGATCAAACATTTCATTGTTCCTTATTACGAATTTGTGGTCAAAATCAATTAGAAAATGACTTTTACAGTACGGTTAAACGCGCCGGACACTTTGACGAACACGTGGTTGCGTTGCGTCGTCGAGAATCCCAGACCGGACAGTTGGTTTTCATTCGGCTGGACTTTCATTTTACTACCCAACATTTCAAAAACCTTACGATGTTTATCCAGTTCTGGCTTCAGATATTCGTTGTAGAAACCACGAGTACCTTCAGGATTAGCACAGCCTTCAAGAATGAAGAACACATGCTTGTTACCAGTTTGCTCCCCATCCCAATGGTTTGGTGAATTCAGGACCAGCTGTACTTTCTGGAAGGTCGCAGTCTTGATACCCCAAACTTCTTTAGACTTATCAACATTAGCCAGTTCGGACTTAATGCCAACAACTTGTTTGTCTTTAACAGTCAGGATGACTGCAGTGATACGCCCCTGATCTTTCAGGCCAGGATGGCTGAAACGATGCGTTGCGCCTTTGTATTCTACTTCGACTTCAAACCCTTCGTCGATTTTTTCACGTTGATTGTAGTTGTGGATTTCGAAACGGTATTCACCATCGCGCAGCTTGCTTTCATCTGTAAAGATGATATTTTCCACCGGGGCGCGGTTTGGATCAATACCATCCATACCGTTCATATCGATATCCAGATGGGCACCTGTCATAGAGCGGCGATCACGGAAGTAAACGTGCTCCATGTTGTTGAACATATGCAGATCGAGGTCGTCGTTGTTGTGCCACGCCAAGGAAACGCGCAGATACCCGTCAACTTTACCACCAGCAGCCTTTACACGTTCTTTAATGGAATCGGTCACTTCACCGTTGTAAGACCAGGAGAAACCGTTGTTCCACTTGAACAGGTTAGGCGCATCTGGGTTCGCCGGAGCAACCAGGGACATCAGGTTGCTAGTATGAGAATTCTCTACAAGCACTTCCATTGAATGCGCTTTTGGCAGAACATTGCTCAGGAAATCATCAACGCTGATCTCTTCAACTTTTTCCAGGGATTTGGTCGGAGTTTTCACTTCGGCGGCCAGCTGTGCAAACGGATCCATCGCTTTCTGAGCGGCCAGATCTGCGAACAGAACGTTGTTGATTGTCAGATCATCGTAAACCGCATAACGACGCGCCAGTGAGTCTTCCAAACCCAGAGCAATAACTTCTTTCTGAGCGTTTTCGATCATGGATTTTGAAACCAGCGCTGTCGGACGTTTGTAGTTCGCCGGAGCAACTTTGGATTCAAACGATTTAACAGCCTTTTCCAGTTCCACGCCTTCGCTGATATCTGTCAGCAGAGTGCCGATAACTGTGTTGCGGATGCCGTGTGGAACATGATTGTTTGAACGGTATCCAGTATGCCATGCCCAAAGAGAACGGGCTGATTCGGGGACTTGTTCATATGCCTTTTTGGTTTCAACAAATCCCTTCACTGCTGCTTTGTGTTCTGCGCCGCGATACAGAGAATTCTGGTCAATCAGTTCCAGAACGATTTCAGCTGATTCCAGAGTAATTTCACGCAGACCGCGTTCAAACAATTCAATAGCCTGGCGGATTTCACCTTTTTTCGAAGCGATTGCGTCCGGACGCAGAACATAACTACCAAGTAATTGGGTATGGAAATGATTGTAAGTACGGATTTTGCCATCTTCACCAGATTCGTGATTGTGAGACAGGCCGACTTTGGCAGAATCGTTAAAATAAACATCGACGATTGCGTGTTGTTTGACATACGCGGAAAGAGCCGCAGCCACCACGTCATATTCATTACCCAGATCAATGTTGTCCCAGATAGAAATTACGTTCAGTTCTGAATCGATGGTGACAACACCGCCGATGTTACGGATGAATTGTTTACAGCAGGTGCAATCGTGTTCAGTACGTTCGCGGTACAGCGGGTTAGTACCAGCAGGGAAAGATGCCAGATACAGATCCCAAAGAGCATCTTTATCGATATTGGTCATGAACAGACCAGTTGCGGACATCGCCAGCACGTTGTTATTAACTGCCGTTGCGAAGGGTTTGAATTCTGCCATGGTATAGTCTTCCTGTTTCAGTTCAAAGTGAGCGCCCTTATCGGGGCGCGTCGTTAAAGTGAGGTCAATATACGCTGAAAAGATTTATTGAAAAGTTTAAACGGGAATCATGTTTACTCGAATACTTCTGAACCGTTTCCCGTCATAACTGGTGTAACCAACAACCGTAACTGATCTTGTTCCCTTTGGATAACCCTTTGGAGTACTCACAACGCGCACAGGGCGCTTGCTTTCTTTATCGTATTTCGAAATCAATTTCAAAAGATGTTTATCGATCTGGCTTAAACTATCACCATACACGGTATATTGATATTGCTCGCAATTACCCAACAAAATGATAAATTTATAAATTTTGTCGACCAAAGATCGACATTTTGGATCATCATAATGATGCCGACAGACTTGACATTCATATTTCCCAGTATTCATGTTGAACAATTTTGTTGCCCGACTTGAACACGCTGGGCATACTTTCCATGAACGATGATGTTTTACGGGTTTCATTTTTTCATCTTCTCTAACAGATTAATAGAACGAACGGGAGTCTTCTGTAATGGCTGATTAACTTCACCACCATTATACCCCACCTTTCCTCGAGGTTTCTCCCCGCGCATCACCGCCTCAACGCAGCGGGTATATTTCTGAAGTTCACAGAACATGTTCTCCAACTGCATAACATTCATGCAACGGTCTTCCGGTTCTTCTGCCGACCAAAATTCATTACGTTTATACCCGTACTGAGCGAACAATTGATCTTGATGATCACGAACCCAGAATATGCATTCTTCATGCGTCATGCCGTCCTTGTCCAAAAATAACAGATCGATACCAGCACGGCAACCTGGACCAGCGATAGTGAAGTGGTTTTCACTGAATGGATATTCATCGATGTATGTAAAATCAACCCAAATCTGGTATGCCAAGAATGGTCCAAGCCCCTCAATGTCGTCATACATCGCCTGGTAAACAGAGTCGGGACGGCTAAATTCCCTGAGGCGATCAAAGTAATGAGGGTGTTTGTTGACGAATGCCTTCAAAGATCGGATGACTCGCATCGGCATGTATGGTTCCCAGCCTTCTATTTTGTATTCACCAGGATTATCTTCGGCCAGCTTCTTGGCAACCTTGTAATCCATTTCATCTATAACACCGCCAACCCGATGGACTTTTACCTTCATGCCGCCAAAGCGTTGCTCCTTGTGGTTGACAACTAGTTCAGGGAAAGCCAGGCATTGTTTCAGACCGCCTGTATTAAACGCATTGGTGAAAACTTTGCCACCTTTAGATTCGAATTCCTGAAGAACATCTCGACACCATTCAAGATTTATGTTTCCGAATTCTTCGATCGTCCATGGACCACCCAAAGCCTGTATAGGTTCCCACATGTTGTACATGCGGAACAATACACAGTTGAACATTTTGTCAGATAGCGTGAGATCCTGATCGAGGATGATATTATTGATCAAATTTCGAGACTGCCTATCGTGCTCTCTCCGCACGTTACAAAACTTGACTTGGCGTAATACCGGATTATCCGTCCATGGCGCTGGAAGGCATTGCACGTCCTTCTTGACATGTATCGCATAACGATCCCTCATCCATTCATATGCCAGCTGGCGGTGGAATGAACTTAACATAGGATGGGCTGATTTGATTTTGGTTTCACGGACACCGCAATATGGGATGTCATGTGGTTTATCTTTCATGGTATCCTCTCTAGAATACAAAAACAGAGGCCATTATAGCCTCTGTTGTTTAGTGAATAACGGATTATATTAATCGAAGCGAGAGAGGTGTGTCACAGTGTTTTGAACAGGTGCGCACGCGTATACACGAACATTAGCACCCCACACCCCACACAGCTTAGGCATATTGGTATCGTTAATGATATACGCTGGCACATAACTTTCAATTTGGCCGTTAACATCTACGGGTCGAGAAGATTTTTCAACTGCCATAGAAAGAATTACTTCCAACGTTTTTGGAGATACCAACGCCACGCCGTTCATATCATCAACAAATACCTGACCTTCTTCAATTGCCATGCTGGCAACGATGTCATTGATCTGACGGGAAGGGGTATTCGTCAGCATATCAGAGAAATCAGGCTCTTTGAACACAGCCATGTTTTTCAGGAATTTTCCTTTCGGATATTCTTTGCCATTCCACATCACAGTCTCATTCACTTTGATGCATGCCTGAGGGAATTCACCTTCAACGCGTAACTGGCCATCTGGGAAACCGCGTGAATAATAATATTCCAGTGCCGGACCGACTTCATCTTCTGAGCGAATAAATTTGCTCATGTTAGAGGCAAACACACGTTGTAAACATTCATCACCATTAAAACCAGCGATATGGGCCACGCCGTCATTAACAGTTGTGATATCACCCTGAGCGTCCATGATGGCTTTCAGGATTTTATCCATATCAACATCATCGGTGTCTTCTTTTGGAGTTGCCACCAGCTCAAGTTTGATGTCATGATCGAAATAAGCCGCTTCCAGTAATTCGCGGGTCTCTTCCAGAACCAGTTTGGCCTGATTGCGAATTTTACCGAAGTCAGGGGCTGTAATATCTCCAGCCGCATTACCAAAAGCCAAATTCAATCTCACGTTTTTATTAAATGTAGTTGTCATAATATAGCGACTCCAGTTATTCGCTTTTTGCCCGACTTGGGCGAATAGTGTATTTTGGAACCAATTTCCACTCAGAAACTTGGTCATGTTTTACAACTTTGATCCGAGACATGTCAGCCACTTCGGTTATTTGTTCCGGATGCAAGATCTTAACCATATTCCATTGCTCCAGAAGCCGTATAATCCGATTCATACGCAGGACATCTTCACGCGTAAAGCCGTTGTAGTGCCCATCTAGCATGAACAAATGCTTGAAATGCACGATGTGATATCTGCCAAATTTATGCAGGATATGGCACGTTTGATACAAGGTGTTAGGCTCTTGACGAGTGTTAACCCCTATCCGACTCAGCGTTTCCTTGATACCCAGGAAAATCCCTGGTTTGTCTTGGTTCAATTGAACTTCAACCATACAGTCAACAATGCTGGCCTCATCGTTGACAGCTGAAAGTTTTAAGATGTCCAGCGTATTACGCGCCATGACTCATACCCCTTTAACAATTATTTGAATTACTTAGCCTTGCGCGGTTTGGCTTTTTCGTTGCTGTTGGAACGTTCGACCTTCGCCTTGATTTCAGCCAGGACTTCTTTCGGCAGGAATCGAACATATTCTGAAGCCTTTTCAGGACTGATGTAATAATACTCAGAAATCAATTTCACATCAGGATCCATAGCTCCCTTCTTAGACCACTTGTCATAGCGACGTTTTGCCGGAATGCTATGAAACGCCAGGTTCCATTGCATCCAAGGAGTAATGGCATGGAAGCGGTTCATTTGTTCAGCAACCACAAGCGTGTCTTTACTCTGAGCAAGGCCGCGCCGAGTCATGAAAGGATCAAATGCCTTTCTGATTTCGGGGTCTTCGGTCATCAACAGATTCTCTTTGGTGCTATTCAACGCACCGAGGTAATCGAACAGTGACGGAGCGGCCATAATATTACTTCCATTTGATGTTGAGCATGACGTTAGTCAAGAAGTAAACGCCGTGTAACCAGACGTCGCCGACGGAACGATGTTCAATCTGAGACTGACCACAGACACATACCAGATCAGGGATTGACTCTTTTTGAATCAAAGGAGTCTTTTCCTTGTTCTGGGGAACGCAGAAATGGAAGAAACGGGAATAAAAATCTTCAGTGATGTAGTTTTGGTTGTCGGTCACCCACTGCTTCATCCCAGCCCAATCATTGGTTTTCAGGAAATCAACCAACGCTTGGAATTCCCCTGCTTTAACCTGTGCCAGAGCGCGTTCATCGATTTTACCAAACGTGGTGGCATTATCCTGAAGAGTTCCCATAATTTTGCGATTATCTGGGAAATATGCTTTCACAATGGAAGCAATTACACCAGCTTCATACGGAATGCCTTCCTCTGTCAGGATAGTTGCGCAACGACGCATGAATTGGAGTTTAACTTCATCTGCTTCCTTTTCGGACCAGATAAAATCAATTTCACGACAGCGGGAACGCAGAGGTTCGTTAACGCGCTGTTTCGCATTAGTCGTCAGGATGAAGGAGCAGTTTTTGGAGACTTTCTCTACGATGCCTTTCAGGGATTCCTGCGCCGCCATGGAAAGTCGCTCAACTTCATCGAGGATAACGACTTTGCGGCCACCGAAAACACTGACGCCAGTTGCGTATTGAATAACACGGTCACGGATGACATCAATGCTGTTATCCAGTGACGCATTGATCATCAACGGTTTGATACAACCGATTTCGTTGCACACAGCCAGAGCAGAAGTAGTCTTGCCCGTGCCAGGCTGAGGGGAATAGAACAGCATCGAGGGGATGTTTCCATTGCCTGATGTAACATAGCCATGGATTTTTGCACGGACGTCTGAAGGGAGGACGATCTCATCCAGATTGTCAGGGCGATATTTGTTTTCCCACGCGTATTGATCTGTGACGATAGTGATGTTAGACATTGCAGCCTCTTTAGATAAAACGTTTCAAAGGGCGGGGAAACCCCCGCCACCGATAATAAAGCGCCGAATCGTTATTGATTAATCCAGCTGCATGCCGACGTAATAGTTGATGGTGCCGTCTGCGGATTGGAAGTTAACCAGTTGCATTTCGGCACAGGCGCGGATCACGTAGTTGCCTTCGATCATTTTCAGGTTGACCACATCAACAGGCATAGCAAAATCACCCAGAGTTGTTTCACCCAACTCAACAGTGTAATCGTTGGAATTGTCGATGGTCGTGGTCGTGCCCACCAGACGAGTTTTACCGCCGCTGGCAACCAGACGTACAGTTTTGTGACCCAGAGTAGAACAGGCGCGAGTCAGCTCTTTCATTTTTTCAGGAGTGACCGTTGCTTCAAATTCTACAGACGGAAGATCGATGCTGTCTGCCGGAACGACAGTCAGTTCTTTAGCGGAACGCCAGAATTGCAGTTGGGAGTTTTCACCTTTCAGCAAAATGTGGTCTTCCGACATTTCAATTTTACCGCCTTTAAAACTCGGCAGACGCTGGATTGCCAGCAATTTGGTCAGATCCAGAATCGGGAATTCGAACGGGAAGTCTTCGTCAATGTCGGCAATAGCGATAACTGTACTGGAATCGTTAACAGTGCGCAACTTTTTACCAGGTGCCAGAACGATAGAGGGGCAGATGGTTTCAAAGTTAGCCAGCAGTTGTAAAGTGCGTTCGGAGAGAGTGATCTCTTGCATTAGTTGTATCCTCAAAATATAGTGGGGTTCAAGTCATATTTGACGCAAATTAGTATCGCGTGTTTGTAGTTATAGAACAAGTGATAAATTGCCCTACGTGCGATAAATAAATGCCTGACGGCATTTATAATATTCTGTTTTAATAAAACCTTTCTTTATCAGTCTACTCGCTTCGCTCGTGATAATACTCGTTGCTCGCAAAGCTCACAACTCGTATATTACGCACGGATTGTTCAACAAGAAAGCGATTTTTATTCAACAATTAAAATATTTTATTTGGTCTAAACAGAGCATGACATTATTATGTAGTCAAGTTTGCTAACACGTGAGAAATAATATATGAAGCAATTTGTTGGTTTATACGCAGTAGGGGAAGACCAAGAAGCAATTCTTTCCATATCAGAACAACGTTCGTCATTAAAAGGCGTTTATTTACAAAGCCTTTTCTGTACATCGGGGTTTATTGTGTCACCGATGTTGGTGATACCATTACTCCCAAATAACAAAGGTCTGTATGTTGGCATTATTCAACAAGGCCAGGCGCGGGAAGTGAAAGTTGTTCCACTGCTGGCATCTAATGAAGAATTGTTTTCCCAGATTCTTGAGCCGAAAGTGCTACAACAATGTATTGGCACGATCGACTGTTTATTTGGATCCAACAAAGAAGGCGAGGCAACCCCCGCCTATGTGAATCAAGATCTTTGAAATGGTTAGAGCGCCACTTTTTTCATTTTAACAGGGTGGCGCTCCATAAGATAAAATTTATATCTCTCATGAGAATGCCTGAGAGCATGGTTGTAGGAACCGTTGTAGCGCAGGTTGTCTACCAGGTCCCAGATTCGCGCAACATCCTTAGAGGAATGCTGGCGCATCAAACGCCCCAATGTCTGTATAACACGGATATAAGATTTGCTGGGATGGGCCAATATCAGATGATGGAGTTTTTTGATAGATACGCCCTGTTGCATAGTACCATATGATGCCAACAGTGTTATATCTTCCCCTTCTTCCATAGCAGCCTGAATCTGTTTACGAACTTCTGTCTTGACTTCCCCGTTGATGACGAATACGTTTTTCTTGACTGCCGATAGCATTTCATAAACCAACATCATGTGTGCATCAATACGTTCGAACATGACTGCGACGTTCCCTTTCAAAGATAGAGCCATTCGGGCTATCAATTCATTGCGGCGTTCGTTAGCAATGAGGAATTCTATTTCCTTTTGATACTCAGCACCGTGCATTTCAATACAGTCTGCCATAGGATGTATGACTTCAATCATATTAACATTGATGTCTGCCGCATATCCTAGATCGATTAAATCGCGCGCTGTAATAATTTTATGATATGCGCCAAAGTGAGCAACGACTTGTAACCCTGCGACCTTTGTATTCGCCAGGGTTCCGGTTACTCCCAAACGTTGATCAGCGTTAATACAGTTGTTCAAGATGTAAGACAATTTATCTGATTTTGATGTATGTACTTCGTCGACGACGATATCTCCAAATTGATGGAACCACTCTTTGGGTTGGTTCTGGATACCTTGCCAAGTTGAAATAACTATGGGTTTGAAAATCTCTTTCGTTGCCCCTTCGTATATTGTCTGGACGTTCATCAATGGCTTCCATTCTGTCCCGTGGCTATATTCTTCGAAGTTGTCATACAACTGAGTCACCAAATGAATGGATGGTACAACAATTAACGTCCTCAGATTACTTTCGAGGGCATCTCTGCGTTGCCTGTAGTAACGCGCCATGATGTACAAAATAAAGGATTTGCCAGCACTCGTGGCAGCTTCGAGGACACATCTGCTTTGGCGTATTGCTGTGGCAACAGAATCAAATTGATAATCGCGGACAATCGCTTTTTGATATTGTTTGTTTTCGTCTCGGTACACCGCATTCAATGTATCGATGAACGCATGAATTTCTTCATCCGGAATATCTTGAATATATTTTAAGGTCGGATCTAATTTGATGGTGTAACCGTTCATCTTACAGAATTTGAACACCTCAAATAACAGGCCGATGTCGATAAGCCCAGAACTCTTTGTGAACAGCCGCACTACGCCGTCCCATTTACTGAACGGATTCGGTTGGAAATTAGGATCTTCAAATTTGAAGTAATCGTTGAGTTCTTCACGGATATAATCCTCGGCAAGGATCCGCATTCTAACTTCGTTCACTTTGACTATTTGGATCTCAGACATCACTAATTTCCCCCAATATTATGGAGTATTTAGCGATCCGCCCAGATTCCTTTCTGTTCTTTGTCCATTTTGTGATACAGACGGACACGGTCAAACATTTTAGAAATAACGTCTTTGCGATCGAATTCGATTATGGTGGGAACAAGGGCATTTTCGTTGGATATAATATTGATTAAACGCTCTATCTTGACATTAAACATTTGTTGAAACATGACTGAGTATAGACACAATTGAATACTATAATCTTCTATCATGCTTCGAGTTTTTAGGGTGTTAGATGTTTTGAAATCGATTATGCTTGGAATTCCTTCGTAAACCCCGATGAGGTCAACACGACCAGCAAGACCCAGGACTTCGCTATATAATGGAATCTCTTGTGCATATATCTTGCTCATTTTGTTAAGGTAGGGGAAAACCTGTTTGAACATAAACACGTATTCCCCTGCAGCTTCCAGAACTTCCTTCATTGGTCTGTTTTTGAGATACAACTCACAAGCCAAATGAAGTTTTTCCCCACGGTCTGCGCAACGATGTGTTTCTATATCAGCAGCTTCATGCCCCAACTTGTCCCGCCAGGCTTCTAACCATGTGTGGTCACCAGTACGCCCTAACATGGTCGTCACTGAAGTTAGTTTGACTCCAGTGGGGGAAACATAGTGACGACCATTTTCGGTAGTTACGCAAGTCAGTTCCTTGAACGGCAAGGAATATTGCTGAAATGTATGATGACGATTTTCAAAGTCATTAAGTTTGCGCAAAGCCTGTAGAGAAACCATTACATCCCATCCAAATATTTTCGCCAATCAATAGCATTCTTCACTTCATATCCGAGTTTGTTCAAACGATCTAAGCAACTTTCGATGAACTTGACTTTGGCTTTCTGCTCTTGAAGCATGCTAGACAATTCGATATAATCATCATCTGCTTTTACCCATACGTCTATATCAGATTTCAGGGGGCGAACTTTTAATGGACGTTCAACATAAACGTTGGGTGGCAATTCCCCTGCATAAAATCGGCGTAAATAGAGATCTATTTGGCGGAATTTGCCAGTTAGATACTCCAGATATCTTCCTTCACGAATATAATGGCGTTGCACAGTCATCCACGAACGACCAATTTTCAATGACATTTGGTCTAAGTTCATGTCTTCAGGATTTACCGAAATAAGAGGTTCCAATTCTGCCATTATATCTTCGGTTTTCATCGTTTCAAGTTTTGTTTCGCTCATGATTTATTCCCTGCTGTTTCAACTCTCTGTATTATAACTTATTGTTTATCAATTTCGCGGGTGACGCGAGTCGGAGTCAGTTTCAAATATTTGAACGTAACAGTCGTGACCAGTTGGGGAACTGCAGCATCCACATCCACCAATACGTTATCCAAAGCTGTGGGACGGGCTTCTTCCAACAACAATTGTAGACCAACAGGGCGGTTCATGTTATCAAGAAGGTCGATGGTGATGTCACGGCTAACAGCTAAATCAGATCCAGCATTGGACGCAATCCAATTGTAAATCTGTTCCCAGTTGTACCAACTCTCATCGATAACGAACGTAAATACGATGGGGTCATACGTGAGACGTTCTGAAGGTATGGAGTTGAGCACATCGCCAGGGGATGGACCCTCGATACCTTCAGAATACACTCCAGGAATACTGAAGTCATGTATTGAACGAGTAAGCAATATCAGGTCTCCGATAGTTAAGCGCCATTTATCGGAAGCCGCGAAATTAGGATTTTCGTTTTTGAATTGTACACCTGTCATGTTAGCACCTTTGCTGTGGAGAACGTTTTAGTGTTCCTGACACGCGGATTCAGAAAATGGATCATGACGATGATAATGGTGCTTGCACTCACAAGTTGCCGTATCTTTGTCACGTCCGTCATTTCTGTAACCGACCTCTGGGATCCTGAAATCAGAACCATACCTGTTAACATCTCAGCCGACATTGATAAATGCAATAAAAATATTCTGAATCAAGTAGTATCTGATTTTCAGAACTTCCAGACTCTTCAAGCTGTTGGTTGTTTTGATGATAACAACCAGTCACTGAGACCATACTGGAAAACCACGATTCCCCTATTGAGGAAAGGTGACGAAGGAAAGATCCCATATCTATCCGCAAGTATTTATTACTCTCAGAATAATAGCATCATAGCGACTTTCAACCCTTCTTTCTTTGACAAACTCAGAAGGAATACTCAAGCAAGGGACGTAGAAATCACCAGAGACGTTGCAATATCATTTCAGATAGTTAATAACACCAAATCTCCGATCCGAATTGCCACTCAGGGTGTTTTCGTTAATGGATCTGCTGTGGGTAATGAAATGAACATCTATGAAATAAGACCAGGCGGTAAAGTATGGATTCGAATGAGTGATGTTGGGGTGAACTCCCTGGTGATGGAAGGTATCGAACCAGTGGGAGTTCTCCCCGCTAGACATTGATTATTTCAGGGACTCTTTTAATTCTGGAGTCCCTATTTTATCAATGACGCCTCCAGCACAGAGATCTTTGGCCCATTCTCCAAGAACATTCGCAAAAGAGAAGTTTAGACATTCTTTGATCATACTTTCAATATGAGCAAGTTCTGCAGCTATCCCATCGGTGATATCATTTATAACTCCATTGACGGCGGTTATTGCCTCATTGATATGTCCTGTTACTTCAGCAGCCAATTGCTGTAGTTTTGCCATCCCTTCTGAGGCACCTTCCATAATCATGTCATACAATTCCGATATCTTGTTAGTCACAGTCTGGAGAGCGCCTTCCATAGCGTTTAACCATTGGCGGCCTAGATCCTGAACAACACCGAATGCTTTGTTGATCAGGTCACAATTGTTTGGTTCCCGTGATATACTTTTCAAACCTGATTTATATGAAACGGAAGTCCCAATTCTTGAATACGCTTCATTTATGCTCTGGTCGCCATATGTGTTCAGTGTCGTTATCCCCGTGTTGGCAGAGCTATACATGTTTGTGGCTGCTGTAAGTTTATCTGGTGTTAATCCACCTGCTGACATAGCCACCTGCATTTCCGGAGTCGCGTTGGCAGTTATCAATGGTATATTGGTACTACCACTGGTGATTAAATCCTGTGAGGGACCGGAGAGGGACGGAAGCGGATTGCTAAATGCGTTACCAGAGGAAAGGACATCGTAGATTTGTGCGTTCATAAAAATACCCCCAATTTTGGGGGTATTTAATCATGGTAGATGATAAATAAAGTTTTCTGAGAACTTTTTGGCAAACTTCTTCAGAAAGATGAATTTGGGGTCACGTGGGATACCCTTCATGTCATCTAAAGTAATAAAACAGATGCGCGCCATGAAGTACATGGTAAATGCGACACAAAGCACCAACAGTATTTGTAACATGGTATAACTCCTCATGGGTGGCAAATTTATTTATAACAATCGTTTGGTTTTGGGTTTGCCCATGAGAGTGATATTGACATTTATTCCCGCTTTCTTCATGCGCTTGATCATGTCTTGCGTCCCAGTAGACGAACCATCCCATAATGCAATTCCAAAGACCTCAAGATCTTTTTGCTTCGCCAATGTTAGAGCCTTGTCCAGCATATCTTTGTTACGTTGATTGCCCGCACCTTTCCCATATAACGTATGGTAATTTTGAGGAATCGGCATTGGTGTAATATGCACATAATTGATTTCACACCAATCACGGGATATCAGATCCACACCTACTGCTTCACCTTCAATAAACGTCTCTATCTCGTGAGGGATTAAGAGTTCATCTAATTTGGCAAATATTTTGCCCCGCTCAGTTATAGAACGGGAACCCGTTATAAGAACGATATACTTCTTCATAGAACTCACAGCGCCCCAAGATTGCCGATTACATACAGGCTGCACAAGGGAGTCCCTGATGAACGAGGTTCGATCGTCATCCCGCTCAGGCGGATCAGTTCCAGTAAGCCGTCAGTGGTCTGATACGCGCGTGTCGAACCGTTCGGTCGATATAGCTCCAGCTCAGTTCGCCCTTCCTTTAATGCATTGCGGATGCGAGTGAACACGCTGTGGCCTTGATATTTTTGACGTAGAATATCTAAACGGGTGATGAGATTTCGACTGCGGCTGCGACTGCGACGTCCCGTTGACGAAACAACTAATTTCATTTCTGGTGTTTTACAAGCCATGTTATAGTCCTCTATTTGTAGGGGTTGGGTATGATTTTAACATACCCGTTCAAATGGTTTAGAACAAATTACAGATCTTGGCACTGATCGCAATATTCGTCGTATGTGAATGTCTCATCACACAGGCCGTCACGCATCATATCGGCCTTGGCTTCGCCAAACATTTTCAGGGTGATAACGTTGCCGTCTAAATCTTTACGAAGTTCGTTCGGCTTGGTTTCTATGAAGTCGAACACCACAAAGAACCCTTCGGTGACATATTTGATGGTTTTGTTGCTCAGCTTACGGATGCCACCGTTCTTTTTGAAGATAGAGGTGCGGAGGTTTTCGAATTCAGCCAGGTTGTCATCGTGATTCTTGATAGCGTTCAGCATTGCGTCAAGGTCGATTTCAGGACGAAGCATTTTGACCTGATCTTCGCGGTCATAAGAAGTGAAAGATTCTATGTTGGTGATGCCCAGAGCGTTTTTAACAAACGCGTCAAATTTGGTGAAATTGTTGAATGCCCAGACGGAGATTTTTACGGTTGTCATGATGTAGTTCCTTCATTTCAGAGTCAGTGTTGTGCTGCTTATGGAATGAAGTATACGGGGTTTATTGAAGAAGTAAACCCCGTTTATTGAATAAATTTTAAATTTATTTGAAGCGATCAGGAAGAGTGTCGTGAACCTCAGCGCTCAGAACCAGGAACTTGCCGTCTTTAGTAGGGAAGCAGTAGTCTTTCTTGATGTGGCGCATGTGTTCAGCCGTAGCCGCTACACAGTCGTTAGTCACGTCGGTCTTCTCACCTACCCACATACTGGTTTTGGTATTCAATGTACCTTGGAAGATAGTGCCCGTCAACGGGCTTGCTCCAATCTTTTTGATTCTCATATCGGACCTCAGTTAATACGGAACAAATGCGGATAACCACCAGGATGACCCTGGCCAGTAACGAACACGTCGAATTTAGAACCCTTGATCAGGCCAGGCAGATTGCCGGAATCTAGCAGTCCACGGATTTGATCCATTGCCATCATCCAGTTCTTAGCAGGTTCGGCCTCGGCCTCGCCGCGATTGAGGACAAGTTCGCCTTCAGAATAATACTTCCCGCTGTCCTTCATGTAGTACAGCTTGATGTGGATGTACTGAGGGGAGGGGACTAAACGCCAGCCGTCATCAATCAGATCCTGGCGATCATTGTCCAGTGACTGATAATCAATATCACCAGATGGCAAACCATAGCTGCGCATGTAGCGGAACTTCTCAACACGATCTTTCACGTCGGAGATGAAGAACTCTTTCGTGGCGGGGCTGATGAATATGTATTTTCCTTTTGACATGATGTAGTTCTCTCAGTGATAGACCATATCATAATAGCACTGAGGACTGATAAAGAAAAACTACATGAAATCTTTTACCCATTCAGAGTCTTCCATAGGAACCCAATTTTCGTATTTGAACATTTTGTACATGTTATAGAATACTCGAATATTATTCCCGTCGTTCATACGGTTACAAAATCGTTCATGCCCCCAACCTTCATTCTTCCATAATTGATAGAATTGGTCAGCCATAGCCCAAACGTGTTGTAATGGTTTGGCTCTAGGTCGATTCCATATCCTCACGCTTGCTTGATATTTGATCTGGGCTTGCCGTGATGTTTCCGAAAATCCAATTGGTTTGTTCTTTCCTCTTGTTACGTTAGACAAATGCGCCTTTGCTTCTTCACTGAGTGGCCCAGTCCTTCCAAAATAAACGAGGGAACCATCTTTCTTAACATGGAAACGATTTAAACAAAGAGGATTGGTGTGAACGGATTCGATCAATTGCGCTTCAACTTGGAGGGCTTCCTCTCCATCCTGACATAGCATTATTACTTCATGGGTGAAGTAATCTGGCCCATGTTGTGATATAAGGGATTGGACGACTTTCGAGGACGTGAAATATTTTACCCAAAGTTCTTTGGGGTGACAGTTCTTTGCGTGACGGCATCCATAATAGATGTGCCCATCTTTTGATTCTATTTTGTAAACGTATGGTTGGTTCATAATTCCCCCTTTCAGGACATTATAACCCCATACTTCTGAAATAAAAACCCCGCCGAAGCGGGGTTTGTAAGTCGTTGTTTCTATTAGAACAGCGACTTTATCAACCCTTTACGGAAGTAAACGTTGCTATCCTGAGCAATACCGTCAGCAGTCACGTAAACCTGCGGGTCTTGGTTAGCCGGAATCTGTACGAACGGGTTAGCACAGATGCCGTAACGGGTTTTGAACGCCATACGCGGAGCGAAGGTGGTTTCACCCTGGGTGCGGTACATTTCCAGCGGCACATACGGCGCGAAGAAGATACCGGCATCCAGCGCAGTTGCGCCTTTGTATGCCAGAGTGATATATTCTGCTACAGCATACGGGTCAACATAGACGCGCATACCGTTGGACAGAACACCAGCGAAGGTCTGGCCAGTCGGGTCAACAGCCAGTTTAGTGTTTTCCTGCAGAACCGGAGCATAGTCCAGCATGCCAGACATCGCCAGAGCGGATGCCACGTTCGGAGAACACAGAACACGGTTGCCTTTACCACGACGGGTGTCAACACCGATACCGTTCGCTTCGACTTCCAGCATGAAAGTCAGGAACTTCCATTTTTCCAGCGCCCAACGACCAGAGATGTCCTGCGCGATATCAACAACACCGTTGGTGCCGAATTTTTTGAAGCGAACAGCACTGAAGTTCATGGTACGGATGAATTCACGGTTCATTTCCGCCTGAATTTCAGTTACCATCACGTCAGACAGGATATTGTCCACGTCTTCGCCGTGAATTGCCATCATGTCCTGACGCAGTTCATGGCTGTAATCAGCGTACAGGCCGCGAGACTTGGCAGTAACGGTCGCTTTCTGAACAGTGATACCAACACGCGCCCAAGGGTTGGTGGTAGTACCCAGCAGTTCAGCGTCACTTGACGGCATACCTTTACCGATAGTGGTCACGCCAGAGCCGGAACCTTCGATCTCAGCCTGACTAAAGCCAGACGGGTCGCCAGCCTGTACAGTACCATCACCGGAATAGCCGGAATCGGCTTCCTGCATGAACAGTTCTTTACGAGACTGTGCGGTGTTGGAACTGTCACCAACGCCCTGGCGAGCGCGCAGTGCAAAGATCTGACCGTCAGGACCAGACAGCGGCTGAACACCGAAGAAGTCCATCGCGATGTTGATCGGCGCCAGACGTTTTGCCATGTCGATCAGAACTGGCTGCCATTTACCGACAGTGCTGTTCACAGAACCAGGTGCGTCAGATTCGCCCAGGTTTTTTGCGTTCCATTCAGCCTGGTTCTGCATCAGACGGATGGTTACGTTTTCGGCAGACAGAGGTTGAATAGCTTCAGATTCTTTTTGGAGAACTGGCAGCCACTGTTTGCGCATTTCTTCGGTTACAAGTTTCTTAGTCATGATGCTCGTTCCTTACATTGATATTCAGTTAAGTTGAAATTACTTAGTAGTTCAAAATCAAGCCCCCTTTCGAGGGCTGCGGCTGCTAAAATTAGCCGTTCAGCAAAGCACTGATCTGGCGACGGACGGCTTCGTTGACTTCTTTGCCAACTTCGTCTTTGTCATCATCGTCATCGTCATCATCGTCGGCTTCACCTTCTTTCTTCGGTTTTTTACCTTCTTTGATGTCTTTTTCAGACTTGTCGCCATCCGGCTTGCCTTTTTCATTGTCTTTGCCGACTTTATCAGAGAAGTCATCTTTGCCTTCTACCAGGTTACGGAAGGTGCGCACACGGGATTCAAATTCAGACTCGGTCTGGAATTCAATACCTTCCAGCAGGTTGACAACAGTGTCTTTCTTGGTGTCAACCATGCCTTCACAAATGCGATCAATTACGTCGGTGCGCTGGCGTTTAGTCTCGCTTTCTTTGAGCTGAGCCAACTCTGTATTAGCCATATTGGCGCGTTGTTCTGCTTCAGCAAGGCGACTGGTGAGGGCGGCAATCTGACCGTCTGGGTCAGTAGCGAAACTCACACCTGCTTCTTTCAGCACGTTGGAGAAACCAGTGAGGAAGCGTTCAGCAGCTTCGGTTTTGATCTGAGCGTCAATAGCCGGAGCATTTTTGTTAGCCCATTCTTCAACAACCGCGTTGAGGAACGAATCAACTTTTTCCGCCAACTGAAGAGTGAAATTTTCTTTAAGGTCTGCGACTTCTTTCTGGTGGGCTTCTACCAGAGTCAGGCGCTCAACGTTACCAGCCGCTTCAGTTTCTTGAATAGCTTGCAGACGGGCGGCTTCAACTTTAGATTCCAGCAGACCAGATACTTTGTCCAAGAAATCGGTGCTGAGGCCATTAACGCCTTCAAACAGTTTTTGCAATTCAGGTTTCATGATAGTTTCCTTCTGAACGATTTTTCAGTATTTAGTGAGCTGAATTTCAGCCCAGATGATTCAATGCTGCATCAAGGCGGCGCAGGAAGTCGTCTTCTACTTGAATATTGGCTTTCACCAACTGATCAACAACGTTTCCTTTAACATCCCGAGGCATCCAAATACCCGAAGCCTCATCAAGCTGCCATTCAACAGATTCACTCACAGCCTTAACATAACAAACTTGTCCAGAAGGACGGTCGACTGCATCAACAGCGGTGAGCATAAAGCCAGGCTGAACGTCATCATAACCGTTTACTGACTTGGTCTCACCCAGGCCACGTGTAGACACGGCCAGATTGAAGTCTGCTTCGGCCAATGCACGTATGATTTGGCCTTTTGGTGTATTTAAAATTCGCGCCCGACCGATGGCATTGGTGCCTTCCCAGCGAAGGGATTCGGTTTTGAGCGCTGCTTCCACCAGATTAGGGAAAGGATAGTCAGGATGTGTGACTTCACCGATTGCGCGACGATCTTGGATATACTCTTTGTCATATGCTTCGACAGCAGGGATACCCACTTTCTGTAGATCATAGTTACGCCCGTTCCGGTTTACTTGGTTACACATCACAAACGGACCTTCGATGAACATGGCCTTCCCACCAGTTGAGGTCGTATCCTCACCGATTTGAAGATCCTTCCCTATCGCTGTGATCTCACGCAACAGTTTCATCATAAACTCCTTACTTGTTCTTACTCAGTCCCATCATTTTGCGGAACTTCATAGCCTTTTTCTTACGACGCTCGATTTTTCGTTGGTAGCCCATACCCATACGCTTTTTGGAGCGAAGAGCTTTTCGGTTGCCGATTTTGCGCACACGACGTTCGCTGGCATCCATGACTTCACAACGTGAACCGTCAGCCGATAATTTGAACCCAGGGGCACATTTCAGGCGGCGGCGGCGTTTACCACGAGCGTTCACTTTATCGATGACTCGCTGCTCGTCCATACGAGAGGCCAGGAAATCAGCGAACGTGGCGATCTCTGTGATTTCCATCATGCATCTCCTTACTGGCCGTTGTTGTTTGAATTCATATCAGCTGCGATAGAATCCAGAACATATGCTGTGCCTTGGTTTAATAGTTCTTGACTACGTGCATCAAGTTCCATGTTGCATTCTGCAACAGCAGTTTCAGTGTCACCGTCAATTACTGCACGAACGATATCAATTGCGCTCATGATTTTGATCTCCGAATTAATTTTCTATATTTAGTTGAACTTTAAATACTATCGTCTGTTGAACCGGAGAATGGGATAGTCTCAGGTTTAAACTTCAACGGACTAACATCTGAACCGCTATAATTGCCAGTTTCATCCGCCTGAACCTTCGGATAGAGATCTTTCTTCTTCTCTTCTGCAATCTTGGCCTGTTGTTCTTTAACTTCTTCATCTGACATACGGAGAACATTTCTCATAACGTAATCAATGGAGAATATAGAACCGACAAAAGGCTCAACAGTGTTCAATGAAGCCAGACGATCATTCAAGATAGCGTTTTCTTGTTGTTCACGAATGTAACTATCTGATGTGAATTCAAACTTTATAAACGGTTTGATCTTCTCATTCCAATCCTTTTCATCCGTTACGCCTTTCAAAATTAATTGACGACGTAAAAACTCCATAAAGAAATGGGAGTAACGGCGACGCAACCCAGCACAGAACTTGCTGAAACGCAGCTCTTCCTGTGTAATCTCCGCAAGGTTAGAACCCCCAATGTTAATAGATCCTTCCTCTTGGAGGCGGCTCTTAGGGATCATTAGAGCATCATAGAGTTTTTCACGGAAATAGTTCACGTGATCCATTTCGCCCAATTGATTCCCACCACCAACAGTCGCGATCTCTGTAGCATTCTGACCTTCGCGGCGCGGCAACCAATAATCTTCTGCAATACCCATAAGATGGGCGTTGCCTGTGATTTTACCAGTGGTGCGGTCATATGCGTTGCGGTTTTTGAATTTGCCCATCATCATGGTCATGTATTCTTCGGCAGATTTCTTACCGAGAGTACCGACGTCAAGATAGAATGCGCGTTTCTCAGGGGCGCGAGTGATGGCATAAATTACAGTCGCATCTTCAGTCGTAACCAGGTTGTTCAACGGACGGATAGCAGGATTTAAAAGGCCTGGGACAATACCATTGGCCAATGGCTCTTCACCACTATCGATGTAAACAATGCTTTCGTCATCGAATACGAGTTCTTGCTGTGAAGGCTGGAAGTTCTGGGAAGTACCAGATTGGCCAGTGAATTGGTTCCGATTATAATTCGGGTTGTAATAGTATTTCAGCGTTACAGATTCGATCGCTTCTATACCACCTTCACGCATTGCCTTTTCAACGATGTACACAGGACGAATACAACGAGAATCCAGCATGACCAATTTCTTGATCCCGCCTTTTTTATTCGTGGGATCAACGATGACATGATATGCTTGTCGACCGTCAACATACCATTTCCGGATCTTCTGATATGCTGTATTGTCAAAGTCCATCAAGTGCATAACTTCTTTGAAGCATTCGGTGATAGATTCTTTAACAGTATCAGATATCCCTTCAACTTTGTCAAGGTTTACTGTCACTGGAGTTTCATCTTCCTCACAGGTGACAACATCATTGACAATAATGTCCACAGCTTTGCGAATTTCAGGCTGTTGAGCCATGGACTGATATTCTTCCACAACTGTTTTAACGCTGAGAAGTTCACTCTCAACGCCAACATAGTTGTAGGTGTTTGCACCGCCCTGAAGGATTATAGAACCGTCTTGAGCGTCGTCCAGAGCAACAACTGTCGCTTTGGTTAGCAACCGTTCATCTTGTTTTTGGGCTAACTTATCGGTGTCGACTTTAGCGTTCACCAAACCGCCGCCGCCAAACAAACCGAAGAACCCTCTGCCGTATCCAGCCATGATCTAAGTCCTCAACATTTTCTTGTAATTAGTGAGGGGGAATATGATTCCCCCAGCACCGAGGACATTATAAAGATTTGTCTGACACGGCTTGGAAATAACGCAGATCGACGGTGAACTGTGTGTAAGAGTCCATTGCCGACATATCGAGTTCCAGTTGGCCGAGGTTTTGAGGCCAGCCGCCCTGTAAAGTCCATGTCTTAGTCACGTTGTCATTCGCGTCCAGAAGTTCCATGATGATATCACGGAAATAATCATCTGGATTCGCGCTGGCGCGGTTGTTTTCACTACCGTTGATGAATTGCTGCCACACTTCAAAAGCATTGTATGGAGCGTTGTTCACCACGTTAATGAACGTCACAGGAAGCGCTTCGAAACGACGATCCCCTGGGAACGGAAGTTCACGACCACCCCAGGGCACCAGAATTTCGCCCAGCTGACCTGTTGGGGTGTTGGTGGTTACAGCCAGCAAGGACACGTCACGAATTGTGTCGGAACCAGCAACAAAAGAAGGAAAGTTTACAGTCACACGCCAGCGGTGTTGGCGTTGTACGCCGCCCCCTCGTGACATGGCTGCGCGAAACTCATTGACTGTCGCCATTTTTATATCTCCAAATAAGAGTACACAATTCTAATTAGTCGTCAATCTTTTAATCTTCATAGAAGAAAGATCGAAACCATGATGAACATTACTTGAAACAGGTTCGATTTCACACAATTCCCAACGGGGATCTATGAGAGAAACAAGACCAATGTGTTCACCTGTGGATGTCAATTTTGCTGCAGTTTTACCCAGCATATGACTTCCATCATTACCGCCTTTATTCATGTTGTAACCCATCTCATAAGAATTATATTGAGCGATGAGTTGCTTCTCTAATTCCCATTTATGGACTTCATCGGTCTGAGCAATTACAACGAAAGTAAATCCAGATGTTCCATACTTACGCATGGCGTCATACAATTCACTTTGGACTCCATGATGAAAGGCATTCGCAAAATGCTGATCATATCTTCGTTGTGGGTCATTGGTCACACCGATGTAGACCTTTCCATTACAAACCATTTCAATTTTGTATGCGTATATCATATTCTTTCGAGTCTCCACCCAACAGTGTTCAAACGTTCTTGTGAAGCATTCTTCTGATGAAATATAGAAGGTGGCGGTACTGGAATTCCCTTTTCAATATAATCATAAAGAGCTGAATATTTCAACCCAAGGCTTTCCACGTATTCTTTGCAGTTGCCGTGTATCTCATGTTCTTCGCCGGATGGAGAAATCAATTTGAATCTTTTGGCGTGACCGTTTTTCTTACCCTTCCTAATTCCAGTTTCAATACATTTTCTACTAAACGAGATTTTATCTTCTTCCTTCCATATGACACCGACACGGCAACTAATAATTTCACCAGTACTCCAACGAGGGTCTGAGCAATCAACTAAACCGATATGTTCACCAGTAGAAGTCAAAACTGCTCCATGTTTGTTGGTAAACGTAGCTCCATCCCCGCCCAACGTCTTGTTATAACCCTTTTGAGTCGACATATGGGTTCCATGTTGCTCTATCAAGATAGCCTCTAATTCTTTGAGGTCTTCTATGGTGTTGGTCTGAGCGATTACTTGCACGGAGAAAGACTCTTCCCCATGTTTACGAATAGCCTGGTGGATAAAGTAATCAGAGCCGTTCCGAGCACTGTTACAATGTTCCCACCACCTGTCTATCGGGTCGCGTGTGGTGATCCCGATATAGGCTTTCTGGTTGGCGAGATTTGTGATTTTGTAGACACTTCCGATCATTTCGATGTTCTCTATCATAAAGATCATTGAAATGCCCTCCGAAGAGGGCATGTGTCTTATATTTATTAGGACGCCGCGACGATGCCGCCACCAGATTCGATTTCCGAGAATTCCATGTCCGGACGAACGGCAGCAAAGTCAAGATACACCCAATTAATGCTGTACTCAGGCTTCAACCAAATGCCTGCAACCATGGTGTTGGCTGCGATGACGTCAGCAGTGTTGTTGTCTTCATCACATTTGACTTTACCATCGTAAATCGCACCCATATTTGCCAGTTGGCGAATATAAGGACGAACAGCGTTGCTGAACAGACTGCGAGTGAACGCATCATTGTTCTCACCAAGGTAATATTTGGCGATTGCAGCGATGTTCTGTTCTGCCATAATGAACAAGCCACGAACATTGATACGATCGAAAGCAGACGGACGAGTCAGGCCAGTTTTGTCACCATACAACACGATACCTTCATTGGAGAAGGTCACGATGCTGTTAATCTGGTTGCGGTACAACACGGCACGTTCATCGGAAGACGCAGACCACGCCATTCGATTGTAGTTGTTGTATTTGCCACGGTTGTGGAACGCAGGAGATTTGTAGATACCCGCGATTTCAATGCTTCGCGCCCAAACACCTGCGGTGCCACCACAAGCCGGAATCCAACGCATTTTGTCGTTGTACTTGTCGTACACATATGCCCAGTTATCATCCATGAAGAAATAAGAAGAGTCGCGAACAAGGCTTTCACGCCAAGCAACGACATCATCCATTTCACGACCACGGTTGCCAACAACCGTATCACGGAGCGGGGATACGAAAGATACCGTATCTTTTCGCTCAGTAGATAAGTCGATCAATGCTTGTTGCTCAATCAGTTCTTCACAGTACGCAAATACTGGCTTCGCATCATATGCTTCAGCATTGTTCAAGACTTGGATAGCTGCCACGCGGTTGATGTTATAATCGTCTACGCCGCCTTCTAATTCAACAACACCTGCGGCCAGAGCGGTAGCGAAGGTGTACACCCAATTTGATGTATCATTGATGACATCTTTGAAGTACGCATTCGCGCCATCGGACTTTTTGGAACCCTGTGTGTTCTGCATGAGTTCGTATTTTTCGATAATAGAACCAGATGCGCCAACAGTGGTAATCACGGCGGTTGCAGTCAGCCCCTTATCATCTGGAACAATAGCAGTAACTGTCTGGGGACCAATAGCTTTATGGGTCACGATGACAGTGTTGGACTTCACGACAACAGAAGAATAAACACTTGTCAGGGAAGTTAGTGCTGTACCGATTTTGGTTGCCAAATCGGCTGGAGTATCAGTATCCAGATATGCGATATCTTCACCTGCCACACTGATGGTGCCAGCAGCAGTAGCCGTACCAGAAACGGAGATACGGTCAACCTGACCGACCGCGCCAGCAGAGTCGGTAATGCGACCAACTTTGTCTACGACAACTACATGGAATTCACCAGACTGAGGTGCGTATGCAAAGTTATTACGGAATTCCCAAGTTGAGAATCCAGCAGCATCACAAACATTGATAGCAATATCATTACCCAGGGAACCTGGATAACGACCAGTCCAAGTGATGGACGCCGAAGGACTTGCTGTTTCAAAATCCAGTTTGTTTTTGATCGCAATCGCTGTCTGACCTTTGGTAACAGAGTTCTTGGCCAGAGGACCAACAACACGGGTCACCCATGCCATAGAGCTGTAAGACAAAAAGTCCGCGATTACGAGAAAATCGGTCGCAGTACTGTCGTTGGGTTTGAAGAATTTCTTCACCAAACCTGTCTCACCACCAGTCACCAGCACTGGAAGTTCAACTTCACCCCATTGAAATTTGCCGACGGTCGCGCCCTGAACAACAACGGACGGGGACGTCTGAAGCGTGGCATCACGCTCAGTCCACTGAACGGACGGCGCAACGCTGAAGCTTTGAGTTGCCATAATATCATTCCTTCTCGGTAGAGTTTCGCTCAATTTGAAAGATATTTAGTGATCAATTCTTAAACCACTCATCCATGGTCATCCCTGACATTTCGTTGAAAACTTGAATACCCCCGAAACCAGGCAAATGCTCAGTTTCGGATGGGGTGTCTCCAACGACTAAACCGCCAAATGGGAATACCTGCTGGGATTCAGTTGAAGACATTCGGTTTCTCATGTCCTGAGAAATACTTGTAGATGTCAAGTCACTGAACCATTCTTGTTTTACCGCCCATGAATATAAGACCAACGGCATGACACAGTCATCGTGACAACCGTCATCGGCTTCATACCGAGCGCCTTTGAACACAAATGTACTGAGTTCATCTATCGTGTCCTGGTCTTCTATCACCAACATTTCTTTCTCAATGAGCGCTTTCAGGTTAGCACAACCGATAGATCGGACTTTTCTGTTGGTATTGATACCAGGTTCCGGTTTACGTCCACCAATCCGTTTCCCCGTCCCTTTGTTATCTGTTGATGTGAATATGATTTCTGGATATTCTATCTCTTGATAAAGAATTGTAATAACCTGACCGCCGACGTCGTTGTTTGTTTCAACAAGGACAGGGCATTCCCCGTATTCGGTGCACATATCAGCTATCGTGTATGCATACATCATAGGAGGTATCGTGTTATTCCTGTACTTGGCTGCTATAACATGCGGATATTCAGTTATATCCAGAATTGTTAAGACGGAATAATCTCCTTCCACCCCCTTCCCAGTGTCCGCAATCCCAAAGTAGAGACGTTGTGGGTCGTATTCCTTATAAATCTTGGTGAATTCATTAGGTTCCCGATACAACTTGGACGTCATTTTATCTAAGCATTTGGCCGGAATCAATGAACCCACGGAACCACGGAACTTAATGCCAAATTCTTGATCGAAACGAGCATCCCCCAGACGGGCACGTTGTTTGGTTTCCCAATCTGGATCTTTGGTATATGCCGGAACCTTATACCATGGGACTTCAGTTAGGTGGAAGTCGTTGTATTGTGGATGGCGCGGATCTGCTTTGGTGACAATATCATAGAACAACCCTCGCTGGCCTTTCGGAGTACTTGTCAAAATACAGCGTGATGTATCGGCAGATGCAATGGCTGGGAAAGTTGATTCCCAAAATTCAAAGTCGTTTTCGATAAACGCGACTTCGTCAACGTACAAGAGCGATACAGAACGACCACGGATGGAGTCCGAAGACGTGGCATAAGCGTATATCTTAGAACCATTCTCAAACTCTATCAGGGTAGAACCAAACTTCTCACAACCCTGCTGAAGGAAGAATGGAAGGTCTTGGTATGCTTTTCTGATACGGTCAAGAATTTCTATCGCTTGTTTCTCTTTGTTTGCCAGTACTGCGATTTCCTTATCAGAATGGAACATCGCATACCAAAGAAGAAACGCCGCCACCACGGTCGTGTTATGACTGAGAAAGCCATTCGTGTAATAACGTTGATCACTAGATTTGACCTGCAGATCGTACATATGGTGATATTCACCAGTCTGCCAAATCTCACGGATTTCTTCTGGACCTTCGGTCGTCATGATGTATGACCCAGCATTCAGGTCTTTGGCAAATATCTCCTTCATGTCCGGAGTGAAGAACATATGTTCATCAGCCACGTTAATTCGCCTTCCGGTAACGGTGACAATAACGAATTCCGCATATTTCTTCGTCTTATGCGCTGCGATAACCGGAACCCAGCCACTATCGGATTGTACAAAGTAACGTTTGCCGAAGCGGCTGTCCACGAACTTGTCATGGTTGCCAATGGTATTCAGCGGCACAGCGTGGTTGACGTCCTCGAAGCGGCTGTGAAGCTCCCCTATAGTCAGGAGCAACTCCTCTTGGCTGAGAGTATCGTAAACTGTGACAAGCGTGTCGCCTTTTACACATTTTCCGGACTGACGAGCCTGGACGACCGCATTAAATCGATAGTCCTGAAAGTCGTGGAACAACTGCTTCTGATAATCATGCATATCGAAAAGGATAAAGCCCTTATCGATCGTGGTTATCTTGTAATAGTTGGCGGCGAAGTAGTGTGCATCCATAGAACATTCAACGAATTCGTCTTCTTGTTCATCTGTCAGCATTAACTCGACTCGAGGAGCACGCACAGAAGGTTTGCGCATGAACGTTTGGTCCATACGCAATTTTACATCGTCTATTTTGAACCCCGTTTTAATTGGGGCATATTCTATATCACGCTTCTGATACGCCATCGTCTTCTTCCTTCACATCAACTGTTTCACCATCAATGATTTCATCTTCTGGTTGTTGTGCGGCCTTTGCTTGTGCTCTTTCTTCAGCGCGGCGGCGTGCATCTTCGATCGTCTTCAATAAATCGCGAGAAGATCGCGCCTTTTTCCCAACCGATACTGTTGTTGTTCCGTCTGGTGAAGTTGTAACATCCACTGTCGTGTCATCAACAGGTGGTTCTTTATCACCTGTTACTGCCTTGATGGTTTTCTGGTTTTCCATCAAGTCTTTATTCAGACCGCGCATGAGTTCACCCAATTCACGGAAAACAGAAAATGCTCGCGGAGCTTCTGTGGATGCAGCCAATTTAGCGGCTTGTCCCATCATGAACATTGTGGCTTCTTGCATGGCATATGTTGTGTCGCGTATCCGTTTGTAATCCGTTGTAGCATCAGTGTCCGCAAACTCAGGCACTTTGGATTCCTTGGAAGCAATATCCTCCAATGAAGGCGGTTCAGGAATCGGCTGATACCCTTCCGGACGTTCACCAAACCATTCACCTGTATTTTCATCGAAGTCAATACCTGGACGAGGGGCGACAGCCTCCATCGCCTCCTTCCCAACTTCGTCTCGGGCGGTCACCGCATCAAGCGTAGCGAGTAACCTTTCTGACATATTGCTCATGATCAATCCTCCGGATGATGTATGCCGTCTTTATCAACTCGGAACCACTCAGGAAGTTCCGACCATGGCATGTTCAAATCATTAGACATTTCAATAATTATCTCTTTGATGACGTTTGGATCCCCACCGCCCGAACCATCATCAACCCAATAATCTTCTCCATAGATGTGACCATGTAATTGAAAATTGAATGAACAATCTATGTGTGGTGATTCTGTTGCGTCCCCTTCCCAGTTGTCAGAAATCGTGTGATTTACCAACATTATCTTCACGTTCTGATCTTGAGATAAAGTATCGTTGTCCTTTATCTGACAGTCAACAGAAGGAGTGAACACAGAATAAATTTGTTCTAATACTTGCAACATTTCGACCAATTTTTTAGTTCTGATATTGTATTCAAAATCTATAATGATCGGAATGCGTTGTTTGGACCGTGCCGTAGCGGTCGATATTTGGTTGTGGTATGACTTCGTCACCTGTTTATTGATTTCGAACTGACCAAAGGACATTGTTGCAAATGGTAGCATATTGGCTGGCACGTTCCTGTTGAGGTCATTACGGCGGCCAATGGCCATATGCAGCGGGATTTCCATCAAGCCACGTTCGGTTTTGACTTTTAAATCCGACATGATAGCGTTGAACACATGTATGTATTTCAACAATGATTCATGATAGAAATATTTTTCAAATGGTCTGGCCATGATTATTCCCCGAAGTCTATCTTCATTTTATTGGGCGAAAGATCTTTCTCTATTTCGTCCGCAAATTGGTTATCTGTCTGTAGACTGGCATCTTTATAGACACCATCGCCGTCTAGATCTTGTAAACGTTTATCGATGTCGTCAATTTCAGATACACCAGTATCGAAATCTTCATTACCATATTGGAACAACGTGCACGGTAAGGAATATGTGTACCATTTACCGAATTGCATAAATTCTTCGTCGTTATTCGGGTTATTCACTTTGAATATCTTGTTCGCCATTGGGAGGTATATCAAATCACCTTCTTGAGGCATCTGCTCAAGTCCTGGCCCATTACCAATCACTTCCGAAAAACGGCGACGAGCAATAGTGAACGTCACTTCATCTTGTAATTGAATACCGCCAAACTTTTCCCACATCTGTGTGTTGAAGCCTTGATAATCCTGCATGTACACTTCGATGTCAAACGCTTGGTCGAATTTGTGTTCGGCCTCGTTTAAAATTGGGTATTTTTCAACAATAGAACGTGGAATATACTTGACGTCAATCCCACGCAATTGTATCATCTCGACCACCAAGTCATCAATTAATTTTTGAGTCCCTTGGTGTGCAGTGTAATTGAAATATTTCGAAGTTGCCATGACTTTACCCTCAATTTTGAAGGTATTTAGTCAACCATTAATCTATTGAGGAATTAACAATGCAAATTGAAGATATCAAGGAAACTCGTGACGGAAGGCGTGTGAGAATTATCTGTGTAGACGCTAAAATCGCCGATGATTCATATAACATTGTGGGTCTTATCAAAGGCGAAAAGGGAAATGATTTTATTGAATGGTGGGACGAAAAGAACGTGGTTGATGGTTATATTCTAGCAAATTCAGATCCTTCCGGACGCGACATCAAGTTATAAAAGAAAGGCGGGTTATCCCGCCTTCTCTTATCCCATCATGAAATCAATGGGGTATTGCTGACCAGTACGCAATTCTTCCTCCAACCGCTCTATCTCGGTCTCGGCCTCACTGAACATACTATCACCATCCAGTTCGATACCACCAGGGAGACGGATGCCTCTTGCCTTCTTAAGCACCTCTGCCCAACGGCGCTTGACCAATGCAGTCGCATACGCTTTCAACCACATATCATTCCATGCTTCAGCGTTTTCTTCCGATTCGGGGTCGATATTTTGATAACAACGAAAAGCCAGAGTTTCATCAACAATGGCAGCAAACTGCGGGTAAAGGCGTCGCTGGAACTTCTTGTACACAAAATTACGGCGAACATTTAAGACGCTTGTGATATCCGACAGGCGTTGTTGCATGGAAACATAATCAATGAGACGAATAGAAACCAGCGCTGCTTTGGGGACAAGCATTGCTTGAGCCATTTGCCATTGAGGAGTTGCCCAGTTTCCGATTGACTCAATAGGAGGTCCAGGGATAACTTCAATCACATCGTCAATATCATCGGGAAATTCTATATATCCCTTGTCGATATCTTCTTGTTTAACTTGGTACAGGAAGAACGCATCTTGGCTACCATCACGATGATATTCCCAAAATTTCTGCAGAGCATCATCGACTGCATCTTCGACTTGTGAACTGTCAAGGTTAATTTGGATCACAGGAGCACCCAATTTACGCAAGACATAATTCATAAAAGATTTTTTGTCTCGAATCTTATTGACGGCCATTGTTATTCCCCTTTTGCTGCAAATCAGATACAGTAATCCGCAGTGTGCGAACATCATCTGAAAGACTGCTGCTATTGAGTTTTAACTCAGCCATGTTTTGTTTGACATATGCGAGGTCAGTATTCATGATCGCCATACGTTCACTCATGTCATTCACTTTCTGAAGAACTTGATCCATCTTGTTGGAATCTCGTTCCAATACATTCACGCGCGTTTCCATCCCGCCCATGAACCAAAGGAATGATGCCGCAGAGACCAATGCAGAAGCCACGACAGCGGTTAAGATACCACGGATGTCAAGCCCCGTTCTTTCAGCTTGCGTCGCCATTCTGACCTCCTTCGGGGATTTCGATCCCCAACTTTTCGGCCATCATTTTGATTGTCGCCTCCAGATTAGATATCTGGTTTGATTGTTCAACAATGGTGGCTTCACGAGTTTCATTGCGTTGACGGGCTTGCAATGCAGCCATGCCAGCGGCGTGATCGGTGCAAATAATCGCGCCAGGGCAAGAACTGCTTCTCAACATGGATGCGTGCCCCTGTACTTTCACTCCACGCATATCTTTATCCTCTATTGGTTTGGTGGGCTTTACGCCCACCTTTCAACATTATTTATGCCAGAGCAATAAGACGGAAGTCTTTGAATGATGGAGGAGCAACGCGGTTCCCCCGTACAAGCGCTCGGACTTTCAGGCCAACAAACGGGTTATTGCTCGCCACAGTCTTGTCATACTCATATTCAAAGAATGTGGAACCGTCGTTAACCAGAGGCGAAGTTGGGGTGACGTCTTCCCAAGCCACACTATCCATCTCTTGCCCTGCTCGTAGAAGTTTCACCTGCACCTTCATCGAAGACTGAGATGGGAGCATTGCACCAAAGAACAACTTCACAGTAGAACACGGATTATCAAATCCGATGTCCTTTGTCACGTATTTGAAGACATCTTCAAATGGATCCACACCGTATGAGTTGAAGATTACGCTCAGGTCATCGCCATCAATCATTGGAGCAGTGTACACGTTGTTTTCACTACGCGTCATGGTGGCTCGGATTTGGAAATCCCCGACCTGACGATAGATACCTTCAGTCGGCAATGCCACGTCAGTGTCAGTTTCAAACTCAGCCCAATCAGACATAGAATTTGAAGTGGCATCGCGATAACGGTATTCCAATTTCAGAATTGAACCTTCCAGAGCCGAATTGGTAACGCTGGCATAGAACATATCAACCAGATAATTGCCCAAGAAAGAAGCATTATCTCCACCGATTTGTCCATTGCTGTCTGCTGCCGTACCGACGTCAATCTTGAATGAAGTATAGCTCGCATCTGTCACAGTAAACGTTTTGTTAAGTTGTTCAGGAGTAAAGCCACAACCGCCTGTCAATTCAGAAAGAGTGACATTGTTCCCAGCAACCAAACCATGACCAGGTGCAAACACAGTCACAACAGAAGATCCGCTCACGCAATTAAGGGTGTTCAGACCCAGAGGACGTTGTTTTGGCCCGAGCTTCGGATCAAATGTTACAACGTTCTGACCAGCCGCAAAGTTGCAACGATATATGCGGAATTTCATATCAGCCATTTGGTTCGGAGACCATGTAGAACCGTTTGAAGAAGTGAAGAACACCCCTGTATACGGTTGTTTGGCGATATATTCGTTGGACAGAAGGTTTTTCTTGCCCATTTCCGCGATATACGCGTTGTAATCCTGAGTATTCGCCAACAAAACGATAGCAAACTCAGTCGATGCTTGCAGATACACCGGATAATCAAAGGTGAACTTCGTACCGCCGGAAGAGTCTGTAGAGATCGTCACTTCAGACGGGTTCAAAGTTTTACGAGTAATGACTGTATGAGAAGGTAAGCCATTCTCCATCTCGCGAATTTCCAGAGTGATCGGAACATCACGTGACTTGGTAGAGAAGAATACTTCCACGCCTTCAATATACTCGCCGCCATTCTTAGTCGCTACCATAAACGATTGGGCAATCGGATCACGCCATTGGTCGACCACAACTTCAGAAGTGCTGGTTTCGGTGCGAGTACTAGCAGTGTAACCCAGGACACGAGTGTTGACAAAGGTCTTTTGAATACCTTGTTTCTTACCGAAAGATTTATGAACAATTTCTGCATTGGTCAGTGTATCATCCGCAGATTTACTGTCAACAGGGCTATCCGTTAAGCGGAACACGTTATCGCCTGTGTTGAACTTGATTGTATCGTTCTGTGGAACGCGGAATATACCTTTAACAGCACCATTGGCATCAGTGGTGATTGGGTCACCGAAATTACCACCATTCGGTTTGCAATACAGATTGACGTCACGACCAGAGAAGAACGCATACATACGAGTGAAAGGTCGCAGCCCAGATGCGTCGAAAGAAATATCGATCTCGCGCATGTATGGGATAACTTGCGTCTCCACAATCTGTTCACCAGTCATGGTCGTGGTTGTTTTGTCCGTGTATGTATATGTGGTGACATCACGGGCAGAAACAGTCGTGCGGTAACGATATCCCCACCACACACCACCAGCGCCATGCGGTTCCCAAACACGATCAGAAACAGAAACAGTACGCCATGTTCCGTACACTGAACCTTCTTGTACAGTACCACGGGTGTTGATCGTTTCATTGATAATACGCGGCGCAACATAATAGTTTTCGAACCAGTAGTCTGTGGTCGGGTTAATCTTCAAGAAACCTTCCCAATTGAATACTGCATACGGGTTAACGTTGATCGTCGTCGTCGCATATTCTTGGTTCACTGAGATTTCAGGCGTGTAATTACAAACCACCATCCCATCCATCACTTTGTTCCAGCCAACAGGAGTCATGTCAACAACGTTCTGTTGTACAAACGGGCGTAGACGTCCGTTTTCGGTATCGATAGAACCCATCCAATCTTCAGACAAGTCATCAATCAACCGGAAGTCTTTGAACGGATCAGCTGCAATACCATTTTTGAAACGGGGATTGCCCGTGATGGGGTCGAACACTTGCTGTGTCATCGCTGAAGATTCCAACTGTGACAGAGAGGTATAGTATTCAACATTGGAAATACGGGTTTCCAGTTTACCGATATCGCGCATCGTATAACGACGATTGTCAATAGTGCGAATTTGGATATCATCAATATTCGGCGTATACGGTGGGATCAACAATTCATACAAACGCATGGCGTTCGCTGGGATTGCTGGAGAAGCCAGATTGTTCGAACTGATGCCACGAGCCACACCAAACACACCGTTATCTGCCAGATAAATCGCGTCAATACGCGGCAGATAATATTCTGTGTCCAGAATAACTGCAGTGTTTGGACGAACCATATCTGTGTCAGAAGTTCCGTTGGTGATTTTCGGACGGAAATCCAAACTATCTGCCAGGCCGTACACCGCGCCTGATGTAGAAGATGTATAATTCGGGATATCTTTATAATCCATCGAAGTATACGAATCAGCAGAGAAGAAATCACCGGAACTGTGGGCGAAGTATTGATACACCACTGTATACGTCCCTGAGATTGCTCCAGCGCTGGATAACAAGTTAGACTTGTAATACCCTGCATCACGCTGTCCGCCATCTAGGACGAAGCTGGAGGTCACGTCTGCGCCAGTATCGTTTTTGACCGACACCAATTTCCAACCATCGTGATTCGCCAAAGGGCGGCTAGTCTGCGAGGTGAACGTCACTGTTTCAGTTGTTTCAGTGATGGTCTTCGTTTTGATTGTGGCCGTGGTACGAATCATCAGCGCCAGCAAATTGATTGACTGGTTAGCATTACCACTGCCCAGAGAAATCTGCAACGCCGAACCGACCGGAGAACCAGTCAAAGACAAAGAACCAGAGATATCGAACTGCGCTTCAGAACCATCAGATTTCGCTGCAGAGTACAACGAAAATTCTGGGGAAAAACTATATCCCAATGGAGCAGAAATAGAACCCGCGCCGCTGTTGTCCAACGTCACTTTATACGTTCTGAGAACAGTGTAGTTGATATCCACGGAGCCAGTTGGTGCTAAAGTCTTGACACCGAATACCGGAAGAGAGAAGATCAGATCTATCATAGAACTCTGGTTAAACTGATTGGATTCCAGTTCAGCAGAGAACATGGTGATACCGCTTTCTTCGTAAGACACTTTGGTGATAGTGGATGCATCGCCAGTAACGACCAGGTCGCGCATATACAGACGAAATTCTGTTGAATTACGTTCAGCTGATATACAAAGTGCTGTAGCCTGGGTAACGCCTGAAGCATTCAGTAATTTGTATCGAACGGTGCAGGATATCACTGGCACACCTTTAGAATTCTTAGTGACCAGATAATTGCCTGTGGCCACCGCAACAGGGGTGTTGTTCAGGACATCGGTATCCCGCGCCTTATCAACGATCACCAACTCTTCCCCGACGTTTTCGATACGGCGACCGCGAACATAGGAAATACCTGGTTTCATTACAGACACGAATTTACTTTCGTCGCCGCCATCAGCAGCATTGAATACACCACCATTGTTATTGACTTTCAGGTGTTCGCGGATGTCGATCTGGTGCGTTGAAACGTTGTAATCGCCGTTGGTTTCATACGTCCGTTGGGCCAACGTGTCTTCCAGAATATTATAGGTGGACTGAGTCACCATAGACTGGATTTTACCATCACGAACTTTGGCCAGTTCAACAAAGTCTTCAACCACAGCATCATAATCAAATCGAGATAAGACCAGATCTATTCGAAGACGATGAGCGCCTGGGGCTTTGGAGTTAATCGTTCCCTGAGCATTTGAATAAAGGGATTCATCTTCTGTTTCAGTGACAATGGTTTCGGTGACTTTAAATCCGATGCGGTGGGAAGTGATGTTAGAAGTTTTGTCAACGATAAGAGTTGCGTCATCAACGTCTAGGAACATCCCACGAATGAAGTAAACGCCTTTCGTCATACGAGCGACGATAGAACCAGTCACTGCAGCTGCGATACCATAACCAATACGAATGAAATTATCATTCACGTCGTAAGTCTGGAAATACAGATTATCGTTAACATGGAATCCGTCAGCATTACCCGCTTCAGTCATCTCAAGGATAGCCAGCATCGTATCAGGAGCAGACAGATCACGTTCAAGAGACAACACACGCGCTTTGGCATTATTGTCCTTCCCCAAAACGTAGAGTTCAGAAATACCTTCCAGATCAGTGAATTCAGTACCACCAGCCAAAGTGAATTTCAAAGAAACTGCGGCATTGGTGATCGTCAGACCGCCAGGGATAACCATAGAACCATCTTTGAACAAATGGTTGCCTAATTTTTCAATTTGATCCTGAAGAATAGTCTGCATCTGGTTCAGTTCGCGAGTCTGAACCTTGATAGGCATCGGACGAAAAAGAATCCGTGAAAAACGTTTCCCAGGATTCCAGTCATCCCAATACGGGCGACGGTTTAAATTTGTAGATTGCATTTTGATGCTCCATAGAGTGCCATTTATAGAGATATTTAGTATACAGCCAACAAACAGGATAGAAATAAAACCCCCGCCGAAGCGGGGTTTTTACTATGATCCTATAATATTATAGGTTAGAGAAGTATTACCATCAACTGGATCAGCATCTATTCCTGTCGGTCTTGACGCTGTCTTAACCATGACACCAGCGATAGTTTGTCCAGCTGTTGCACCTACATACTTAGAACAATTTACAGAATAGAATAATTGCCTGTATTCAATATTACCCTGAATCTCACTTAGTACAACATAGGCCGCACCAGAATCCACTGGGCAGTTAGTATGTATGTTTACTTTTTCCGTGGTGGAGACTCTAAACATATGGCCGCCATCTGTAGATATACCAGCAAGCCCAATTAATGATAATGTCCCACCGGTTTTGATAAGGAAGCTACTACCAGAATTTGCCTTCAAGCTACCAGTACCTTCAAAATTAACCATCGGCAACTCCGTGTTAGAGGTAATGGCTATCTCACCTGGGTTAAGATAAACTCTTTTGCACTTGAATAGCTGGCATAACTTTGAAATATTAAGTAGCTCTCTTATAGGTTTGGTTCCGTTAAATCCCCAGTTGTAGTTATTACCATTTACAGGATCTATGTATAGAGTGTCTGCTTTTACACCAACAACATCTTTGATATAGAAAATGTCACCAACTTCCCCAAATTGGAATTGACTTCCCATATTTGTACAGTCGAGTACCAATGTAGGGTAGTTACCAGTACCTCTAACGAGTTTTAAACCACCTACTGGCATTTGTCCTCTGACAACATTTCGAGCAGTTTCTGGGCAGTTTTTAAGGAAGTACATACTATCTAGATCAGGGTCTTGTCCGGAAAGACCTACCCCTGACAACGTAACATCTGAACTGGTATTGATCAGGTAGAAACTATGTTTTTTCTTCCCACCAGATGATTCAATGTGGGGTTTATCAACCATAAATAAACCGTAGGAATCAGTATCCCGGCCAGCGTGAACAAAGTCGAATGATGCTTGTTCGATGATTGGGCTATTAAACTTAACCTCTGAACCTGCAAACTGAGTGATGGCAACATCACCTACCTCAGTAAACCCTGCTGGTTTATACACCGCTTGTTCTAGCTCACCATTGGTATTACCAAGGCGGGAAATGTAAGCATTGTTTACAGTAGCACCGCCATTAGAGTCAATGAACACTGCGCCCTGAGTTTTATACAGGATGCGTAGATTTTCATGAACAGAACCCCATGATGCTGACTGCAACAATCCTACTCTTGGCAGTCTTGCTGTTGTAATATCGCTCCCTGTATTCTCCCCAATAGATAACCCTTTTGTAGTGCAACCTGCCCCACCTATCCATTTAACACCAACCTTTACACCTGGTGCTGTAATCAGGTTAAGGTTACTAATATCAATTTTTCTGGCACATGTTACAGCGTACCCATTATCAATATCTAACCCAGTAGGATAATAATCTACATCTTTATTGAGTTTGTATGAACCATCGGGTTGTTTACGGTACACCATTAAGCTGATTGCTGCTGTATTCTTATCTACTGGGTCATAAAACAATCCTTGCTTACACTCACGAGTAAAAAAGTTTGGTGCTGGCATTTCAATTGAAACACCTGGGGGTATGTATAGCGTCTCTGTGAAACGGTATAACTTGGTCAGGTTAATTTTTACTGCTACTTTCTCCATGTACGAGTTTACAGCCGCAGCATCAGGAAGTGTTTCAGGAACGTTGTTTATGTCTGAAAGCATTTCTTTTAATTTTGAAGTATCGTCAGCTATTCCGTCGCCTACCGCATTGTACTGTTCAGGTGTGCGTACAGTTAATACATTATTTAGCGTCCCGTGCGGATGAACTCCAATCAACGAGCCATTGCCGTTTGCCAGTTGTGTTCTCAAAGAAGCATCACCAACACTAACCCACGCGCCAAGACCAATACCACCAGTTGATGCAGGAGTTGAACCGGCAGGGACAGCTTTAGGTAATGCTCCATCCCAGCGATACTTACCATCTGTATAAGTGAGTAATTCATTTTTAACGTTAAGCGTAGAACCAGAATCAAACGAACCAGGTAAGGTTACGTATTCTTCACGAGATACAGCTAATGCGCCTAAGTCTACAGAACCTGCTGAATGTACAAGTACAGCAGCAGTATTAAGACTGACGGCAGTAGTACCAGAAGCAATACCAGCAGGTAAGGAATAAGCTCTTTGCGTTTCCTTGTCATAGATAACTTTATACCCCCCCTAAATCTACACCAACCGAAAAGTAAACAATCTCAGATTGCTTAACCCCAAAGTGTCTAGCTACTGCTTGTTTGTTGGTTAGGATTCCAGTTGAACCCTTACCACCTTGACTAAACATCTCGTTCATACATACCTCTTTGTTTTTCTAGTAAGCCCCTCCTAAGAGGGGTGTATTTTTTTAAATAGAAGAATCCAATATACGGTAACTAATTAACTTAGTAGGGTCTACCGGATTAATCAGATTGTAGTATCGTGAGGCTACATAATCGTTCTCGGAAGAGAACATACCAACATACACTTTAGCGCCCACCCCAGAACAAGCATCCCCACCAGCATTGCTATCTGAGAAGAACGTTAATGGGGAAGTTAATCCGAATATAGAATTAAATGGTACGGCTAAATAAGCGCCTCGGAATGACCGTCTGATTCTCTTACCCGTCTGAATATTAAGAATACTCCACCAGAAATATCCTGGTTTAGCACCAATAGCTATATGATATGGTACACCACTTTGTAGTTTAAGGTCGTTAGGTAAATCCCCAGATAAAATTTGGGTTGTACCATCGCCCCCCAATAGCAAAGCAATTGTTTGTTTTCCAGAAGCGTCTATAACTAATTGAAGATGAAGACTGTTGGATGTATCACTAAACCCTGAACCAATGGCCATGAAGTTAAATACTTCAGCTCCAGATATGGTGGGTACTACAACAGCAGCCATGGTAATACCTTCTGGACCTGCTGTTCTTGAATACAGTAATTTATCTTTGTTGGCTTGTGATAGTCTCAGACCATTTACTTGCCCTACAGAAGATGGGACACTTACATAAACAGGTGTAGTGCTAACACCATCAAATGTAGGGGTCTCGTTCATGGTTTGCAAACCAGTCTTGGAATAATTAACCAATCCGTTAATGCTCAGGTCGGAATTGGTGGGGTTGATAATATTGTTATCACCAATAAAGTTAATGCCCATATAACCAGTCTCAACCACACCATTAATGGTGACACTACAATCATTAGACAGGAACTGAAAATTGCCTGCACTAGAGTTAGCACCTGAACCACTATTCGCGGCATAATTGAGTCCTACGAATCCGTTGATAACTGCATCACTTTTGTTAAATACGATGTTGTAGAAAGTGTTGTTAGCATTGATGCCGTTACGATTGGTGTTCAATCCGTTCATGGAAATTGAATATGAATCGCTAATCTCAATGCCATTCCCGCCACAATCTTGTACCTCAATACCATTAATAACCATATTCTGGCTGTTATTAATAGTAATGCCTGGGAACTGTCCTACTGTACCATAAGGTTGCCAGTTAGCCCAAATGAATTTACCGCCAATAATACGACCATTACCACAACCATCAAGAACCAGACATTGTTTACCGCAGGTATTAACCTGGATATTTGTCCAAGTCCAATCAGTAGTAGCACAACGGACACCCACCTGATTGATGTGGTTGACTAAAAGAGAATCTGTAGTAACACTAAAGTTACCACTATCAATATTTAACCCATATTCATCAAAACCTGCTATATGGACTTTAGAAATACACAAGTCGCGTCTTGGGTCTGCGGTAGTGTGGAACGGATAATCGGCTGAGAGACCTGAAGGAGTTTCTACATAGATACCTGTTGTGCCCGCAGTAAATGACGTGCCTTGTTGTGCACCTGTGCCATATACCCCAAAGGCGTCTAATACAATAAGGGAGCATGTATCTTTTATGGTAATACAATTCCCAGTAGCAGAAGGCAACTGATGCAACCTTGAGTAATGTAATCCAGACCCATAAATAGACGACGTATTATATTTTAACTGGATATTGCTAACGTAATGTGCATCAGTTAATTGTGTGGCCTTACCACTATCCACACAAGATTGTACTGGAATAGTATCATCATTAGAACCACCCAAAGCACCAAACATGAATGGGTTAACTCTATCAGCATTAACACGTAACCATGCCGCGCCGCCAACAGTTTTGATCACAGTACCGTTATTATCAGTCTTTCCTGTACCATCAATTAACGCACGGAATACCCCTCCACCAAGAAGAGTACCCGCAGTGTGTTGCTTAAGAATAATGCGTTGTCCATCCATAGTGGGTTCAGTATTCCTGAGATCAGCAACAGAATGGCATTCTCCAATATACTTGGCACCATCATTGCGCCCCAGAGTGTTTATCACATTAATAAATGAATCTTCTAAAGGCAACAAATCAACCTGCACATCACCTGGGTTGTAATTCAATTTCCCAGCAGATACAGAAGAAATGACAGAACCATCAGGAATGGTTGGTAAACCATAACTGGTTTGCGTCGCTATATCATAAACAACTTTCTTCCCATCCAACAAAGATATGGTGTCCGTACTAACGATGACTTCAGAGTCTTTTACATTAGCAGAACGGGCGATTTCTTGAATACTTCGGTCAAACGCCGGACTGATATTCGGTTGTTTAACAGACATTTCAGCGACTACCCAAACGCCTGCAGTCAGTGCAGTTTGCAAAGATACTTTTCCTGTCGTGCTGTCATAGGAATATTCAATTTCGGGGGTTTTGTACTCGCCACCGATATAAAGAGATTGGACTCCATAAGATGTGAAATCAGGAGTGAACTCGGTTTCACCTCCTACGGCCTGAAATTTGTATATGCGGATACCTTTGGCTGTATCTTCTGGCGAAAGAATTTTATCGAATAAGCAATACACAACATCGCCTTTGGACAATGCGCGCCCGAGATTCAACGTATTTCCTTCGATTTCAAAGTTGTCTAAGGGAACTTGCATACCACCGTTGATTGTGACTACGCCAGTGACAGGATAGAACGGCAAGGAAAGGAAAGTTTCTCCACCGACATTTGATTTATACGTGAAAGGAATCTGGTGGGGAGCTGTGACTACGCCGCCGAATAATTCTTCTACATTTCTGGTCATTTGAAAATACCCCATAAGGATTTGCCAATATGGGGTATTTAGTCTGAACTAATAAAATTTATGAACAAAGGTATAATAAGAACCCCGCCAAAGCGGGGTTTTTGCTCAAGATAAATTAAAGTGTGTATGTTACATAACTTCCATCTGGTTTTTTAGCAAGCAACCTCAATGCTCCGTCACTTCCGAAGAAGAATCCTATAGATGAATTATGTTCCAGAGCGCTCTCTGGTAATTGTAAAGGGGCAGCAGGTATACTCATATGCTTAAAGCCTAAGCGGTTAAGCTGAAACTCACCTACACGTACACCCTCCTGAATTGCCGAAAGCTTGACAATACTTGCCTCACCCCCTGGTGTAGCAACCTGGCAATCTGCCGTCATAAGCAAAGATGGGTTTGTAGTACCACCCATAGCAGGTTGCATTGCAAGTGTCATTTGGTTGGCACTATGCTGAACATTGATATTACCTCCCTGAATATCGCTTATATAGGTACATAGTAATTTCTTAGTACCGGAACCAGCACAGGAAACATTACTTACTTCTGAAGACGGAGCGTATATAGCGTAACCTTGTGTAGTATATGCATGGATGTTAATACCACGAAGTCTACTACCTCCCTCACAGGTAAGCTGATTTAGGTTAGTTAAATCCTTATTCGCACCTACTACAGTAATGTTAGTAATATCATTGTTAGTACCCCTATCGAAGACGCCTTCCTTATGGGCCTCATAAGTAACAACATTATCAATAATATTTTTCTGACCATCCCACCAAGCACCAATCCCCATACAATCACGAGTAATAATATTACGGATGATATGTTGAGTAGGTAGGTGGAACCATGGATACTCTGCGAGTGAGTAGTCATCCACACGTTCAGTTGGCGACCCTGTGTCAGCATTAACATCAATACCATCATAGTAACACTGGATTGTAGTTATATTGTCGAACACTAAACGGTAGTTCCTGGCTGAACGACCTCCAATTTCGTTCTGATAGGTTTTAATACCTGATTCTCCAACACGGTATGAGATTAAATCCCTTACTCCACCATCATGGTCTGTACCACCATCATTGCGAATGAACAGTACAGCGGAACCAGAGCCATATTTTATCTCACCCCCAACAACCCAGTTGCCAGTACCCCATGCAGTTGTATGATGGTTCTCAAATGTAATGCCCGATTCCAAAGCAATAAAATTGCGTGGATTCTTAACAAGAATCCTATTACATAAAGTAAATAGATAACCACCAAATGTAGCTTCTGGGTTCTCTACGATGATATTATCGCCGCTCATTATTCGCAAAGTAGCACCAGCAACCTGATTTTTTACATTATCAGGAAGGTCGTCCCAAATATCTAAATCGTTAATATTTGGCTTATATCCAACATCCAAACGCTGCTGAACAGATGCCAGAACTTGTGTTGGGTCTGTAACCCAATTACCGTTTGCATCGAATCGGTAAACAGTATACGGCGTAGTTTTAGTATGCATGTGCGGTTTCTTAATTACTGAGCCCGCACCCAAACCATTCCAAACCAACATACCATCGCCAATGAATTTTCCTTTGCATTCAATGATTAAAACTTTACCGCTAAAATCTACATTCTCATCTGCAGTAAAAGTGTAGTCAACATCAATAAGCAATCCATCTACGGCTGCTGTCGCTGCATCCTGTAATGTAGAATAATCAGATAACTTTACTGAATATTTGAATTTCTTATTAGCTTCCTGCCTAAATGCAGCATCACCAACACTAACCCAAGCACCTAAACCAACGCCACCAGTTGATGCTGGAGTTGAACCAGCAGGAACAACTTTAGGTAATGCACCATCCCATCGATATTTTTCATCATCGTGAACAAGAAGTTCATTTTTCACATTAATAGTATGGCCGAAATTAAAAGAACCAGGTAAAGTCACATATTCTTCGCGGCTTACTGCTAATTCCCCGAGATCAACAGAGCCAGAAGAATGAGTAAGGATGGCTTGTTCGTTCAGACTTATCGCAGTCGTTCCTGAAACAATACCTGAAGGAAGAGAATAAGCCCGTTGGGTAGACTCATCATAAATTACTTTAAATCCGCTGAGATCAATACCGACAGTGAAATAAATGACTTCGTCTTCTTTGACACCGAAATTTCGAGCGATAGATTGTTTGTTAACTTCTATGGAAGTGGAGCCGCGTGGTTGATTGAATTGAGAAATCATGATAATACCCCATAAAGGATGACCAATATGGGGTATTTAGTCTGAATTAACAAAATTTTATAAACATGGATATAATAAGAACCCCGCCGAAGCGGGGTTTTTACTATGATGTAAATTTCATTGCATCCCATGTTGTACCATTATGTCGATACCCGAAAATATTTGATGCCCCAGCAATAACATCATATCTGTCACCAGACGCATTACCAAAAGGCCTGTCAGGAACAGAAGTTGTGTCAGTTGCTAAAATGCCTTTAAACCACCATCCATTCTGGGTGTTTGGTTTGTATTTGTAAAATTGTTTAACATATGGTTGAGTTGGCGAGTCAACATTAATTTGCCCATGAATACCAGCGTATCCGTATAAAGGTTCACTGGTATTCACATCACTGTATACATCAATGTTGAAGTAGTAATCCTGTACGGATAGTGGAGCTATCCCAAGCGCTGGATGCATCCATCTATCTGTTTTAATATCAGCAGTGAATTGCACAACACCAACAGTCACTCCTGCTGCTTGTTGCAATAAACCCAGGACACCACCAAACTGACATTTTGTCATATTCCATTTAATATGCATTTCATCAAGGTGAACAAGATAATCGTTGGCAAATTTATTGGTAAACCTTATGGCTGTGTTGTCTGATAATTGAGGTGAACCGTTGGTCCCGCAAGAGACAAAAGAGTCATTGCTGTTGAAAGTAGCACCTGTTTTTTGTTTACCCAAGCGAACACACCCCCAAAAACCTGAGAAAGTGTTATTTTCACTAACAACTTCTTTGAAATAGTCCAGGTCATAAGCAACGTTTGCAGCTTTTTGTTCAGTTGTCCAATCTGCGGCTCTGTTTTTTTGCAATATGTTATTATTTGCAGAGTAAATAATTGCATTAATAGTGGTTGGGTCAGATGACAAAACAGACGGCTGCTGTGTTGTGAATGCCGCAGTATTAGGATACCCGATAACTTGCTTTTCTGATCGTAGCGTTACAGTATTACCAATAAATCTGGCAACAGTTGTAACGTTAGGTACGGTATCCAGAACCAAAGCACTACCTGCGTCCTCACAGACGTTATTTGTGAAGGTGACTATAGATGTCGATGTAGCACCGTCGTTAGCCTTCAGGAATGGGTAGCGAGCTTTTTTGGTGATGCATCCATCAACGATCCCATTACCATGACACTCAAATACCGTACACATGTCTGACATGGTTGGCTGGATACATTTAACGTTATTTATAACGTAGCCATCGGAATGAATTCTTATTGATGAGTGGTCTATTAGGTTACTGTTTCCAGTCACAGCGTCAGCAACGCGATAGAAGTTGCAATTCTCTACACGCGTATTGTAGCTGTTGAACGCTGCCTGAGCTTCCTGGAATACCATTACGTTTGCACCAGGAGCATTCTTGACGTTAACTCCAGAAACAGTCACACCATTACTACCTTCGTAACAAGCTACTGCTGGACAATGAGCTTGTGCTCCAGACCAGTTCAATGGCGGGACAAGGTTATTGTCACCATTTTCATCAATTAGCATATCGTGGACATATGCGTTCTGAATTTCACGAATACCATCACCGAAAACTACAAAGCCTTTAGTGCCCCCGTTTTCCTTATTGCGCTCAACAACACCATCGGCAACATACAGTAACGTTGCGTCGCCATCGCCGATGAAAGTAACGTTGTTGCGAAGAAAAATCATAACTTCCTGATTACGATAAATAGTCAGACCATGCGCCGTGCCTTCCACAAGAGTCGTTTTATCCAACAGATAAGTGCCAGCAGGAACCATGACAACTTGCTGGGATCCGAATAGTTCCGCACGTTTCTCCGCATGATAACCTGCGAGGTTTATAGCATCGACCGCGTCTACACCGATCTTATCTGCGATAGAATAGTTGTTATCAGCACCCCAGTTTGTAACAGACTGCCAATCATAATCTGTTAAATATCCAACACAGTAAAAATCGGGATAGTCTGGAACAGTTCCCGGCGCTACTGTATAACCACCACTTTGTATAGCACCATATTTAACCCAGAAAAGACCACTTGAATCAACAAGAGCTTGCTCGTTGGTGGTTAAAACTGAACCTTGCAAGAAAGACCCAAACTTCTCGAATTTACTATTGATATAATTATTAGCTACCCACTGGCGGGCAGTGGCATCACCAACACTCAACCACGCTCCCGAACCTACACCACCAGTTGTCGCTGGTGTTGAGCCAGCAGCTACAGTTTTAGGAAGTGTACCATCCCAACGATACTTTCCATCAGTATGGGTGAGTAATTCATTTTTAGTATTGATGACAGCACCAGAATCAAATGTCCCAGCCAAGGTAACATATTCTTCACGAGATACAGCTAATGCGCCCAGATCAACACTACCAGCAGAATGTACAAGCACAGCCGAAGAACTAAGGCTGACTGCCGTGGTTCCAGTCGGTAACTCTGGAATAAAATATGATCTCTGTGTTATTTTATCGTAGATAACTTTATACCCGCTTAACACAGCACCAACACTAAAATAAACGACCTCTGTATCTTTAACATTGGTTACACGAGCCACTTCCCGCAAAGTATAATCAATTTGATTATAGATGTTTGGCGTTCCATTGATAATTACAACAACTTCATCCTCTGCATCCAGTTCTTGCGCAAGAGTGATTTTACTGGTTAATGGATCGAATGTGAACCCCAGATTTTTATACTGGCGACTTCCGTTTATATCAATGGCCGGAACATCATCAACAACGACGTCTAACGTGATTTCGGTTTCACCGCCAATCGCTGAACCCCCATTATAGACCCAAGTAATCGTAGAAGAACTAGAATCACCGCCATTACCCAATTGAATAGGAGTATATTCAATCACCTGAAGTTCTGTGCTGGCTGGCAAAGAAGGACTGAAAGTGATTACATTCCCATCTAGTGAATATTTGGATTCCGCAAGACGTTTTCCGTCAGCATACACGTCCACGATTGTTGGTGGAGTATTGAGAGTGACAGCACTTGTTTCAGACGCCAAAATTTGTGTAAAGATTTCACGACTGTAGACACGGCCTTGGCCAAGACCGACGCCGGATGTGATAACCCAACCTTGTTCAGGTCCAGACCAAGTGAACGTTGCTGATACGTTATCAGTTGTTATAGCCATGTCTTCAGTGGAGCCATACAAATTATTTCCAGAAGGAGACACGGTCAATGGGTAAGTGGCAAATTTCCCATAAGCATCACAAATAGTAACGGAATCCCCAATACGCGTAGGGGGAGGGAGAACCACTGTAGATGCCCCTGTGGTATTATTAATGAGATAGCCACGACCTTCTAACAAATTGCTAGAGGGAGCGTGAGGGAGCGTTTCCCAGCGTATTCCACCACCCCCCAAAGACAACCAACCACCGTTTTCGTAATAACCTTCAAATTCATCACTATCAGGATTGTAACGCACAGAAGATGGAAGACCTGTAACTTCAGTATCTTCAGGAAATGTCATTACGGCACCAGGGGAATGCTCAATAGTGCCGGAGTTGTTGAAGCCTTTTATGTTCGAAGACTCAGAAGTTTCTAAACCCAAAGGGAAAAGAGGCTGTGTTGGTTTGTTGGCCATTTGTAATACCCCTAAATGTATTCATGTCATCTAGGGGTATTTAGTTTTAGAAAGAAGCTGCAATAGAATAATCGACAGAACAAGCGGTTGTTGTATTCGCATTAACAACGGAAATTCTCAATTTACCACCCACCACAGCCCCTGTGAACGTCACTGTACCACTCGTACTTTTCTGAACCAACAACTCTGATTTGATCGTTCCGTCACGAGTTATGGTTACTCGATATGTGTCAACAACGTTACCCGTCCCCCATTGCGCAGTTACCAGTATTTGACAAAGGTTCACCAAATCAAAATCTGGAAGAGCCGTCGTTCCAGAAGCCGAAACCGTGTATGACGACAAGTTTGTTTTTGTGCGATAAACTGCGTTCCCTAAACTGTTATCAATTGTGGTCATTTTGGCATTATACGTTGATACATCGACCTTACCAGTCGTGAGAGAACTGATACTGCCGTCCAAGGAAGTCATCTTCGTATTATATGTGCTGACCTCGACTTTATTACCCAGAGACGTGTTGATATTGGAGATACTCAAATCCAACGACGCCATCTTAGTGTTGTAAGTCGAGGTGTTGACTTTCCCGTTCAACGACGTGTTGATGTTATTAATTTGAGACTCTAAACTCAGCATATCTGCATCATACGCTGTCGTTGTCACATATCCATTAAATCGGTTATCTGCAAACAACGCATCAAAAAATGCAGTCATTGCCCAATAACGCGCTCCAGAATCTGTTTGTACTGGAACTGAAGTCGGCAACGTTGGTCCGGTATACGCAGACAATCTGGTGAAATCCAAATTGAATTTGTAATATCCGGATGTCAACAACTCCCCAGCCAAACCAGAACCAGGCGGGGTAGTGTCTTCACTGACGCCATGCTTTCTCAACATGCTCAGGTTAACACCATCTGTCGAGTTCGTTGGTTCATCTGTGATTGAAACGGATTTTCCAGCAGGGACTTGTATACCCCCATTGGTCACCAACAAAGCATTGAAAGTCTTTTTGCCATTGATTGTTTGTTCACCACTATCTGTCCGAATAACTTTGTTGGTCAGAGTATCATTGATTGTGTCAACAGATCTTTTCAACTCATAAGTCAGACGAGCAGAAGGCGGAAACAATGGGTCACTGACTTCAAAATCATCAATGACGTCGTTTTTACTTACTTTGTCGTCAACAGAACCCAATATCTGATCTATCTGCTGACCTGTATATTGACTCAGGAAATCGGCCATTTTTAGCTCCTTGTGCTTTCTAGGAATACAGTAAATCCAGCAGGATGGAAATGCTGACGGAAGACGCGCTCAAATACGCCTTCAAAATCAGATACGTCGCCTGGGACTCCTATAACATAAGTGTATTCATCATAATAGTAATCATCACGCATCCCTGTCGTGCCGTCACATTCAAAATTTCCGTCCAGACCGCCTATGTCTTCTTTCGTAAAATAGACGCTGACTGGACAACCAAAATATATCCAAAAGAACAATTCAATCGCTTTCTTTGTTCCACGTATTTTATAGATGTGTTTCAACAATTTCAACCAACGCGGATGATCCAGAGTTCTCCGTTTCGTTCCTTCGATATAAACAGAGAACGTATCGCCCGTGGCCGTCAATAAAGAATCCGAACCGACTGGGATAAAATGTCCAAATTCTTGAAATGATTTATCAACAGTTCGTTGGAAACCAAAATCATTATACCAGTCATCTATCTGTTTGTTCTTATCTTCTATTGACAGTAGCGGCCTTCCGTCGGAATCTAAAAGTTCTTCGGCATCCAGAGCCATCATGTTCTCAAAGGTACGAACCAAGAATTTATCAGACAAATAATCCTTGGCCTCTGAGCCTGGGGTCTTGTCAGCCTTTAAATCAATCAGCTGCTTAACTGGAGAATCTTCACTCTCAGGATTCATCCAACTAGACGTATCTGCCAGATATGCCAAGATCTCTTCTTGAGTGAACCCCTGCTGTCTATACAGCCAATTGAAGAACGTGTCCATAAATTCTATGAACAGAGGGAAATCATTCTGGTAGAACAACGGGGTTTCATACTTAACCCCGTTGTGTCCATTATTAAGATCTTTGGACATAGCGCACCTCTGGCGTAACAACCACATCACCAATCTTGAATACTTGGTTTTGTGTAGCCTGTATGTTCTGGTTCAGTCCATCCGGTAACACGACTATGGTCACCCCTTCAGGGTTATAGTTAGAGACCGTGATCTGCTGAAGGTCCACAACCCCATTTGCATAATCCACAACCCCTGTTTTTTGAACTAAAAACTCTTTTGTCGTGTCATTGTTATTCACTTTATACATGTTCAGATCGCCATTATCGTCGCGCATGTAGTAAGTGAAATCCACCTCGGCAGGAAGCGGTTTGAACCCCGTTATTTTCACAGAACCAGGTTTGATACTTCGTCCATAACTGAATGTGAAACTGTCTAAGACTCCATAATCAGGTTTAAAATGGCGTTTATAACCAACTGAAGTAATATTCGAGTTGATAGAACGTTCCATTTTTGTAATTGCTTCCTGCAATATTTCTTTGTCAAACAATTGGTCAAATCCGCCGAGATTATTTTCACCCCATTTAACGATACTGTTTCCAACAACAACTTTCATCTGTTCTTCAACGTAGACTGTAGAAGTAGGATCCCAAAATATAGTCGTTGAGACTTGGATATATGTGATCTCGGAGTCTACTACTTTGGGGGTAATAGATCCCACATTATACTTGTCCAGAGCAGCAACGATATCGGCCTTCTCAGCGTCCGAAAGTGTCTCACCAACAGAAGGTATAACAGCGATGTAAACATAGCCAGAATCAGGAGGAGACAGCGTGTCACCACCATATGATTTAGCTCGGGAGACGTTGGAGAATAACCTTTCAGTCAATACACCATAATCTGTTTCTGTAACCGCCGCACCATCAGCCTGATAAGCTAAAGGAGCCAACCGTTTAGTGTCCTCAATAGATTCTGGATCGTCTCCACCTGCGCTACGTTCGGAAACCAATTCTACGTCGACCTGGTTAAACCCGCCTATGGATGACGCTGATGACAGGCTTGTAATATCATTCCCATCAGCACCAGAAGTTTCTAAGTATTGAAGGAATATGACGTTCCCATCTTCTACTCGACGCGAAAGATAACCATCTCCGAATTCAAACACATACAGACCATCAATACCCAATTCTACGAAATACAGGTAGGCATATTGGCTCAGATCAAATGGACTGTTGTAACGTTGATATGTCGTCGAAACGTCGGAAGACTCTGATTCTTGTACTTGCACGACCATATGATTGATATCGACATTCCCAGAAGGAATCGTATATGTTGAAATCGCGCTTCCTTCAACATCATATGTCTTGTACAACCAATTCCCCTGTACCAACTTTACATTGTTGAACATGTAATAACCGTCTGCAGTCAACGTTGCCGACACTGGTTTCTCAACAGTAAAGTTGTAGGAACTGCCGTCTTTTGCCCCAACGAACATTACGCGCCGATCCATGATGATCTCATTGGGGGCTGTGCTGGCGTCATAAGGCGTAACTTTGATGTTGACATACATGTATGCTGCCCGATAGTTGTCAGGCGTGTAGGAAAGAAATGCAGCAGATAAACCGACGTTTGAACGTTGATTTGCTGTCTTCAAATGGCCTTCACCATTAAGCATGTTTTGCATAAAGGCTATGGCGTTCGCGTCAGATGCCAACAAACGAATAATCGCACTAAGACCAGAACCTTCAAAGTCATAATCTTTAAAGGTGGGATCAGCTTTCATTCGCTGTTTAATAATGTATTCAAATGCTCTGACGTCGAGTGAAGGAACTGTTTGCGTGGCCATGATAATCTCCATCACCTGAGTTTGAATATGGTGTTGAAGATATTTAGCCAACGGGAATCAAAACGCTCGCGCGCGTTTAATTTATTCGAATATACTCGCGAGGGGGCTGACGCCCTCGCTCGTAACACCGCCTTGACAGGCAGTCCCATTCCACAGCCATGGAGGCTGCTTCTCGTTGTTCGTTAACACTCACAACTCGAAGGGCACCGCGTTAAGATACAGTTTCTTGATGTTGTAGAAAAGTAGTTTTTACCTATTAATAAATCACGCTCCTATTTTGTTGGCCTTTAATTCAATAACACTTGTACGAATATAATAGTCTGGACAAACAACCGTTATCAAGGAACCTCTCATGCATATCAACACTGCTGTATTAAAACATATCATCCCTTTGTTAGAAAAATATGAAGGGAAAGTAATGTCTGAAGTGCCATTTGAGAAAATTCGCACCGAAATAAAGCGTCTGACAAATAAAGATGTCAATTACCGTCGTGTACTTTCTTCTGGGGTAGAACTTGCAAAGTCTGACTTCAAAACATCTTCGACATTCTCTTTTAATATCGATGCCACTGCGACACTAATGGGTGAATTAATGCAGTCAACACAATCTCGCCGTGACCGCTTTCGTCATTTATGTGTTGCTAATGATTTACCGATCACCCGCGTTGGAATCAAATTGGAGGCAATCCGTTCTGACACTTGCTTCACGATAAATTATATTGTCGAGCCAGGCTCTCAACACATTTATTTTGCCGCCGTGATCGGTTTCTACGGCACCTCCATCAATGGGTGGGCTGAGCGCGTTGAATTAAAAGAGACACTGAACAAACACAGCACTCCTTCCACTCATTATATGTCACAGGCCGCCGCCCGTGAATATGTGTATCTGATTGAGCGCGATGTGAAGTTAAAAGTGGTAAAATAACGCTTTATTCAATAAATAATTGTAGTAAAGTTAGTTGCATGGAAGGGAGGGAACACTATGTTTTACATGATGTTACTCCTCATCCTCCTGATCGGGATTACCTGCTCTCTCCTGGGTCTACCTGATCAGTCCGGTAAACAGTTGCCCACTTCGGCGCATCCGGTTTTGAGTGAAGGTTCGTCCGCACTGCTGTGGGCAGTGTAGCTCAAAGGGGAGAGGACTTTTCAAATTAGCTGGGCTGCGGTAAAGTATTAAACATGAGGGAAATAACACAGTGGGAGTCGGGTTTGCAGCCCAAAACCAGTTAACCCCTAGTCTCAGGGGCTTGTGTGAATAGAGGCGTAATAGCCACCTCGCTGGTGTCAGTGGACGCACTTGACCGTCGGAGAACGAAACTCCCTGTTGTAGCGTGATTAGCTCAGAAAAACGAGAGCACCCCGTTGGCAAGTCGACACCAACATATAAGGGGAGGTCGGGGGCGCTAATCTCCATCACGCCGACAACATTATGAGTCTTCATAGAGGGTTCATAATGTTGCGTCAAAGGGCAACAAGAGGATTCCTGTTGGTTGAATTAACTTGATTCATAGTTCCTGCTGATCTTCCCGGATTCAGAAGAACACCGACAGGACGAGGCCGGATGCGTAAGTTCCGGCAAATCGATGGTGAGGTGGTGCATTGGTGACACGGGGTAGCGCTCAGAAGTGTGGTTCGATTCCGCACCCTCGCCAACAAAATAAAAGGTTTTATCAATAACGGGTTACAAAGTATAGTTAACTCACTGAACGGCAAGCTGTTTGAGTCCTGGCCACTCATAGCGATGTGAGACCAAGACAGGTAGGTTTAGGACTCAAACAGGTTTTCGTTTTCGTTGTGCGTGACTTTGCGGGTTTTTAGAAACTGACCACAAAAATAATCGCTAATGATAACACGTTCCTGGCAGTAGCTTAATAGCCATACACCAGTGAGGTCTTCCGATTCCTCATCACCAAATTCGGCGCACTAAAATAGACGGGAGGGTGTGATTAATAATCTCCCGTCGACAATGAGCGGAGCGTGTACTTAATAGGTCGATGGGAGCAGACTACTTCTGAGAAATCAGGAGCGTACATGAGAAGGTTCGAGTCCTTCCTCCAATCCCAACGCCGTTATATCTGACTGTCCAAAGGGGATAAGCTCCTGAGTAGGCAGAGGTGGGTTGCCTAAGTCAGATGGGATGTAAGGTCAGCGCTGGCCAAGCATTTGGGTTCGACTCCCTAAAACGGCTCCATATCTTTGAGGGCATTCCGCGTCAGACGCGAGACTGTATGGAGTTTCAGGAGAAAGGCAACTTAAATCCGAGGCAGTAATGCCCTATGAAATATCGGAGCCTGTTGTACACTGAGTGCCCTCAAAGATGTGTCTCACAGCGCATCAGTTTGCAGTTATGCAAGCTTCAATAAGTTAAAACGCGCCTCGGGCGTTATGGGATAAAGCCTTAAACAGTGGAATCCCCAGGGCTAGCAATCCCTGTCAAAGAAGTAGCCGTGTGGGGGTTTGCCCCCACAACGCAAATCGAAGTTCTTTGGGTATATCTTTTAACCCTCAAGGTCTGTACACAGAAGTGGCCGTCCCATGAGTAAGTTAGGCGATATACAACATGTTGGGTCGAACCTGTTAAGCCCAGAGAACTTCGATTTGCGTACTTGAGAGAGCGTTGTATGAAAAAGGGCAATGCCTTGCAGACCTCGACACCTACATATTCTAGACACTAGTGGGTGCTGGCGAAGATCTCAAAATAAGCTGGTCATCAAGGGTAGCTCCCTGACCAGACGAACAATGAGAGGCCGAACTAAGGGGAAACCCGAGACAGGCGCAGTATTTTCAAGTTCGCAAAACAGTGATCATCCTGACAAGTGTGATCACTCTACGACAGAGACGTAACATCGTGGCTATCAACCACATCCTCGCTCTAGTGATGAGTGGTGTTGTGTTTCTGTCGGCCAGCCTCGTTTGGTCCGAACGTAGAGGACAAGTGCTGAAGCGAGACGAAGACGCTAAAGTGCGAGTTGCGACATTGGTTGCAACTTTGATGGCTCTAGATTTTATAAACCAAGTCTATGGGTGACGCGGGATCTTTAGTCCTAGAGCCATCAAAGTTGTGTCCAATCCGATCTTACAAGCCCGTATCCCGATCTGGTTAAGACTTGTAAGTGGAAAGCCCTGGAAAAATAAACGCCTGTGGTGAGACTACGGTGCAAGTCAATGACCTACAGAAGCGCGTTGCCGTGAGGCGCACAAGAGGCATGCATGAACTGATCATGCACAAACGGGATAAAAGGTTGACAGTCCTTGATTGGGCACACAATAAAACGCATCAGAGAGACGTTGGGTCAGAACCAACCTGCCCGAGAGGGTGGTCGTATAGCGGTAATTATGCTCTGGTGCAATTGAATATGGGGTGATAGTTTAAGGGATAGCCGTCCGGAAGGTGAATCCCCAGAGAGAACAGCTGGAGGCCAATCCAGCAGGTGAGGTGAAAAGCCTCAGACCCCGCCAATTTTGGCCCCGTAGCTCAGTGGTTAGAGCAGTGAACTCATAATTCATTGGTCGCTGGTTCAAGTCCAGCCAGGGTCACCACTAAATAAACCAGTTGTTCAATAAAATTTGGTGAGGTATCTTTATGATGGAATTTATAAAACAGCTGTGGTTGGTGTATGTCCTGCAGAATCAGTCTTATGATCTGCGCATGGTAAGCATCAAGAACGACAGCCACCCGAAGACATACGACCGTTACGATCCGGCGTTTGGTCTTCACAAAATTTGACGATGTAGTTCAGTCGGTAGAACGGTGGACTGTTAATCCATATGTCGCAGGTTCAAGTCCTGTCATCGTCGCCATATTATGTCGGGTCTTGCAGGATGAAATAGAGATCCTGTTATGATGTCCAGGGGAGTTTATTATTCAAAGTGAACATATGATAGCTTTGAAGAAACGCAAACTAAAGATTGGGGTTTGAATCCCCCACCCGACGACAAACAATGGGTGTGAACGAAAGCAAGTAAGCACGAAGTACGCGAACGACAAGCTCTTGAAGCGAAGTCCAATAGCCGAACGGAATCTGAACCCGACGGAAGTAACACCCACCAATTTCAGAGTGGAAGGGCTACAGTAGGTGCACCCCTGCGGAATGCTACACCGTACACTCTGATCCAAATCTACCGCCGCGTGGATTAATCCACGCGGCGGTAGACTAAATGTGAGTGTGGCAGAGCGGTCGAATGCGCCTGACTGTAAATCAGGTATCCCACGCGGTGGTTCGAATCCATCCACTCACACCAAACACAGTAAGCGTTGCAGCCAGCTGTGTAAAATGAGGGGACTCCACATCGGGAACGATGCCTCAACTTCCAGAAATGGTCGGGCGCAAAGCCTGTAAAGTTACAGGAGATCGAACCAGAAGGCACTGGTGCCAGTTAACCAATCGGCGCTTCGGCGCGGGGAGTTGGGCTACGGCAGATCAAATGCACAATCGGGTGTGAAGCCCGTCCAAATTACGCTCGGTCAAGCAGTCTGTTTGTAGACGGTCAGTAAAGGTTTTGCAAGACCCAAATTGACCATCAAATAGATGAGGCGCGACTCTCTGGGTTGATCACCAGGGTGCTGAGGTTCAACCCCTCTAACGGGCACCAATAAGTCGTCTCGGTCAGGTCAAGAACCCAGATTTAGGTCATGGCTTGGAAAATTCTTGACCGAGGCGCAGTATACGGAAGGTTGCCCGAGAGGTTTAAGGGACTCGACTGCTAATCGAGTGGGGCTTTTAGCCCCCGAAGGTTCGAATCCTTCACCTTCCGCCAAATTGCTTCATAGCTCGAGTGGTAGAGCGCAGGAAAGTTTCGAGAGAACAAGGTGCCTGAGGTCACTGGTTCGAATCCAGTTGAAGCAACCAGAACAATGAGTGTGACTTCCTGAAGATGAAGAAGGTGTGCATGCCGACTTCATAACAATCTGGGGTTAAGGAAGTTAAGAAAGCCGGAGGATATGCAAGGTGAAATGCAATAGCTTTTCATTGTCCTGACGGTTTCGGGTTCGATTCCCGACGCACTCTCCCAACGCCCATTATCGGAAATTGCTGTGAGTAGTCTTTCCATCCCCACGATGGTTTAACATAGCCCGATCAGGATGATCGGGTTTCTTTTTGTCTGTAATAAATAGATCTGACTTGTAAAGGAGGTCTATTATGGCAACTGCTAAGATCACACCAAACGCAAGTACATGGACGCAAGTCTCAGACGGCACATCTTTGAAAACTCTTCAAGTGACTCACGGTTCTGTGTATCTGTGTGATAGCCCCAGCACTCCAACGGGTAACAACGCGCATATCATATATCAAGGAAATATGGTCGTTTTAACCCCGCCGACGGTGGGATGGGTTAAGGCAATTAATTCTGATGCGACGGTTATCGTTTCTTAAGGAGGGAGTATGGCCATTTTGACATCTCCCTATTTGGGGAATATGCTTCAGACCCATCGCATCAAAACAGAAGTCAGATTTTCCGGATTGTCACAACTTCTAACTTCTGGGGCAACTGGAATAGATTTGTTAACTGTGTTGGATGGGAAGACTCCGAACCCTTCTTCTCCTACTGGTTTGGCTCCGTTCTTTAAATTATCAGATCACAAATTTCACGCGTTTCCTTATGATTCTATTCTTCCGGTGAAGGTCAATATCGTCGGTTCATGGTCTGGATCCACTTCAAACAGAACCATGATTGTTGACTTTGTTGGCTCTGTTGGGAACCAGTTATCAAGAAGTCGTGATGCTAGCGTACCGCCGCCGGACACCCTGTCTTTCATTACGTTCTTCAGTGTTGACAAGGATGGGAATCTGGCGACAAACGGGGCGCAAATCAAACTGTACTCTTATGGCGGTGACTTCACTATTACTGAGGTCGTGTTGATTGCCGAGCAGGTTGTCCCACTCTATATGACCAGTATTTGATTTGTTCAATGACAATAAGGGGTTTAAAATTTAACCGTTTATAAACCCCTTCATTGATTTGAGGAAACACCATGCGCAATGTAACAATCTGGGATTACAATGATGTTGTTTGTGATCTGCCTCCATTTGCTCGTCTATACACATATAAAGGTAACAAGCGCACTCTGAATGAGTTCTTGTATCCGGCTTACATTTACAGAGACGGGCACCTCGCACCGCGTTCCCTAGATGATACGGGCGTCTGCACCCCATTTGATCTGAACAAGAAAGGCCAAGCGGTGTTCATCGGTTATTCCAGCGAAGACGATATGGTCAACGGGCGGCGCGGCCTGTATATGGTATTCAATTCATTTGAGCAAGCAGTGAATTGGATGTTCAAAAATGGATATGACTTTTATGGTGAAGAGAGTTCTACTGCTCGCCGCCGTAAAGTTAAGAACGTAGATTTCTACGCTGAGCGCAAGAAATATCTAGATATCGCTCATCAGTATGAGCAGTCCAAGAAATCTGTTTTAATCAAGCCGTGTGTTTCTGTGGCTGAAGAAGCGAGTGTTGTGGACAATTCCGATCTGAATCAGGCGATCAAATCTTTGAAGCCGACTCCACCGACTCCGCCAGCCAGTCGTGTTCTGAACGATCAGGGAGCGCCTGTTGGTGCGGATCCTGAACTTCCACCCATCCTTCAGTATCCTCCGAAGGTGAGTGACTCACGCAAATCGTTTTTCCGCCGCCTGATGGATTTTCTGACCAAGTAACCCGAGATTCTCCTTTTCTATACTCCTGTAGATACGCTATGATAAGCCAATGTCTACAGGAGAAATAGAATGAACGAACCAATTGATCCAAAATCTTTTCCCAGCCAACCGCTTTCCCCCTATATCCCGATGCATCATATTGGGAAAGGTCCATACAAAACTATCTTTAATGTTCTTTCCCTTAACAGAGACCATATCCATTGGGAAGACTATCTCTATAAGCACACCCCATGCGAACTCGTTGCCAACCCTGAAACTAATCAGCAGGTCTGGTTCAAACGTGAAGATTACTTCGCGCCGCTGTCTTGTTATATGAATGGTAAGCAGGGGATCAATGGTAGTAAATTGCGTCAGGCCATCTGGCTGATGGTTGAGCATTTAAAAGCCGGAGGCTCCCCAGACCTTATCCATGGTACAGTTGTTGGTAGTCCGCAGTCCCCTATGGCGACGGCAGTCTCTCGGCATTTCGGCGGCAAGACAACTACAGTCCTGGGCGCGACCAAACCAACCACCTGTATGAACCACGATATGGTTAAGATGAGTGCATGGTTCGGCAGCGAATTCAACTTCGTCGGTTCGGGTTACAACAGCACTATCCAGCCGCGCTGCAAGAAATTGATTGAGCAGCAGAATCCAAAAGCATATTATCTAGAGTATGGGATCACTCTGGATCATACGTTGCATTCTCCGGAGAGGATTGCAGGATTTCATATGCTGGGCGGCGAGCAGGTTGCTAACATTCCGGACCATATCACAGATCTGATCATTCCTGCTGGTTCATGTAATTCTTGTACCAGCATTTTGACAGGTCTGGCAATGCACCCGAAACCGAATCTGAAAAATGTATATCTGATCGGGATTGGTCCCAACCGTCTGGACTTTATTGAAAGCCGTTTGCGTATTATTGGAAAACAAGCTAATCTTCCGCACATAACGGATTTCACTCGTTGCTATCACGACAACCCAGATTATGTGTATGGTAAGAAGGATCTTCAGCATGCCTCTAAGAGCGTTTCGCTGGCTGGCCTCCTGATGGGTATCCGCGAGAAGGGAGAGCCGGAGATAACGCTCCCACGCTTTGCAGTACACCATTGGGATTTGCATACAACGAATTGGGTTCGCTATAATGACCTGATGGATTATCAGTGGGGTGGTATTGAGCTGCATCCTCGCTATGAAGGCAAGGTCATGACCTGGATCCAGCAGCATAAGCCAGAACTGCTCAACGAAAACGCTCTGTTCTGGATTGTTGGTAGCAAGCCGTATATTGAGCCAATGAAGGCAGCATGCCCCGAATTGTCTATGCCGGAACAAGTTCCTGTGAACGAGTTTACCCCTGATTGATCCCTCCTAAATACCCCATACAGCAAGTGTGGGGTATCTATGAAAACCTTCCTAGAATTCTATCGTGAATCAACATTGCCCGATTTTACGGATATTGTTTTATATCATGGGTCGAATGTTGAATTCGACGTCTTTTATTTTGAAAAATTTGGCCAGACTGACTCTGGTACGATGGGTGCTGGATTTTACCTGACAGGGGATCCAGAAAAAGCGCAGATCTACGCGGAAAACGCCGCTCGCTATCGTCAATCTGGTGAACCTGTTGTCATGGCATTTCGTGTTAAGGCCAAGAAGACTCTGGTGATAGATTCTAATAACGTTTCTGTTTGGGAAAACAAAATGCGTGAGTTGGGGATAGAACCTGGTAAGATTCACGATAATGTGAAGGAACTTATCAATAAAGGATTCGATTCCATAGCCTCTATGAGCGCTAATAACGTTGAAGAAATGGTCGTGTTTAAACCAGGGCTGGCGAAGAGAGAAGCCTAAATATCCCATAAGGTTTATCCATAGAGGAAACGAACATGCCAATTTCAAAATTATTTGAAGCCGATACACCAGCAGATATGCCTATCTGGACTGGGGTTCAAGACGGAACTACGATTGAATTCTTTGAGCGCGGGGAAACGGGTGCAGAAGAAATTTATGCATCGGTACAGGGCACGGATGTTGTCCGCGCTGCCGTAGCCCTTGCAACGTTCTTAGAAGACGCCCCAATTGACGGTATCCCGTTTGAAGCTCACGTGGATCCAGAAGATCCAACATCTATCATCATTACAGTTCAGGGTTCTGAATATACGTCTTATAGCATTGAACATGATGAAGAGACCGGAGCACTGTTTATAGCAACGGATCTTCAATTGGAAGATGACGAGATTGAATATCTGAAACAGAATGGTCGCCTTCCAGAGTACTCTGACGAAGAATTGGATTCTGCGTTTGATGAAGTAGACGATGAAGACGACTTTTGGGATGGGAAATAAACAAAGGGGCATTAAGCCCCTTTGTTGTTCTAAATTTTACTCCTTCACCTTCCTCGTTGGATATTGGTTAAAGAGTTTGCCCAACTTGGACATATTGATAATCGTCTGAGTCTTCCAGCGCTCGATCCCCTCTGGTGTAGTCACGGTCAGGATTGAATACCCCCATACATGGGAACCATTCAGTACAGCCGCGCTGTGACCACCAATTTTGTTTTCCAGTTTACAAATGAAAGACTCATACTGCATCGCGGCGTTTCGACGTGCTTCCTTGACAAACAGAGCATGGCGCTCAGGATCAGCTTTGACAATATCCGGCTTCCCAGGTGTGTAAGAAGGATTCACTGCCTGGGTCAAAGAACGGTAGAGTGCGTGTTTTGATTTCATTCGTTGGTAATCTGGATCACCAAACTTGACGCCAACCGAAGACGGCCACGGAGCGCACTTCTCGACGTCCCAGTCGTTGGATGCCAGATCGTCCATTATGTTCTTGATGACTTTGTTCGCGTACTGCTCAGCAGCATTCTCAGCATCAACCAGCAGAGGCTCAACAGCGATACGGACAGGAGTTTTTGGGGTGCTCATGATATAGTCCTTCAGTTCAAAGTAAGCCCCCGAAGGGGCTTCAGTCAATTAAATACGGGAATCCAGCCAGGCGTTCTTCTCGTTCTGCCATTCCCAAGCGGCCTGGCCGCCAGCCATCAGAACTTCTAAGGAAGGGGTGTTATCGTCTTCGCCGCCGTGGAGGTCAGGGTCGAATCCGTCGTCTTCCGGATCATCTTCACATTCGTTCTGATATGCGGAATATTCAATATAATGCGCTTCGGCTTCGCAATCCATGTCTCCCAGAGCAGTCTCAAGAGTCATTTTACCTTCGGCAATCAGCTCAGCCGTTGCGTCGTCCAGACCTGCGTCTTTCGCTTCAACAAAGAGTTCATGACGTTTCTGGAAGAGAAAGAATTGCATGGCGGCAGAACGTGAATCAAAGAATTCTTGACGAGGAGCGGTGATATCACGCCCATCAATTTTACTTACCATCACGACACGAGAACCGTACTCAACCAGGAAGCGACCGCCTTTTACGGGGTTGCTGCCGTCAACTGTGCCCAAAGTGGTGATTACACGGCCTTCTTCGGTGCCGAACAATACAGTTTTGCCGGATTTAGATTGAGCGATAATTTCGATTGCCATGATGTATTTCCTTCTCTTCAGATTGTTGTTTGTTCGTACTACAATTAGAAGTATACGCCAGTTATTGAAGAAGTAAACTTTATTCAATAAATATTTTAATAAATTTTGAACTCTGCTCCTTTGTACACTGCTTTCCCTCGTTCTATGAGGCCGTCGGGGACAACCACCTTTGTGGGCCATCCGCCGTCCGGTGCTTTGACAGTCAGGCGTGTCTTATGATCACCCAGCTGAATCTGTTCGTAAATCCTTCCTCTCACTATCGTCGCCCCGCCTTGGGTGACCAGCAATCTCTTGTTTACCACTTTCATTCCTTAACACCAAAAGAAAGGGGAGTTTCCTCCCCTCTAACTTATTTCTTCAGATCAGGCCACGCACCAGAGGTCGCAGTAGACCCAGCTGGGGGAGCAGACTCAAGATCGGGAGAACCCGACTGAGTAACAACAGTGGGATCTTTGTTAACCACTTTGACCCCAAACTGCTTGAGAGCATCCACAGCTTGCGCCTTCCGGCTGTTGCTTTTGTAATGGTTATACCCCTTGATACCGAATGATGCACTAATTGCTGTCAATAACGAATAGGTATACCATTCAGGTGCGGTATCGAGCGCCTGGAGGCCGTCGATTACTGCTTTGATGAAATCCCCTTTATGATACTCATCAGGGAACAGAATTAGTTCCACAACCGGAGCAGTCATGACGAGGATAGCGGGAACAGCTAACACGATAGTCCAGAATTCGTCTTTCCAAGACCCGCCGACTTCGGTGATCTTAGACAGCTCCCAATCTGAGGAGGACTTGATAGCCTCTAGCTTGACATCGTGTTTGGCCTGAACAACTTCCCGCTTGTATTGGATCAAATCAGTCCCGAGGTTCCAGAGTTGCTTGAGCGCCCCTGGGATCATACTCACAAAGGGGATTGCCATAATAAACTCCTTGGTCATTGAACGTTCCTCGGCTAAATTACGGGGACGTGCTAACGGCACGGTTAACCGGAGACAAACAATGACTGTTTTCTATACGAACGTTGCCCGACAGGGTAACGACCTTCTGATTCGTATTGCAGACGACAACGGCAATCGCCGTATGTTGCGTAAGAAATTCGAACCCACCTTGTATTTACCCACAGCTGATTATTCCAAAGTTGAAAAGATTGGCCTCCTCAACGAACCGTTGGTGTCTAAAAAGTTTGCATCAATGCGCGACGCTGACAACTATCTTGAGGAGTACAAGGAGGTCGAAGGCGCTGCGGTGTATGGACAAACGGATTATGCATATCAATTCATCGCCCATAGTTTTCCTGGGATGATCACACCTGATTATTCAAATATCCACATCGCCAACGTGGATATCGAAGTGTTCTCGGCTGGTTGGCGTGACGGAGAAATGACTAAAGGTCCATTCCCACACGCAACGATTGAATCTCACACGTTTAAAGGCAGCGAGGCGCGGGTTCGTCGTTTCCATAAGCAAGTACTGGCCAACCATGATTTCGTTCGGGAGCATTTCCCTGGTTCCTTTATTTCCAACAACGTGACTGACCAATTCCCTATAATTGACAGTAACGGTAAAATCACGCAGAACATGAATGCGGCGTTCCCTATTACGCTGATACAGCTCCAAGATATGAATACCAATAAATTCTATGTCTGGGGCATGCCGTGTTCCAAGGATCGCGCGAAGTTCAGGTATGATGAGAACGATCCTGAAATCGGTGGGCTTCAGGTTGAGTATATGGAGTTCGTCACCGAGCAGGATCTGCTGCGTTCATTCCTTAACTACTGGTCGCAGCGTCAATTTGATGGTTGGACTGGCTGGAACATCGAAACGTTTGATAGCCCGTACTTGGTTGAACGTATTACGCAGGTTCTTGGTGAATCCGAAGCCCAGCGTCTCAGTCCTTGGGGTAAACTGAAGAAACGTTTCATCAAAGACCGTAAAGGCGACGTGACTTCTTATCAATTCGTGGGTTGTCCTATGATGGACTACATGCAAGTTTACAAGAAACACACGTACACAACCCGCGAAAAATACTCACTGGATTGGATCGCTTATTGTGAACTCGGTGAGAAGAAGTTGGATTATAGTGAAAGCAAGTCATTGTATGATCTATATTTTAATGATTATTGCAAACACACCCGATATGGTATCAAAGACGTCAAACTCGTGTGGCGTTTAGAACAAAAGCTGCGTTTGATACAGCTGATGTTCGTATTGGCGTATCGCACCAAATCTAACTATGAAGACGGTCTGGGGACTGTAGCGCCATGGCTGGCGATGTGTTACTATCGTCTTTATGAAAAAGGGATTGTCCCTAAAATACAGCGCGTATATGATGGTCCAACGGACTTTGAAGGCGCATATGTCATGGAGGTTGCACCAGGGATATATTTCTGGGTATTCTCTGAGGACTTAAACTCCCTGTATCCCCACATCATACAGCAATACAACCTTGGTCCTGAGACTATCGTTTCTGACAAGCACACACGTCGCGATATCATTGAGTCCATGTGTGAAGAATTGACCAAAGCGATGAATGATATGACAACGCCAATGAACAAGCGCCGTCATCTCAAAAATCTTCACGACAAGCTGCAGCGTGCTATTGATGAACGCATACAAGTTGTTGATGAATTGGTCGCGCTGGGTGAATTCCATTTTGAAACGTTACGCCGTTATAACGTTTCTTTTACCCCGAACGTTCAGTTCTTCAGTAATGAGAAGATGTCTTTCCTTTCCGAAATTATGCGAGGCATATACGCTGACCGTAAAGGAGAGAAAGCAACTGGCCTGAAGTATGAGCAATGGGCTGGTTGGTGTAAGGAAATGTCTAAAGGTGATTTCCACCTTGAATCTGCCATGAAGTCTCGTTTCTACGATCCTGAATGGTATGAAGAACATAAGCATATCGACCTTGATCACCTGACTGAAGTCATGCACAAGTGGGAAGATTTGGGAGTTGCCCAAGATACGTTACAACAAGGTCTGAAGATCTTGATGAACGCAGGATATGGCGCAATTTCTAACGTCTGGTTTAAAGAATACTTCAACATCAACATCGCTGAAGCAATTACCACTTCCGGCCAGCTGATCAATAAATGGAACAAACGCCACACTGATGATTATCTGAACAAACTTTGTGGTACTACTGGTCAGGATTTTGTTATCGCAGGTGATACAGACTCCAATTATATTTGCATTGAACGCCTGGTCAAGCAATTGTGGCCTGAAGAAAAGGACCATCACAAACTCGTTGATAACATTGACCAATGGATCAAAGAGAATTACCAGCCAAAAACCAGTGAATGGGCGCAGTTGTTGTGTAATACCATGAACGGGTTTGAGCAGCGCATGGTCTGGGAACGTGAGGTCATCGCATCGTCTGCTGTATGGCGAGCCAAGAAGATGTATTGCATGGCAGTATACGATAGCGAAGGCATCAAGTATGAGAAGCCAAAGATCAAATTCAAAGGTTTGGAAGCGCGTAAATCAACCACTCCTGAGTGGTGTCGTGAGCGTCTGGTTAAATGTTATGAGAAAGTCCTGCTCGGTACTGAGGCAGAGGTTCAGGAATTAATCGCTGGATACAAAAAGGAATATATGGAACTCACCGTGGATGATATCGCTCAGGCATCTGGTGTGAGCGATATTGAGAAGTGGTTAGACGCGAACGGGAATTACATCAGCGGTACGCACTTTGCTGCCAAGGCTTGTATTATGTACAACAAGCTGATCGATAAGCACGAAGATCTCGGTCTTCCCCCTATCGAATCTGGCGATAAGGTTAAAATCATCAACCTGAAACCTGGCAATCCTGTGGGGAATGATCGCATAGCCTTCCCTGACTTCCTTCCTCCAGAATTGGGATTGGATAAATGGGTGGATTACCACACCACGTTTGAAAAGACCTTTATAGAGCCAATTCAGTCTATCTTGGATGTGGTTGGTTGGTCTCATAAACGTCGAGTTAATCTGTTGTCCATGATGGGCAAGAAAGGTTGATTCAATAAACCAAAGGGGGATATAATTCCCCCTGTTATCCCTTTGACAACAGGTATTGTTATGAAACTCAATAAGATTCTTCTGGTGTGTGCTCTGGCTTTCTCTACCACTGCATGCTCTACCCTTCTGGACGTTGCGTCTACTGTTGACCTCGATGCGCCGACGTTCACCAATCAGCAAGCGGTGAATAAGATGGAAGACACCATCAAGGCACATGCTGCGTTGGATAACACCACTCCTGGTCCGTTGCAAACTGTTTGCAATTATGATGATTCCATCCAGGAAGATGAAACCTATCACTGCACCACTTACGTGAAGGAATCTTCTGTGGTTCTGTATGCAGATTGCACAGAAGAGCAATGCACCGCAACTGGTTATGATCAAGTGGAGAAGTCTGATGAATAATCATGTTGGTCTGTATGATGCCAATTCTAAAATCGGTGGAATGTATCGTATCCTGGTAGACGTAGACTTGACTTTGGTTGATAGCCTCTCCCCTTGGGTGGATTGGTTTAATATTTCCAATTCAAAAGCTGCTGCGGAAAACATGGGTTGTCATGATTATCCCAATGATTTCCAGCGTATCACCAAAGAGTGCTATATGGCTCATGCTGGTGATTTGGCGATCCTCATGCGGGAACGCGCTCACCCAGCATGGTTGACACGCCGTGTGTTTGTTGCTGGTCAATGGATGGATTCACCTACAGGACGTGATCCTATGGATTGGTGGCGCATGCCGGACCTGTATGCCAAGATGAACCCGCTTCCAGGCGCTTACGAGTTCCTGGTGAATCTGAAGAAGATCCTACTCGAAGACTTTGAAAATGTTGAATTGATCGCAGTATCTAAGTGTGAGCCAGAACACGAGCGCAGCAAGCGCCAGTTTGTCTATGACAAGTTCCCTGGCATCTTCAACGGGTTTGTCAGCACCGACGAAAAGCATCTTTTGGCAGGTGATGTTTTAATTGATGATAACCCGAAATACGTTGAACCCTGTGCGATGAACAATATTTTTGTCATCTTTGTTCCTCAGGGAAATTATGAAAAACTGGATCTTTCGAACTCGGAAGATATGCTTTATATTAAACCAGTAGAAGGCCAGAACCACTTCGACTTCCTGAACCGTAATATTGTCGAAGTGGTGAATCGCCTGATTGGCCATTATCAATACGTCCGTTGAGGAGGACATCGTGCAAGAACAATCTAAGTTTGGGGAAACCCCAGACAAGCGTTCCGGTGATAGCGATATGGATGGCGTTATTATCCATGTGAACAACTTCATTCGTAAACAAACCACACCCACTTCCGTTGGTGCGGCGCTGGAGTTAAAGCGTGTTCTGATAGAAAACGGTATGGCACCAGATGACGATGAAATTTTCTATAACTTCGACGACCAGTATAAAGTGAAGTTTGAAGAGAATGGCCGCCCACAGGTTGCTGTGTTCTGGGCACCATGGATGGGCGGTGTGAGCTGGCGTATTGAGGAAGATGCATAATGGCTAAAATAATTGTAGTGAAAGGCACCTCGGCCACGGGCAAGGGTACGAGAGTAGTCCAGTTCATCGAATGGCTCCGAACTAAGCTGGAGCCTACTGAACTCACCTACACCATTGGTGACAAGACGCGCCCATTCGGCCTGAAGTTCGAAGAGCTGAAGTTAATCTTCGTTGGCCAGTATACTGTGTCCAACAAATCCGGTCTGGCTTCCTGGACTTCCATGGACGCCATCCACGCCGCCACAGGCTCGGGTGATATCGCCCGTGATCTGGTCAAAGGCTGGCTGGCTCAGGGTTACACTTTGGTGTGCGAGGGTGAACCCCTCATGCTATCTGATAAATGGCGTCCTGAATGGATGTTCAAGAACTATCCGATTGAATCTCTGGCTTTGCTTTATTTTGCATACCCAGACCGCTATCAGTATGATGCACGCATCCGTGGTCGCTCTGGTAAGGAAGCAGGGGACTCCGGCTGGTCACGCAACGAATCTTACTCCAAGGAGTTTGAGAAGTCGAAGACTGAAATGCTGGCGCTGGGTTGGGAAGTGGTGGTCAATGACTACAGCGGGCAAGACGTGTTGTATCGCCAATCGTCTACAAACACTCAAGAATTCAAAACAGGAAATGATAGCGAATTAGCCATGATGCCGTTTGATGCACCTTTGTGGGTGATTGGCAACGCTATTCATCATCAAATGCGTGGTGAGTTTCACGCCATGGGTCTGGACATCAAAGATTTCTACGGATTCTGTGAAACTGACCCAATGACGCGTGAAGTCGGTGGGGATGATCCTCTAGCGCATCGAGTCCCTGAGAAGGCGACCAAATCTAAAACCAAGGCGAGCGCCAAGGGAGAGGTAACAAAGTCCTCTGTATCCCTTCTCGGCCTGTTGAGTAAGGGTTAGAAATGAAACAGATGTCTAAATATTTTGTGTTCGTCGGATTGGTGATGTGTATCACAGCTGTGCTTGTCGGTGTCATGAAATATTTGGGCATCGTTGAGTTGGATTCAACCGAAATATTGAACGTTTACGCGTTATATTATTTGGGGGGTGCTATCTTATTAACGCCTTTCGTCTATAACATAATTCAGAGTTTCAAAAGGAATTAAAATGAAAATCCTCATTCCACGCAACGTTGTCGCTGTTGCTATTGATTACCGTGGTGATGCGAAGATGATTAACGCTGTCCGTTATTATCCGGAACAGAATAAAATCGTCCCACAATTTCAACTGAATACCAATCCTTCTTCTAAGGATTTCGGTTCTTGGCGTCAGGTGGGTTTGGCTCGTACCCAAGTCAATGCCCAGCATTTTATTTCCGAAAAGACGAAAACCGCCAAGCAAATTTGGTTGGTGACGAATGATCGTCGTTTCCTGCCTATCTGGTCTCTGGGACAGCCCGTAGTAAGCCCCGAAGAAATTCAGCTGGCTCCCGAAGCTGAGCCTGAAGTTGTTTCTCCTGTAGAGGAAGTGAAAGATGAAAATCAAGCATGTTGATTTTATCTTCATGATGCTGATGTTCGTTATCTTTACGGTTTCGCTGGTCGGCGTCATGGTCACAGAAGGGGTGCAACAGCGCCCATTCTTGGTGATCTGTCCAGTATCGATCGCCACTTTCTTCTATCTGGCGTTCCGTGTTGAACTCGGGAGTAAAATCGGATGATACACATTTCTAAAATGCCGCAGGGGTATAAAGCCCCTGAAAAATGGAAATACCCGATTGATCTGGCAGTAGATTATCGTAAGCCAGAAAATCGCATGCACCTGCTCAAGGCATGGGTGGAGGCGCTATCCTACACTGAAGAGCATAACCAGCAAGTCCGTCTGATGGATTATGCCATCGAGATTACAGAAGGCATCACACAGCTCGAGAAGATCGAGCGCAAGATTTGGATGGCCTTTTTGTGGGGTTGTTGCTACAATGGGATTGGACCATGGACAATTTACAGTGAATTTCCTGTACCTCCACAATCTCCGAAAGAGTTTCAGCGATTTTCTGATTGGTATAACCTGAACTTTGATCGTATGCGCTTCGATACAGATTGTCGTTATCGTAAGTCGAAGATGATTCCGTGCGTTCAGTCCTACATTGATTGGCTGGCTGGGCGTACTCAGATGGAAGCATTCCGACCGATGTTGGAGACCAAGCTCCAAGGCGACCAGTTCGTTAAGTTGTGGGACACGGCGATGTCCTGGAAATACTTCGGTCGCCTGAGCGCCTGGAACTTCCTGGAAGCCCTGAACATGGTCTTCGGTAACATATGGGATATAGACGTCCCTGGCTTCATGCTGCGTGACCGCGATGGCAGTGAATCCAATCGTAACGGCGCGGCGTTCTTATCCAACCGTGATGATTGGGTGACCAAGCACGGGAAGAAAAAGATCAACGGTTGTCCTATTACAGACGAAGAATGTGATATACTCGAAACTGACCTTGAGAAAGCGTTTCAGGAATGCGTTGAAGAGTTCGGCCACATCACGTTTATCAATCGTCTGAACTTTGAGACCTCCGGTGCTTGTTGGCTGAAGAAATTCTTCCGTCTGAAGAATACCCGTTACATCGGGTGGGACGCCGAGCGTACTTGGGATGAGATCGACTACATGGAACGCATCTGGCCTGAGTACTCCTGTGCGCCTCTCTGGGAAGCCCGTTCCCTCTGGCTACCAGATACCCTGTTGTGCGAAAAAGCTCCTGCAGGGCACGTTCCTGGCGTCCAGAAGTGGAAGATGCCTGTGTTCTTTGAGACTGGTGTTCCTCTACATATATGGCACCTGCAGCAGGGTACGCGTTGGGAACCATCTGAGGTTTACACTAATCTGAAAATGCCCGTCCGGAAGATAGAGGACAATCCGAAGTCGACCAGTGTAAACCTCATGTCTTTGTTGAAACGATGATATAAATATCCTCGCCTATAAAGTGAGGATATAAATCATGTTACAAGATCTGTTGGTGTACGCGCTTCCTGGCGTTGTTGTCGGTTTCGTAGCTGGCGCTCTGGTCTTCCGTAAACACGCGCAAGACGGTGAAGCCATCGTCCAGAAAGGTAAAGAGATTCTGGACCAAATTGAAGCCAAGCTGGAAGAGCTGAAGAAAAAGTAATCTGACTGCGATTGCGTTCTTCAATAAAGGGGAATGGGTTATTATTAGCCCGTTCCCCTTTCTTTTGCAAGGATTGATTTATGACACCTCAATACAAAATATTGGTCACCAGCCGTTGTTATGCTTATGGACAGGGTGAAGCAATATCAGTACACACAGTTGTAGTTGATTTTGAAAACAAAGAACAAGCAGATTTGGCATTCTATAATATGCAGCAGAGCACAGCTCCTGCCGATATTGGCGTTAAACAAGTTTATACGAAATTATACTGAGGTCCTATATCATGGCAATGCAACGAATTGAAGACATGTCTGTGCTCGATATGGAAGCGACATTTGGCGATTATTTTGAATCTACCCCGAAACAAAAAGAACCTCTGGTTGGTCGTCTGGTAGTTTCTGAAGCGTTCACGCAAAAGGTTCGCGAAGGCCTCCCTGCCGAATACGGTTGCTTCCGTAATGGCGCTCCTGTTATCATGATAGGTGAATCTAAATGATCTACCTCCTGTTTGGTGTGCCACTGATACTGGCCATCCTGTTTGTTGTCTACCACCGCAAGACCCATGAGCCGAAAGAGACCCTGATCGCGACGGCGATTGTGGTGGTCCTGTCCTGTCTGATTCAGGCGGGGGCTTATGCTGCGTTCTCCCTCGGCAGTTCGGGAGACGTTGAGATCCTGAACGGGTACGTCACCGCAAAGGAGCGGAATAAGGTGAGCTGCGAGCACTCATATGAGTGCAACTGCTACTACACCACATCGTGTTCCGGCTCTGGTAGCAGCAAGTCCTGTACCCGTACCCGCCATTGCAGCACTTGTTATGAGCATTCTTATGATGTGGACTGGGATGTGCTGACAACTGTTGGTAATCTGACAATCGATCGCATCGACCGTCGTGGCCTTGGTCAGCCGCCGCGCTGGGCACAGGTTCAGATTGGTGAGCCAGCCGCCCGTGAGCACTCCTACATGAACTATGTGCTGGGAAACAAGGACTCTCTGTTCTCTCGCTCAGACCAGAAGTTTGCTGAGCGCTTCAAGGACAAGATTCCCAAGTATCCTGAAGTCTATGACTATTATCGCGTCAGTCGTGTTCTGAATGCGTCCGGTCTGGCTCTGCCAACAAACTTCTGGAACGATTATCTGAATGACGTTCTGAAGAAGCTGGGCGCTGCCAAGCAGGTGAACATCGTCTGGGTTGTGACGTCTGGTCAGCCAGTTGAATATTTCCAGGGCTTGGTCTATGCTTGGGATGGTGGTAAAAAGAACGACGTCATTGTCGTGACCGACATCACCAAGGACATGAAGATCAATTGGGGCAAGAGCACCTCCTTTGCCGATGGAATGAACAACCGCGAACTTCACTCTCGCAATGGCATGGCTCTCACAGGCCACGACATGGGTGTGGGTGTCATGGCTGATGTTGTTGCTAATATCACCAAAGGCTACAACCGCGTCGAGATGAAGGAGATGGAGTACCTGAAGTGGCGGGAACTCAAGACGTGGGAAGTTGTGATTGTTGTTCTGCTGGGCTGTCTGCCGTTCACCGCAATTTTCATATTGCAGCGAATGGAGTACAATGGTGGCCGTCGTCGTTATCCGTTTAATTTTTAATCAAAAGAGGAAGTAAGAATGTCTCAATCTAAGGGTATTGCAACAGGTTGGATCGTTGGTTTGGCTTTGCTGGGCATGGTCATCGTCGGTATCGGTACTGTCATCAGCTATTTCAACGACTTCAACCGCACTGAGCAACAGGTCAAGAAGTTCAACAAAGACTCTGAGAACTACCTGAGCAACTACACGCTCAAAGTTCAGGAGACGGCGCAGATTCCTGACATGTACAAAGACGGCCTGAAGGAAGTTATCAAAGGTACGTTCGAAGGGCGTTATGGTGCTGATGGTTCCAAGGCTGTGATGCAGTGGATCCAGGAACAGAACATTCAGTTTGATTCCAGTCTGTACAAAGAGATCCAGGTTGTCATCAGCTCAGGCCGCGATGAGTTCCGTATCAGCCAGACCAAGAAGCTCGACATCTGCGCGATGTACGAAACCAAGCTGGCTCAGTTCCCTGGTTCGTTGATTGCTGGCGTGTTTGGCTACCCGCGCATCGATCTTGACAAGACCTGCCAGGTGGTGAGCGATACCCGTACCCAGGCCGCGTTTGACGCTGGGGTTCAGAAACCGATCAACTTCAAAGGCTGACATCATGTCTGCGCGAGACAAAGAGATCGTCGAGAACACCAACAAGTTGGCGGAACAACTCGGCATTGAAATTGAGGTCAAGACCATGGATGATGTCCTGACTTTCTTAAACAAATGTTTGGGGTACGAATAATGGCTCTGAAACTTACTGAATCACTGACTCTGGAACAGCAACAGGCTTTGTTGGATGAAGTGGTGATCTCCGCTATTAAACAGGGTATCATCCGTGACGACACGTTGCTTGCCCGTCCTGAGATGATCCATCATCTGGTCGTGTGCCTTGGCGAGGCCAACAACCCTCGCAAGAAGATCCGCATGTTTAAAGGCGGGGTGATTTATCCAAATGGTCGTTTCGCCTTCCTGGAGCCAGTGCTGAAGTCTGATGGCACCCCAAATAACGATGGTGATCATATCAAAACTTCAGTTCCGGTAACTCCATACACTGAAGGAGTTGATGAACTATCCTGGTTTGAGACAATTAACACCATCTACATCATGTCGCCGGATGGCAAACCCGTCCAGGATCTGCGCGGTGATAAAGTAGAATACAAAGACTAATCGTTCTTCAATAAATGGGGATAGGGTATTATTGCTCTATCCTCTTTTTTATGGAATGTATTATGTCTGACAAGCCAAGAAAGATTGCAATTATTGGAGGAGGGGTGGGTGCTCGTACTATGGCCATTATCCTTCAAGAAAAGTTGAAAGGCGTTGAAGTAGAATGTATCAGTGTAGACGATATTCCTAAACGTCGTTGTGAACCAGGTGAACGCATGATAATTTGTGATGATCTGGTAGAAAGTGAACGCAAAACATTGGTATCTCAAGCGGTGGCTCAGTTACGGAAGGCAGATATTTCGTATTGTGAAGCAGAAGCCGATGACAGAGATATAATTGCGTCACAACGTTATCACAAGCCGCCGCGCCTATATGGAGCCGCCCAACATAAACGTCAGGCTAAGAAATATAAAAATCGGAGCAAACGAAAATGACTACTCAAAAACCAACTTATGAAGAATTGGCCACTGCGTTGATCCACATGGACGATGCCTTCCAAGATCTCTTTGGCCAAGTATGCTCTAATCCAGTGATGAATGCTTGGGGCAAGCCCGTTAACTTTGCTGTTATGAACAAACACCGCGAACAGGCAAGTTCAACTATTAGCAATTTGCGTCAAACGATGGATGTAAAACAACCAAGCATCCAACAGTATCTTGAAAACTTCGATGAGTATTCTTTCAAAGACCTTCTGTTCAAAGATCTAGTCGAGCAAGAGCAACGCAGACAGAGTAAGAACTGCTCTGAAGTACAATCTTCTGATGAAATTCGCCATAACATAGAACAAGAATTCGACAATGCATACGATCCTATCGGTTTGGCTGTTATGATCGTAAAAGCTCTGTCGTATGCAGCAAAAGGTGAAACAAATGTCTAAACCATTATCTGCTGCGACTGTAGCAACCCTTGCTTTGTCCGCCATGGCTGAAGATATGACGCATAATGGTCGTCTCTGGGATGATCATCGTTATGCACAAGGGTGTACCCCTGGGGAACCTGGGCATGCTCGTCCTTCCGTCAGCCGTCCTAAAAAGGCCAAGACCCATGGAAAGAACAAAAAGAAACGCCGTAAATGAAGTCATTCCCGAATATCGCCTTCACGCATTATCGGAAGGTGAACCCCGATCATCACGATGTCATGTGATGTTTCAAGAAGGTAAAATGATGGCCGATGAAATCCTCTTCCTTCGAGCAGAGGTGATCCGTTTAAGTAACAATAAACCCCCAAAGAAATGAGGATATATGTCATGAGTTCTATTGAACAGCTGATCACACCACAATATGTTTACAGCAATATCGTAGAGCACCTCCGCTCTCAATTGAATGTGAAGCAGCTGAACAGCTCTGAATTGAGTGGTTTAGAAATCACAGAAGTTGAAGTTGCGGCCTTCGGTAGTCGTTATCATTTTGTTGTCAATCACACTCAGGTTGAACAAGTCACTTCGAGCATTATTGACCTCGGCGCAACGAAGCCTTCCCGCGCAGAGCCGAAATCTGTGACACGCAATATTGTGGGTTATCTGGAAGAGACGTTAGAGCCAGGTGCCACCCACCCGATATTCAATTTCAACGCCGCCGTTGTAAACGTTCAGGGAAGTTAATCCTGATTAAAGCCTCCGATTGGAGGCTTTTCTATTGAACCACCCGCCAGTATCATAACCTTACCCAATAATGTGTTCTTCTTTGATCTGAACAGGAATTCTATACT